AAATTGATCACTAGTATCCATTAGTAATCTAGCATAATTATTTGCTTGATTATAAAAATATATACTAGGTGATGATCCACTATTATCATCCATCACTAGGTCACCAGTCATTGTATCACCTGCTACTTCTACATATCTACCATCAAGATCTACTGTAAGAGAAGACAGACCATTTCTTGCTGCAGTAAGTATACCATTGCTTGTATTAAAACTTAAACTAGTTAAATAGTGATTATCATTATCATTAGCTGAGTTTAAAGTTATAGTATCACCACTTGTAGTAATAGTCATACCACCAGCTGCAACCAATGTTAATGTATCATTATTAGAATCAGCTACTACAGTACTTTGTCCACTAACTGCAAAATTCTTAAATATATTTTGACTTGATCCTTTATCTGTATTAGTTAAAGTAATTGTACCATTACTTGTTATAGGAGATCCACTAACACCTATACCACCCCCATTAGAAATTGCAATGCTAGTAACAGATCCACTTCCTGTTCCCGCACCTATATCTGATCTTATTTGTGATTTAGTTCTATATTTAAGATTACCTCCGTCCCAAACCAGTATACCTGTATAAGAAGAATTATCATTAGATATAGAAGACACACTTAAAGTACCTGTTACTGACTGATTATTTAAGAAGTTTATTGCCATCTAATTTATTTTTAATCAAAAATACAAAATAAAAACATAATATGAAAGAGTGGTAATTAAGCCACCCTTTCATAAATTATATTGTTATCTTATTTTTTGGACAAGAACTCTTAACGTGTTAGCTGTAGTAGTTCCTGAAGTAGTAATTGTTACTTGAGTTGTAGAATTTCTTTCAACTCCACAAAATACAGTATTCCCAGAACTCTTCTCATATACTTGAACAACCACATCTAAAGTACCTAAACTATGTGTTATAGCCTGAGATGCTGAATCACTTGATGGCCAATCTACTGCATAACTTTGAGCATCTACATGAGACTTTAAAGTAGCTGGAGTTACATATCTAAATGAATCAGTACCTGCATCAACTTCAGCTTGTGTTGCAATTTCAGTTACACCACGTGCCCCTGTTGTTGAATCAGGTAATGTTCTTGTAGAGTGTGATTGAATAACACCATCAGTCATATTTAACTGATCTATTACAATAACACCTGAAGTATTAATATCTGAGTCAGTACCAATAATGTAATTAGGAGTATTTGCTAACATAGCATTTGATATACCACCTGATTTAATTGTAACAAATCCATTTGCTGTTGCTGAGAAAGAAGCACTACTAAATCCAGCAACACCTTTTTCTGTTGCTCCATCTGTTGCACCTGTACCTGCAATGTTTTGATCTTGAATAACAATACTATAAGCTGTTGCAGCTGGATTAGAACTTGCACTAATATTTGAATTAGCGTAAATCATATCTCCTACCTCAACTGCTACACTACTACCATTAAAAGCTATAGTACCATCTGTTGTAACAACAAAGAAGTCACCTGTAGTAAGAGCAGTGTTACTTGCACCTGCTATTGCTGGTGAGTTTGTACTTGCGTTATATCCTCCTTGGAATACACCTACTCCAGCTACTAATGATTGTACCTGTCCTAAGTTTACACCATCAGAAGATGCTGTACCATTTGCAACACCCGTTAGTTTATTAGAACCAAATGCAACATCTGCCTCAGCAGCACCCCATTGATTAAGGTGTACATTTTGATATAATATCTTTTCATTAGCCGTTCCATCTACACCTACTAAGAAATCAGCAGCAGGATCAATAGTTGTAACTGTAGTCAATTCACTTAAGTCAAGTGTAATACCAATATTACCACTACTTGTAATAGGTGAATTACTTACATCTAATCCTGTGCCTGGAGTTATACCTATACTTGTCACACCATCTACTGGTAAAGTAGCAAGTGTTAAGTTACCTAAAATTACTTGTGAAGCAGAACCTGCACCAGCAATGTTTATGTTACCATTGGATGTAAGTGGACTATTAGTAATTGTAAGTGCACTACCTGTTTCTGTAATACCAACACTTGTAAGTCCTGTATTTGTATCTGCAGCCCATTCTACAATTCCACCTGAAGATACTTTTAATACTTGTCCTGCTGAACCTATACCTAATTTAGCTAATGTTGATGCACCAGAAGCATATAGTATATCTCCCGTTGTATAACTTGAAAGTCCTGTACCACCATTATCTACATCTAATGTACCTGACATTGTCATTGTACCATTAGAAGTAATTGGAGAGTTACTGAAAGACATTCCTGTTGAACCACCACTTACACCTACTGAAGTTACAGAACCAGCAGCTGCATTAATATATGTTTTTAATTGAGATAAGTTTGCATATTTAGCATTAGTATCAGTTGCATCAGAGAATAAGAAGTCATCTGCATCAGCTAAAGTTATAGATGTTCCATCACTTGCAGCTAATACCACGTTATCACTTCCTGCATAATCTACTGCTAAAGTTCCACTAGTAGTTATTGTACCACCAGTTAAACCTGCACCTGTAGCTACTGAAAGTACTGTACCATCTGCACCAAATCCAGGGAAGTTAGATAATAATGATTTTTTAATTGTATTATCACCAGCATCAGAAAACCATAATGTATCTGCACCAACAGGTGTTGCAGCTGTAGCAGATAAGATTGCATTGTCAGTTCCTGCATAGTCAATGTTAACTGTTGGAGTAACTGTTGCTGATCCACTAATTGTAATACCAGTACCACCTGATACGGAAGTTACAGTACCAGCTGCTGAGTCAGTTCCTGTAACTGTAAGTGTATTACCACTTCTTGTTACTCCTACTGTACCAGCACCAACAATTAATACATCATCATTAGTTCCATCTGATCCTGCTAATCTAATACCAGCTGATCCATTTGATGATCCAACACCTGATAAATCATATGTTGTGTTTGCCTCTGTCCCTGATTGAATAGCTACCCATGCACCATTGGCACGCAAAAATAGTTTATGCACACCAGTGTCATAGTAAATTTGCCCATTACCATATACGGTTGGAGAAGATCCCACGGGTTGTACAACTGCATTTTGCAACTGACTTCCATGTAAATCTATATTTTGTAAATATTTTATACTTGCCATGATTACTTATTTATTTGTTATTTATTATTTGTTTTAATTAATTTAAATACGCACAACCAGAAAATGCTGAATTGAACGTTAATACTATTATATTAGAGTTGGTATATGCTACACTTCCAACTACTACACTGTTACCACTATCTACTACCGTAACTGAAGGAAAATCTCCAAGATTATGAGTAATAGTCCATTGAGCTAAAGGAGAATCTTGACAGAAAGTATAAGTACCTGTATCTGCAATTATCTCAGCTAAATCAATTATAGTACATACATTAGATGGAGTTGCAGGACAACTGTAACTTGCTTCTTCATTAGTTTTAGCTAATGGTTCAACAAAAGTTCCTTCTATACCCGTTGCTACAACAACTGCTGTTGATGCACTATTTTGCCAATCACATAACCACTTATTATTAGATGCGGTTCTAAAATCTTTATAACAACAACTTTCTATACCAAACTTTACATTTTTAAAATTAGCATAAGCTTGATTTGCAAAATTTTGTTCAGTCTGAATTCTTTTTAAAAGAGATAACTCTTTTTCTTGTGCAGAATTACTTGACTTAACTATTGTTGATGTTGCCATATTATTTATCTCTTAAATCACGTATTTGCTGTCTAGCTAATTCCAATGCAAGATCTCTTGATGTATCTACATTTTTAGAAGTTCTTTCAAGATTAGTCTTACAATCTCTACATACTAAAACTCCATTATGATAAGCTTTTTGACAGCCACACGTAAATTGTTTATTACATTGTGTACAATTTGCCATTTGTCTGGTTTTATATTACATTAAATATTTACTACTTGATCCACAGTTACCTGATGGACATAAAATTTTATTTAATCTTTGTTTAGCGTAATTATATAGTTGCATTCCTTGTGCAGAAGATTGACAATATTCTACATTTGAAACAGCAGCATCTATCATTGTTCTAATGTAATAAAGTTCAGATAACAATTCTTCTTTATCTGAATTAGGTTGACATGCTTGTACATCTAGACCACAAAGTACATTATAATACTCTGTCATAAGTCTAGTTACTCTTAAGTGATTATATTCTACATATACTTTAGAGTTTGGTGATACACTATATTTTATAATATATATACCATCAGGAATGTTTTGTTGAACTGTTCCACATTCAGTTTTTTGTAAAGCTAATGTGCATGCTGTCAAACACATATCAAAATCTTTGTCAACTTTAATCAGCACTGGAACTGTGTAGCCCGGTAAAGTAATTAATAATTCTTCACAATCTACTGCTAATTCTTTGGAGTATTGACTAGTATCTTTTATACATAATAAGTCACAATTAGATACAGTAGGAATCTCCAAGCTTAATATATGTTTGTTTGCCATTTTCTATTACTTTATTACACTATATAGATAATATACAAAAAAAACAAGAATATATAAAATAAAAAGAGCAGGAGTTTGAACCCCTGCTCTAATTAAATTAAAAAGATTTAACTTTTTACAATGTGTAAGTATCTACTACTAATGCATTACTAGCAGTTGCAGCCCAGTTTACTAAACCAGTCATTAAATTACCCATTGCAGCTTCTAAACCAGCAATAGAAGGATCAATATAAATTTTATATACATATTGATCATTATCAAATACACCTGATGGATTATTATATCTAGGCACTGAGTGTCTTACATAATAAGCAACATATGTTTTTGATCTATCTACAGCAGCAAGAATTTCATCAGACATTTCAATCTCTCTGATTCTAGCACTGTCAGCATTTCCTTGGTTATAAGGACTTTGACGGTATCTTTCAGACATGATTAAATCTCTAACTACTCTTTCACCTTGAGTTTGTTCCATTGATCCAGCTGTTCTTGAAGCAACACCACAATCATTACATGGATTACCAGTCTCATCTAATTCAGATAAGATAATTTCTACTGGCTCAGCATTATAATGATCTCTAGTATCAAATGAACAGTTACCAAATACTGTATCTACATAAGCTCCTTTTACTGTTAATTTAGCAGAAACTTTAGGTCCTGCAGCAGCATTAGGAGTTAATGATGCAGTATAATTACCTGCAGCAGCAACACCAGCAGCTTGAGCTACTGTATATACACTAGTAGTTGCTACACCAGCAGCAGTTGTTGAAGTTACAACAACACCACCAACAGATAAACCAGCACCACCTGCAGCAACAGTTAATTTACCGTTAGATCCAGCACCTCTATTAATAGTGATAACATCACCAACTTGGTATCCAGCACCAGCTTGTGCAACAGTATATCCGTTTGCAGCAATAGGTCCAGTACCACCACCACCTGTAATAGCAGTAATTACAAATACAGCATTCTCAAAACCTGGACGGCTTGAAGCTGTAATAGCAGAACCATTAGCATCAACAGCAGTTGATGGTAATTGAGTTGCCGCTACAGCATATCCTGTACCTGCAGTTAATGTTAAACCAGCCCCTTTTACAAGACCATCAACATCACCTTCAGCAACAAATGGAGTAATTAATGGGTTACCAGCTTGATAATTTACATCATCTTTAGCTAAACCATTCCCTATAGCTTGCTCAGCCATTCTAGCTAAGATTAAAGCAGGGTCAATAAATTCTTGTCCATCTACACAACATACATTTGATGAGTCAGCAATTGCATATGCATTATGATTTAAAAATCTTAATGCAGGTGAACCTTTAACATCAATTCTCATAAATTGTGTTTTTCCACAAGGAGCACAATCAGAAGCTAATGATAAGCTTGCTGTAGCATTAGATGCAGTAGTTGTGTCTTGTTTCCATAATCCAGTAATAAATCTTGGGTTAATACCTTTTGATTTTACTGATTCTTTGTAACCCCCATGTCCTGGGTTGTTACCAATTGTGTCTTTAGTGTAGTATGAACCTTGTACAATGTACGCTAGATTCCCAGTTCCAATAACTCCTGCTGGAAGAGCTACTGTTTCCCAGTTACTATCACTTACCAACCCAATCTGTCCTGCCGTTAAAGCAGAGGTAGCTGTGCCACCAGCAGCGTCTACTGACGTTGCTACAAACGTTTTATTAAACGCATGATTAAAATAAGCCATAATTTCAAATTTTGTGTGGAGACCATTACCCCCACTGGTTATAAATAAATGATTTAAACAGTTTACTCTGCTCGTAACATCAGTGTTACTATAATAATATACAAAAATTAATTGATATATTAATTATTTCTTTCTGCTGCTGACTGCCCTCTTTGTTGTTGATATATGTTTTCTATATCACCAGCAATTATTGCTGCAGCATCATCTAACATAACTTCTACCAAGTCATCTTTAAATTCACAGTTTACATTTACTGTACTTACATCTCCTGTATATGGATTCACACATCCTTCTACTTGTATTAATACTGGTTTTTCATAGTAAGTCAATACAGGATTTACAATATTAAAATTAGAATTTCTATATATTCTAATTGTATTACCTAACATAGTACAAAAAGTTTCACCCCATTCAAAATCAGGATTCTTTAATGGATCTCTTAATAATAACGGAACATTAGCTTCTTCTGCTAAATAAACTGTCATTGATCTTGGGGTTGTACAACATTCATCTGTTGCATCTGTTGAAACTCTTTTAAATTCTAAGTATGTATCTGTTGGAAAATTATTAGATTCAAAATATGTATCTGTTACTGTTCCAGTTAAAGATAACTCTCTTAATAATGGTTGTAAATCATCTATTCTTTTTTTAGATAACTCATCACCCTCTTTATACATGTTGCCACCGTGTAGATTTCTTCTACACCACTCTATCTGTGCTTTATTAAATGCTTCAGTAAATTGCCAACATTGAATATTATCATAGTCTTGACTATCTAATTTATTTAGTCTTTCTTTGAGTTTAATTAAAAGGGTGCTATTCTCCATTATTTATTATTTATTATGCATTCCAATAAGGTTCTACTTTTGCTAATAATGATAAAAGTAGTTCTTCATTATCTGGACTCTTTAAAAATTCTAAACACTCTGCTGGTCTTTTACCTAATCTAACACCACTATCTAATGGTTCTATCCAACCGCTAGCTTTAGTTGTTAAAAATCTGTAATACAATGCATCTTTAATTAATGCACGTAATTTTAGTTCTTCCATATCCATTTGAGATACTTCTAAGAACTGACTAGCAGCACGTTTTTTATTACTTTCTGCTCCTTCACCATTAATGTACATATCCATATTTTCATATAATATATCATTTGGTATACTCTTCACATATTGTACACTATCAACATCCACTATTTTTGCAACATATCTTAATTTAGTAGTATTACTATCAAATAAATTTTGCAAGTTTACTAATGATCTATTTCTAAGTTTAGATAGCTCTGTTCTAGTACTCATAGTTTCTTCAACAGTATCTAAATAAAACTTAGGACTTGGAGTAGCTGCTTTTGCCTCTTTCAGAGATTTAGCTACTATAGAAAATCCTCCTGCTAATATTGCATATAATTTTATTTTGTCATATGGATCAGTTTCCGGATCTAAAAACACTGGATCATTTCCACATCTAAGTTGAATTTTATCCCAAAACTTAGAGTTATCAGGTTTCATAACTGTCAACTTATTCCAAAATTCTTTATCTTCTGGATCAACTACATTAGCAGCTAATTCTGCTTCTAGCTCAGAAACAACTTTTCTTATCTCAGCTACCTTTGCTTTCCTTTGAGCTGGTTTTAACATTTTAACTTCAGGTGCAAATTCATTCAACCCTGTTACATATCTTTTAACCCCATTCATTTCTAAACAAGCCAAGCTTTCTTGATGAAACACTCCATCATGTAAAGCTAAACCATATTGTTCTAATCCCATGTTTTCTTTAGTAGGATTAAAATAAGGGCGTATAGCTACTGTGCTATTCTTTTTTGTTTGTTGATATTTTTCAACAATAGTGTAATCTTCCATTTTTTGGTTTTTTTTAAAAATTAATAATTGTTATTCACGTCAAAAGTACATAATTATGTACATTTTTATTATTACTAATATTTCTAAAGCAAGGTATTACCCTTGCTATAGTTATTTGACTTCTAGCTTACAACTATTTTTAAATCTCCTGATGAGTGATATAAGTCCCCCACAGCTAATCCGGCAGCAACTGCTGCAGCATTATTTGCATGGTCTCTTAATAAAATATCTTTACCAACTGCTTTTGATGCAATTATTTTAGAAACACTCAAATTAGTAAATTCTGTTGTCTTATTTGCTAACTTAACATCTACTCCCATGATTATATATTTTAAAGGTTAAAAATAAAAAGGGAGGAGGTATTACCCACCTCCCCTTTAATTATAGTTCTAGAATGATCCTCCTGTTACAGGGTTTCTCATTACAATTTTAAGAACTTTAGTTGGATCCTTAACCCATATAGCTGGCATGGTTTGAGTCATATATACTCTATACCCATTGAACTGTCCTGTAGAAGCAAATCCTTGAGTTCTTCCCATGTAGTCCATAGTACCATTTTGGTAGAACCACTTAAGTTGATTATCCCAAGAAAGTTTTAACAAGTGAATGTTATCATTTCCTTCATCAGTTACGTCAAAGATGATAAAACTAAATGAACTTAATGGTCTTCCATCAATTAATGGATTCTCAATATCATTAGTATTTAGATTATCAAATGCTGGATTTAATACAAATTTTACATTAGCTAAGAAAGGAATAGTAAAGCTTGTGTAAGCAAAACCATAATCTAAGTCCATTCCTGAACCAGATACTGCTCCAATCTCAGAAGCGTTTTGTACTAGACCTGAACCATACACTTCATCAGCAATTGCTTTGTTGATAAGTTGCATACCACCAATACCTGTTTGTACAACAAGTGATCTTTGTGGGTCTGGCCCTTTAAATTCTACTTTACCTTGATAGAAGTTGTAAAGTTCAGATTTAAACATGTCAAGTGTAAATGATGACTTGTTATAAACTCTCTTAAATGAGTTATCTAACTGTGACCATAAACCAACAGATAATCTAATATCATCCGGTCCATCTTGTTTAATTCTACCACCTTTACCCCACATTAGGTAAGTTTCAATATCCGTTGCAATTTTAGATAAGTGAGCTGCTTCCATATTTGTAATGAAAGTTCTTGTTAGAGTTCCATTCTCAAATGCTTCTCTAGCACCTGCTTTACCCATAGTTGCTACTAACCCTTCAATACTTGGTACTGATGGATTGTTTGGATCATTATCAAAATTTCTCCATATTTCAGTTACAGGTACTGTACCATCAGCGTTTAATCCACCTTTGATCATTAAGTCTGCTCTTGAAGAAATTGAATAGTGTACGTGAGCTTCAGCTCCTCCTACATAATTGTAGAATTCACGGAAACCAGAACCTGTCTCAATATCAGAGAATCTTTCTCCATACTCACCTCTAGCAGAACCTTTTCTAAAGTACTTAGTTCCTTTTGCTAAATATTTGTTATCTAAGAAAGCTGTGTTATTATTGTTAACTAATTGAACAGTGTAAATGAATCCATCACCTGCAGGAATAATATCAGCTGCTGTAATGTATAATTCAAGACCATTATACTTATCATAAGTAATAATGTCACCATGTCCAAAAGTCCTCTTGTTGATTTTTATCTGAAACGTAGTTCCATCCACACCCTTACTTGCATTAGCAGAATCTAAGTCTACTACAATGTAAGGTAAATCTTGTGCAATAGGAGTTTGCCATTTGTACTCACCACGTGCATTATCCACCATGATTGTATTCTTTCCACCAAATGAAGCCATCTGATATAAAGGCATTTCCACTTTTTGTGTCATTGCCCATAAATCAATAGGTCCCATATCCATTGGCTCAGGATTACCAAGCATTTGGGTAAGGTGATAAGAATCAACATGTGAACTAGCTTTGTAGCTTGTATCTCTTAGGAAAATCCCATTATTTAATACTGGAGTTGCCATAATTGTTCTTGTTTTTAAATTTAGTTAATAATTGATTATATTTAATTTTCGTAATTAAATGCGTTTAAATATGTTGTTTGCTCTTGGTAGTTTTCTTTTGGTAGATTTTTTACTTGAATCATTAGCTTTTTGTACTCCTAGAGAATTACCTCCTGTATTAGCTTGTTCAGTCTTTAATTTTCTTACCGTTTTTTCTACATTTTTTTGAGCACCCTTATCCATTATCTTTGCTTTGTAACCTTCTGGATCTTGTAAGAGCCATAAAGCTTCTGATATCAATGAATAATTAGGTTCAACAAATTGATATTTTTCTAATAAATGTCCTAGCAAGTTTGTGTTTTTACCACTAACTGATGGATATGATGGTGACACTAATCCATTGTATAACATTGCTTGGGTCTTTTTATCTACTTTGATATCTCCTAACTTACCTTCTTTAAGAGTATCATATACACTTTTCATATATGTTTTAGATGCTTGTTCTTGTTGTTTCTTTTTTAACTCTTGTTCTCTAAGTTTTTGAGCAACAACTTTTTCTTTCATCTTATCTAATTTAGGTTTAAACTTTGAAGCTTGTTGTTCTAGCTTACCTAAATCTTTCCATATTTCTATTTCTTCTTGAATCTCTTCTGCATTACCATATCCAGTAGCTTGAAGATATTCACTTATAATTTTTTCTTGATCAGTCTCTAGTTTAATATTTAGATCTTTTGTTTGCTCAACTTGACCTAATGTAGTAAACAAACCTTTCAAGTCTTTACCACCATCAGCTACATACTTTGCAGCTATTTGTAATTCTTGTGGTAAACTCTGAAAAAATTGTTTTGGAGTTTCACTTCTAACTTGTCTAGCTTTTTCATCTAGGTTAGCTTGTATTAACTCTTCCCAATCTTTTGCACTATATTCTTCTAAACTTTTATCATCATCAAAAGGTACAATCTTATCATCTTTAATAAGTTTTTCAAATACATCACTTATACCAGATATTTTCTTTCTACCTCTTGTTTCTTTCTTTTCATCTTCTTCAGTTACTTCATCTAATGAATCAATAACTTCATCAATGTTTACTTCTTCTTTTTTGGTTTCTTCTACTTCTACTTCTGTTTTATCTTCAGGAGTATCTGTTACCTCTGTCTTTTCTTCTACCTTAGCATTTAGATCATCTTTATCATCTACATCTGGGTCAGCAAAAGACATATCTGCCTTTTTATTTATGCCTGAAAAAATATTTTTAGGCTTAGCATTATCATCTTGAATCATATCAGCACCACTTGGAGCAGCATTGAATATTTCATCTAAGTTAACGTCTACTTTTTCAACGTTACTTTTAACCGTTGGGGTTTGTGTTTCACTCATAATATTTGTTGGTTTTTAATATTAAACTTCTTACATTAATAATATAACAAATGTTTATCAATATAAACTTATAATATTTGTAAAATTTTAAACTTTTTTAGCAGTATATAGCTAACGCCTATTTTTTATCTTTAGGTTTTTGAGAATCATACTTATTCTTGTTCTCTTTGGCAATTTGAAGTTTAGTGTCAGCTATTTCTTTTTGAGCATTAATTTTTTCTCTTTCTACTTGTAGTCTATTAGTCTCCATAGTAGCTTTGGTAGTATTTTGCTCACGCTTCATGTCCATTTGTTCTCTATACTGAGTAGACTCTCTAATACCCTTCATAACATCTTGATAATCAGACTGCTGATTTTGATTTAAATCAACCATAGATCCATATCCAGCAGATCTTATTTCTGCTAATAATACATCATTCTTTCTGTCCTTCTCTTTTTCTGCCATTTCTACTTGAAGTTTTTGTTGCTCTTCTTGTGCCTTAGCTTGTAGTTGTTGCTCTTGCATCTGACGTTGTTGCTGCATTTCCTGCTCTCTTTGTGCTTGAATTCTTGTTTCAGAATCTTTAAGGATATCTGATACTTCTGCAATAGAGTCAGCTTTAACAATATTACCTAGTTCATAAATACTTGCACCAGTAGTATTATTTGTAAGAGCCATTTGTTTAAGATTTTCTAATATAGCTCTATGATTAGTTTTAGTAGTTGCAAATACATTAAAATCTCTAAGTAATAGATCAGTACCATTAATGGTAAAATTAACCTTCTCAGCCTCTGTAGATATGTATTGCAGTCTTATACTTGGATTATTACTGTAATAAAATTGAGCTAAGTCAGTTCTCATCTGATGTACTCTTGGCATTAAATGATCTGAATGCTGAACAAAGTACATTTCTGTTTGTGCATAAGACTGTTGCATAGCTTGAACTACACCTGTAGCTGTTTGAGCTGATACAGCACCACCTAAACGTTGTGGATTAATTCCTATAGCATCAAAACATTGTTGTTTAAAATAATTAGCAAGTTGAATTCTAGACATTAATCTATTAGTCTGCTCCATATTAAGAGTTTGATAATGATTAAAGTTAGTAGCATTCTCAGTATTAGTAATTGAAGTATCTAAAGGTAACATTTGAAAATCTTTCATTGCTACCCATGCTTTAGCATAATTATTTTTACCCCAGTCTTCTCCCATTGAGTGACGTGGTAAAGCATTTTGATCAAACATTATTACTGTTCCTAATTCATCTATTAGAATGTCTGCAATTTGGTTATTAACCATATTGTATCCAACTTGATAAGCTTTCATCAAATCAACCAAAGAAGTTGATCTAGTATTTCTATCAGAAAATACTCTACCTTCTACAGGAAGTTTACATCCATAAAGTGTATTATTTCCTTTAAATTGAAATGGTAATCTACCAGGTTTAGTTCTATTAATGCCTATATAAATTGGATTAATATTATCACCCATAGTAGATCTCCACATAGCAGGTAAATTTGGACCTATCTTAACACCACCCCATACTTCATTAATCCATATCCAATCAATATGTTCTCCTGCTAATAAATTTTCTTTTGTTTTTTGTTTAAAAATAGAAGTATCATACATTGCCTTTTTAGTAATCTTAAAGGTTTCATCAACTATTTCTTGCGTTACTTCACCATCATCTTCAATCTTAGTAAGATGTCCAACTCTTCTTTGTGTCTTCCAATATATAGTAGCTACTCTTAGTAGGTTACCTTCTCCCCACATAGAAACATCTTCATTTTCATCAAGGATTTGACTTAGTATATCACCACCTCTAGCAGGATCATTCCAATAGTTACTAGTAAATTGTCTATAAGCTAAACCAGGCATGTTTGTATTCCATTCATGAGATCTAGTAGGATCATAATATGCTCCATCATTTTGGTATCCATTTACCTGATATTGTGCTGATCTTGCAGGATATATTTTTTGTAATGACTTAAGTTGTTTTTCATCCATTAAATATCCATATCTATCTACTGCATCTGAAACCGTCATTAAATCTACCTTACCTACATAGTTTGAATCTGCTATGTATCTTTGATCTGGTGACTTTTGATAGAAGGTTAATACAGGATTCCATAGCTCTACATCATAGTCATCTTCTAACATACGGAAATGCCAGAATTCTCTATCTGCTATAAGCATATCTCTAAATCCTCTTTCTTCTAGTTCTTGCATTCTGAATCTTTCTTCATCTACTGCAAGTTGGTGTGATGCCCACTCCTCTACCATACTCCTATATGACTTACTAAAGAAGTCTTCTATTTCTGGTAATGATTTTATATTTTGAGGAGATAATTGTTGTTGTGCTTCTTCTGATGATGGATCCATACCCATTTCAATCATCTTTAAAACTAACTGAGATTCTGCTTCTGCTAAAAGTGATTCTTCAATTTGCATTCTTTTTTGTTCTAACATCTCATTATAAGATGCATCATCAACAGCTCTAAATTGTACTTTAGAATATCTTTTTGCAAACTCTCCTGTAAGTACGTTAATAACATTAGGTACAATAGGATAAAACTTTAACTCTAATGCAGAATCATTTTCTTTAGTTAATACATCCTTTAAATCTTTGTAGTCATTATCTGGCTCTACAATATAATCAGACTTATCTATAATACCTTTAGCAAGTTTATAATTCTTTAATAGTCTTCTAGAATTAACACGTAAAAATTCAATACCTTGCAACTCTAACCAATCTAAGTTCCAGGCTGCCCAGTCATCTGTTTTTTTGGAATATGGTAAAAATTGAATAGGCTGTGTTAAGCTGGAAAATGTATCTCCACTTTCTGCTTTTGCACCATTCTTAAGTTGCATTGCATTTAATACTCTCATCTATTTATAATTTTTAAAGCCAGATCTTCTAATTGACCCTTTTCTACGGCCAAGATTTTTGAACGGACTATACTTTAATTTACTTATTTTTTCTGAGTTTACCAAGGAATTATCCTCTGATTCACGTCTTTTGGAATATCCTCTATTTGATTGTTGTATTTTGACAAATGCAATTAATGCACCAAAAGTCACCAATCTATCTACGTTTAATCCAGGATGATAAGCTAACATTTCTTTTAATAACATTTGATCAGGAATCCTTTCTACACCTAAAACCTGTGTTGTTACAGCACCAGTCACATCAGTCTCTTCATCAATTACTTCTCTTAAAAATTCTATTGCATATGATATTAAATGACTTTTAAATAATGTTCCCGTATTTTTCCAACCATATTCTTGATACACTGTTCTGTTTGAACCTAAATCTTTTAAAAATAATATTTGTTGTTTAGGTACTAAATACTTTTGTTTTTTTCTAGCAATCATATGCTGAATAAATAATGATATGTTATTTTCAACAATAGTCCATGCATTATACCACTCTATTAATAGTTCTAATCTTTCATGAGTTTTATTTATATCATCAAATCTACCACACCAAGCTGCTACTATTTTATCTCTTTCTATAAATTGTTCTACATCACCAGCTTCATTAGTTCTTGTAACTTCTGTTGCATTCTTATAAATATAGATACTACATAAAGAATCAGATGTTGTTGTTTTACCTTCTGACACAGGGTCAATAGAACCATAGTATGCACCAAATTGAGGATTAGGTACAGGTCTTTCCCATACAACTATAGATCCAGTTTTATCTTGTTGTTTTTTATCTACTGGAAAAGAACTGATGGGTAATTTATTTGTTCTTTTAGCTATAATGCCTGACTGATCTCTATCTAAATCAATCAACTCATAAGGATATTTTTTTTCTTCTATGCTTTTTAATTGTTTAGTTATTATACCTTGAGGAAAAATTGATTCTTTTCTATATGCAAAAGCTTCAGCAATATTTAAAGGTTTCTGAGATATTCTTAATTGAAATTGTTCTCCACTTAATTCATTCTTCCATCTTGCTCTTTCTAGGTGAATTGCTTCAATAGCTTCTTCAATAAGACTATTGCCATATTTATCAATATAAGGGGGCATAGACCACTGTTCAGGAATAAATAGTCCTGCCATACCAATAGTACCATCAGCGTCCAGTAAATTAGTTTCTACTGCATATATATCATTTGCTCCTGGTTGAAGAATCATTTCCTTTAATGGATTACATTGTTCTAAATCACCCACTGATCCTGCTGCAATAAACATTCCTGTAGTTACCATACCAGATGACATTGCAGGACGTAAATATTCATATGTCTGCATCATGTTTTTAGCAATACCAGCTTCCTCATGAAAAAAGTAAGTACAAGGTCCACCAACACCTGTTGTTGCATTCTTTTCAAAAGATGCACCTTGTATTTTAGATTTAAGTCCTCTAGATGTTTTTCTATTATTAACCTTGACTTCAATCTGCTGTTGCCATAGTAATACTTTTTCTGGATTACTTGGTCTATACCAAGCAGTATGCTCATTTAAAAATGTTTTGTATTCTTCTAAAAACTTCCAAGATCCCTTGTCATTAATATAATCTTTTAGTGAAGCTCCTATTTTACAAATAGATCCTTCTTCAAACCAATATTGGTTTATAATTTTACCCATATGGAAGTATGAAGATGCTATCTGTCTTTTTTTAAGTATAGCTGAGTGTTGATTATTTAGCTCTGCTAATAACTCATATAAAGCCATATGATATTGTGCATCCCGCACTTTAGCAAATCCGTAATGTTTTTCTTCTTTATCAAATATTGGTAAGAAGTTTAACCACATGTAATAATCTCTAGTTAAATACCATACATGTTCATCATGTTTAAATATTACACCAGTCCTACATTTATTTTTTTGATCTTCCCAATATGAAGTAAAATCTTTTGATCTAAAAGGTTTATTACAATAAAAACCTTGTTCATTAAATATTCTAGCTTGTTCATTAAAAAGTAAAGCTGTTTCATTAAACTTATATTCTCCTGGTTCTTTAAACAAATTAAATATAAATTCTTGAAAAGCCTCTTCAGTAGAAAATTCTGTAGTAGACCATTGTCCTGCTTCATATGTAGGTATGATTCTACTCATATCTAATTATTGCAAAAACATCACCCTGATTTAGCAATAAATGTTCTACACCCTCATGCTCCATTTTAGTTGGCATAGCATGATCAGCATATTGTACTTCATCTCCTATTTTTATTTCTTCTACCTCAGCACCTATTCCAACAACAGTTCCTTTAAATTCTTTTTTTTGAGCTACCTCTGGAATAATAATTCCTGAAGCTGTTTTAGTTATTGATGCTTTGCGTTTAATTAAGATTCTTTTACCTACTGGTATTACAACTTGTTTCATATTATTTTATTATTGGTTTATAATTGGTCATAAGCTAATCCCGCACCACCACGTACAGAGCTTTCTTGTTCCTGTCTCATATCTGTATATGCACCTTTGTATGACTGTCTTATCTGCTCAAACTTAGCAGCAGCGTTAATCATAGAGTTCATATTACCGTCTCTACCATGCTCTATAGGAGTTACCTCCATATATTTAGCCAATCTATCTAACATAGCTTTAATACCTACATATGCTCTGTAAGTTGGTGTTTCATACATTGTTTTACACATATCTAATGCATACCTAATTTTACTATCTTCTGGTGATTCTTCTAACTGTATCTCCTCTATTATAATATCTTCTTTTTCATGTTCAGGTAAATTAAAAAAAGGATTTAAATCAGGATTTGGACAAGTCATATAAAACAAATATTGATAAACTTGCATATGTGTATCTGGATATTCATCCATTATTTTTTTAAGAAATGGTAAAGTGTAACAATGCTCTGTTATAACTACCTTACTGTTTTGTATATCAAATAATTTTACTATCATGAGTCAGAACATAAATCATTACAGTCAATTCCATCTAATATTGTTTTTATAGAAGCATATGACTCTGTTACATATATTGGTAATGCAACACCACTTATAATAAGAACTCTACATTCATTTGAAAATTCATTTAGTTGATTATCAAAAAATTTCCCTACACTTAGTATTTTAGTAACATCAATATATATATCAGCTGTTCTATTATATGACATTGGTAGTAGTTTATTATTAGCATCTCTTGCAGGTAACTCATTTTCCATTTGCATATATGGATATACTTGTGTAAATGTTCTAAAGTCTGGAGTAAATATTGGAATTTTAGCCATAGTTTTTAATTTTTAGAATTATCTTTTAACCACATTACAATAGATCTTACTTCATCTTTTAAATATGGTAGTTCATACATTTTTATATTTTCTAATACTGGTTCACCATCAACATGTTCATTAATTGGATAACCATTAGTATCTTCACCAATCTGCTTAAATTTGACATGCTGTATTGTTAGCTTACCAATCTTAAGTTTAGGGTTGTGCTTTTTAATAATATACGCATAAATACTGAGTTGTAAGTTATAATGATTTAAATTACAATCATCTAAATGATTTACAGGCCTATACATTTTATTAGTTATTCCTTCCCAATTAGTAAAACCTTTAGTTTTAATTTCTTTATTTGTCTTATAATCAGTTATATTTATGTAACCATTTACTACTTCAACTAAATCTGCTTGTCCACATAAACCCAATGATTTTAAATAAACTAAATGTTCAGGATATACACCTTCTTCTAGTTTTTGTACTGGTGCTAATTTTATTCCATCATCATCCACTAATGGTTTAATAATTGGAACCTCAACACCATGTCTACCAATAGTCTTAAGATCTAACATATCAGTTTCTCTTTGGTTATGATACCAATTACCTAATTTAATTGCTCTTTCAGTTTCCCCATCCCATGCAGAAATAATTTCTTTGGGTGTCATCCCATACCATTTAGATCTTTTATTCTTAGATGATTTAACTGCCTGACCATCTCTATCAAACTTAGGTTTAAATTTAGCAATAAATGAGGTAACACTTAACCAATTAATTTTATCTTGATCTATGCTTTCATATACATGACCTTCTTCTTTAAATCTTATTGCCATGACATTCAGTTGTTAAATTATAAGTATCTGTTGTACACCATATTACAACTAAATTAGCTGAAACATCTGTATCACTGTTTATTAAATTATTCATCTTTTAAATTTTTATTTACTTGACTCATTACTTGTTCTTCTTGTTCTTCTGTAGCTACTGCATCCCAATATGCCTTTGGACAATCAGATGATAATGATCTAACTTTAAATGCTAAACTACAACCACAATCTGAACAACAAGGTTGAGTCCCTGGGGCCATACAATTGTCCCCTCTTGCATCAAATAATGAGCAAGCAATACATATTTTAAATCTTTCTTGAGCTATAGCTTCTACATGTTCTTTCTTAAAGATATTATTCTTAATACCTTCTGCAATCTTGTCTGCATTTTTAAAAACATCTAAATATTTACTCCAACTCTTTATTGGCATCTTTAAAATTTTTTTTCTTTATTATATCTTTTTCTAATTGTTCTAACGCCTTTTCCATTATGTTTATATTAAACAAAATATTTTCACTCTGTGCAAAACCTTTATAAGTTCTTTTCTTAAGATTACCTAATATACTTTTATTTTTCTTAATAGAGTGTTCTAATCTCTTTTTTCTAATATGAAATGTTCCTAAACCATCAACTTGAATCCTAGGATAATTTAAATTAGATAAAGACTTTCTCAATTTAGCATAATAAAAAGTAATAAAATCATCTACTACTGATGGATGAACTCCTACTTTTTCTGCTATACCTTTTTTAAACTCTTTATGACTCTTTGGATTCACTTCCTAAAACTTTATAATCTAATAACACTAAACCTTTATTCTGAATATTTATATCTTTATTTATGGAAATAGTTTTTTTATTATTTCCAGTCTTAAACAACAAGTTTTTCTTTTCTGCTTTAGTAATAGCATTTCTTGCTGACTGTGGACTTTTAAAAATATTTAAATTTACAAGCTCTATACAAAATTTAGTTAGTTCTATATTATCTTTTTTAGAAAGTTCTTTCAAAAAGTTTAGATCAGAAGCACTAATAGGTATATTATTAAAAAAACAATAAGTAACTATTTGATACTTAATTGATAACTCTATATCTACTTTTAACTTTAAATCTACTTTATTTACTAACGCCATATTACAAACTCATTATCATATCTACAAGATCAGGATGTGGATAACAATCAGTTTTATCCTTTCTGACATTAGTATGTGTTAATAATCCTTTTACTTTTCCGTAATATGCATCAGAATTAAAATCAAACCCTTTTGTAGGGCCATGCTTTTGTATAAATTGTTTTAAACCTAATCTAATATCTATACCATCTCTTTCACCTATATACCTTAACCATTTTTCTGTTTCTTTAATTTGATTTTCAGAATAATTGTGCCAATGTAAGCTCCCTCTAAAAGGTTCTTTTAATTCTATAATTTGTGAATGTATACATCTGCTTTTAACATAGGTTAAATTACCATTAGTTAAATAACCCATATTACATATCTCTAATCCTACTGAATTACGGTTCATATGACCTGATCCAGTTTTACCTAAATGAAATCCTTGATTACCTTCTGGAAATGCTTGAACCATTATTCCATCATGCTCATCACTCCCTGTTCTATGATTTTGTCCACCTAATACAAATTCAGTAGCTACTCTACCTCTAGTATCTCTACCCCAATAATCAATACATGCATAAGGATTTGCATTTCCTGCAGTATGATGTAAAAAAACATACTCATTAATACAATTAGTTCTTCTAACGTATTCTCCTTTTGGTAAAAAATGTCTATGTATTATTTGATCATAATTGGTGAGATAATGCTGTGCATATATATCACTGTCCTCATCAATTTCATCTGGCTCACTTACTTGTAAATTAAGTAATATTACCCATGCATCATTAGTAACAATACCATCTACTGGTAAATTGTGAGCCAATTGGAATCTTTTAACATGTTTTTCTGTATTAGGTCCAAATATTCCATCTGCTGTAATTCCTAATTTAGTTTGTAATGTTACTACATCAGGACCTTGATCCCGTATCTTTAACTGTTTCATGACTGGCTAACTTTTTCTTGAGCTTGTTCCATAGCTTCTTGAAAAGCTTTAGCTTCTGGTGAATCTTTATCTACTGAGTTTTGATTAGCATATTGCTGTGCCATAAACATTTGAGCTTGCATTCTCTCTGCTCTTGACTTTTCAATAGATGCAAGTAGCATCTCATAATCAGCTTGTATTTCTAAATGTGGGATATTATCTTTGTAGAATTCTGTAATTTCTTCTCTACGCTTTGATAATTCTTCTTTTGATAACTCTGGTTGTTTATCAGAAAGGTCTTGTTTGGTTTTATTTGCCATCTTAATAAATTTAAATTAATAATAACAAATATATAGAATAAGTTTAAATAAAAAAAGTTTAATACATTTTTTTTACCATTTTACTTTATCTGCCCAATATGCAGCACTCATTTTACCCTTAGCAATATTTTTACCGTGTCTAGCTTTGAAACTCTTACGTCTTGCCTTTTGTTTAGCTGACTCACCTGCTTTAGGTTTGCCTGCAGTTTTTACTCCTTGTTGACCAAAACGTATAGTTTTTACTTTATCTCCTACTTTAGCAACCACTACGTGTGATTTCTTAGGATGATTAGGAGTTCTCTTAGGTTTATTATACCCAGAGACTCCTGCTTTAGCCAATCTACTATCTTTCTTTTTTGCCATGCCTATTGTTTAATCATTAAGATCCCTGCTGCATTTAATGGTGCATCTCCTGTTCCATCTGTTTGCCATAAACTTCCCTTTTGAAGTCCTGCAGCTCCTGCTGCTCCATCATCTTCATAGGCTGGTACACCAAGTCCTGATATATCTTTTAACTTTTGATCAGTAAATGATTTTAACAAAGCTAGTGTAACTAATTCTGTTATTACTTTAGGTTGAGGTTTTAACCTTTCTTGAACATTTGCAAATCTAGCAATTGTAACGTAGTCTTCTGCTTTTGGGGTAACTACTTCTTTTCTTCTTAACATGCCCATCATGTCTTGTAATATTGTACTCATCTTTTTATTTTATATGGTTATCTTTTTTTACCTTTATGTAATCCATGTCTAGCATGTTGTTTACCTTTTTTTGTTGCAGCTCTCTTCTTTTTATTAGCAGCTGCAAGCTTAGATCTACCTTTCTTAGTAGATTTAAGTTTCTTAATAGTCTTTGATGGAGCATATACTTCTCCAGTTTCAGAACTTTTTTTACCCGAAGGAGTTCTCCACTTTTGTTTAGTCCATCTAGTTAGACTTTTTTGTTGTTTTGTTTTTGCCATTACCTAGTTGTAAAAGTATGTAATGAAAATAATATTAATGAAGAAAAAAGTATACCCATAATAGCATGATCAGTTTGAGTCACCTTTGCTTCTTTACAGCATTCTTTTCTTTCCCATGATGGCTTTGATGTACCACAGCTCATAAACAAAAATACAAATAATATTAATATAATCCTTTTAATCATTATTTTTTGCTTTTATATCCTCCACCAGCAGCCTTGTAACGCTTTGCTAACATCTGAGCTTTACGTGCTGACCATTGTCCTGGTCTACCACCTTTGCTTCCAGCTTTGATAGAATTAAATAATCTTTTACGCATTCCCGGTTTAGTATAGTTTCCTGAACTATTTACCGTACTTTTCTTTTTCTTACTTGATTTTTTTAATGCCATTACGCTTCATTTTTAGTTTCCGGATACGCTTTATTCATAACATCCTTAAGTAAGGCACACTTCTCATATTCTTCTGTACCTATAAAATGATTAATCATATTTTCTAATTCTTCTAGTTTTGGTCCGTCATCAGGATCAAATGCCATTATAGCATCACCACCCTTTTTGAATTGACTAACCATTAGATCCTCAAATGATATTTGATTAGATAATATTAAATAAGCATTGTTATATGCTATTTCTAATAATACCATATCCATCTGCATTTGTTCAATTTCCGTCAAACCATTTTCATGTTCCTCATTATTATCTTCCCAGTTTGACATAATTTTTTATTTAGTTAGAAACTCTTCTATACAAACAATATAATGAATTTTTAGTTTTTATAAAAGTGTTTGACTCACTAATATGCCCCGCCTTCCAGTAAAATTTTTTTTTGCCCCCCAAAAAATTGTGTGTTTGGCATGTGCAAGAGGTTCTATTAGATTGCTCCCCAACTAAAATTTGAAGTGTGGTCACCCCCCGTAGAAATGCAGGGTGTCAAACATAATGTGTAGCTATATAAAAAAAGTCTGCTACACAGAAGAAAAGACTACACTACAACAAAGCACAGGAGTATGTACTATCTATGTATTGTAACTACAATCATTTCTACTACTGCTCTACCAACGGAAGACTAAGTGTGTATCTATATATAAGCAATCTGCTCTATGTATATAACCGCTCTGCTCCCCAACTAATATATGAGTAGGCTATTACTCTTAAACAATTTAGTATACATATAAGCCGTGTATATAACTTAAAATCCTTAATTATGCTATATTTTAATAAAGTAAACCGTAACCCTAAAACAGGGAAAGCAACTCTACAATTGACTACTAAACCAATTGTAACAACTGTGAAAGAGATTAACATTCCGGGCATAGGCCCAAGAAAAGTGTCTCAAACATCAACACCTGATGTAAAGTTTGTCCTTAAGTCTATGCAAGACGGAGAAACACAAGAGTACTGTAGAATCAATCACCCTATTTGGGATGAGCTTGAGAAAGGCTACAAGATGAATGACCCTGTAGAGTGGGTAGACATTGACCTAAATAAGCCTGTAATCAACAGTATTCCTGTAAAAGATGCAGACGGTAATGAAACAGGAGAGATGAAAGAAGAGCCAAGCACTACCTTATTTTGGGGTAAGCTTGCAGTTTAACAGCAAAAGCAAGGGGGGTTACCTCCTTGCTCCTTTGTTTTACAATAAAAAGGTAATTATGCATAGTTACCTCCTTTATTTTTATTTATTATGCACGTTGCACACTGTGTGTGACATCCATTTACCACAAATAACCACCTTTTACCACTAAATAAAATTAGTTACTGCTTATAATATATATATAGCTAACATAATGACTAGAGTAATGAGTCAAGCAATACCACTGACTATTCTGAAATAGTGTCAGCCAATATGGATAAGCACTCTAGTTATATATGTCTATTCCTCTATAGGATAATAGGCATAGTACCCGCAATATTGCAATAACCCTTAATAACAAGTATATGAAAATTAAAATCCTTAAGCCTGAACTCTTTGTTCAGCATCGTAACCAAATAGGCTTAGTCCTATTCACTAGAGAACAAGATGTTAATGTCAATTTCTTTAGTGGTGATAACGCAGAATCTTTAGTTATACATCGTAATGAATTAGGATCTCCTTCAATGAGTAACCTTGAAGCAGAACTTATTGCTAATGACTCGTTAAGATACTTAGCATCGTACCATAATGTTGTAGAAGTACAGCATAGTACACACTTTGATATAAATCAAATAATCTATAATAACAATTAATTATGAAGAGAGTTATCTACCTATTGTTGTTCCTGTTCGTTGCAGGACCAGCTATTCAATCTTGTGGTTCTTCAAGAACTTGCAAAACACAGAAGTACAAAAAGAAAATGTACAACAAATGTTGGAATGCAAAGAAACAGAAAATGACAAGATGTTAATCACTCAATCGGGGGAAGGAAACTTCCCTCTTTTTATTAACCCATTAAACAAAAACAATTATGAAAAATTTATTTAGAGCAATAATTAAAGCTATATTTGTAGTTATATTGCCAATCCTCGTACCAATAGTTACATCTTACTATATGATATATAATCCTGTATCAGGAACTATAGTAATATTATTAATAACCGTGATATTTCTTACTATGCTGAATGGACTGTTTTATTACACAAAGATGCGTAAAGTAAGCATGTTACCTACATTTAGTTTCCATGATTTTGCATTTGAACCTATTATAGGTTTATCAATCGGATGTAAATGTACACCAAGAGGTTTGGAAACAATAATAATAGTACCGTTTATGGTATTAGAAGTTCATGCAAAGTTTAAAAAAAAATCACAATATAGTTTAGAATTATGAGAGATATAAAATATAGTAAAAACGTACTAAGACTACAATTGATCACATTAGCATTAATGCTTTGTGCTCTTGTAGCATCAAGTCAATCCTATAAAGGTAACAGAACAATAGAAAATACGTTCAAACCTTATGATGGATATGAAAGATTTGCAAAAGACGCTTACTCAGAATGGTTAATAGCCCATCCTTTGAAAAGGAATAATCAGGTTATGTACTATGATGGTACGCTGAAAGATAGCAGAGATATATATGTAGCAGTATTTGACTATGAAATAGGTGACAGAGACCTACATCATTGTGCAGATGCAGCTATATATCTTAGAGCATCATATAATTATAGCAATGGGTTTCTGGATAGATTGACCTATACCTTCACTAATGGTATAGAGTCAAGCTATTTGGATTATTTACAAGGTTATAATTATGTAGAAATGAATGGGGGTAGAGACCTCATCAGAAAAATAGGGCAACCAAGAGAAGATAGTTGTAAGACTTTCAGACAATGGTTAGACCTAATATGGAACTATGCAGGTACAGCATCACTAGAAGGTGATGATACCTATGCAATATCCATGTTTGAAATGGAGCCAGGAGATATATTTATCCAAGGCGGATATCCAGGACACGCTATGACTGTTGTTGATATGGCTGTAAATGAGAATGGCCATAAGATATTTATGCTAGCACAGAGCTTTATGCCAGCACAAGAACAACAGATTGTTATGAATCCTCTTACCAGAGATGTATGGTTCTCACTTGATGATTTAAATTATATCATCACACCAGAGTACACATTCACACCTGGACAACTAAGAAGATTTATAAAATAACTATCACCGGTGACACACTAACAATACCAGTATTATTATGTTTATATAATAACTAACATAATGGCCCTGTCGTAAAAGCTAATGGTTGATTGAGTGGTCACCAAAGAATCAGAACTACATTCTCCCTTTTCTCATACTTGTTTTAGGGAGTCTGTAGCTGATTTTTTAATTAAGGAGTTTTCTGCTCCCCAACTATTAACCACTTATATAAAAAATAAAAGAATATGGCAGATACATATGAAGTACATAAAATAATAATACATAATATATTCAAGGAATTAATAGATAATGATAATGTAAACTATGCTCATAACGCAGATCACATAAAAGATATACTACTTAGAGAGTTAAGCTCACACCACATAGAGTGTATAGTGCATCTTATGATGATAGAAGAAGAGTATAAGCCTGTCAAAGTAGGTGATTATGTAATAGTAAAACCTAAATCATTCCATGTTAACCAAGAGTATGAACCTGATTATCTAAAAGAAATGGGTTTGTTACCAAGTGATGGCAAAGTATATGGTCAAGTAGTAGATGATGAATCATGGTCCACCAGTTCAGTGTTTAATCCGTTTTATAGTAGAATAAAAGTTAATCTACTATATCATGATGATAAGCACCAGATAAAATATGTAGAAGATACCTTTAATCCTATGCATTTACATAAGGTAGATAAGAAATCAATTAAGTATTTTAAAAAAGAAAAGTAATATGGCACCTAAATTATCTATACAGTTAATTCAAAATGAGCAAAAGAACTACAATAGCATAAGAAAACATTATGCTGATAGCTTTGCACAATATATGAATAATAAGTATGCCTTAAATGACCCTGTTCTACAGAAAGAAAAGGATGAAGGTATGGCAATGCTTATATTATTAAAAGATCATGCACAAGACTTTAAATAGATTTGGCATAGTATCACATAAGGTCATTACAGATATAAATTTATCTGTTCAGTCTAAAGCACTATATAGTTTGCTGGCATGTTACTCTAATAAAGAGAGAACCTGCTTTCCATCTATAAGTAGATTAGCAGATGACCTTGGCTCAAGTCAATCTAGCATACATAGATGGATTAAAGAGCTAAAACACTACCAATACATAAAAAGAGTTGGTAGAAAGATACATATAGTCTAAAACGTTAGCTATATATATGCAATATAATTTGGCATAAAGCCTAAATTCATTTAATTATACTGATACAGGAAGAGTTATATTATTATCTTTACAATAATAATTTAAGATAATGATAATACAACTTCCTAATGGACGTATAATAGAATGTTCAGTTGAACAGTACTTATCTCTCTCAGATGATGAGTATAATGACCTTAATGGTCTAAGTTCAGCGTATACAAAGGAAGTGGGTGATCCATTTTACAATAGTAGTTATAAACGCAATTCAGTACCAACATTTGTAGAGAATGAAATGATTCTTGAGAATGAACCGGCATTGGATGAAGTAACTTCTTTTGAGAAATTAGATGATCCGTATTTCCATTCAGATGATATCTAATCATCAACAATTATTTTATTCACACTTAAATTTTATTAAAAATGCAAAAGAAAAATCAAGTAACCGTTGAAGCGGATGAGATGGGTAATGTTGTCCGTCAATCTAAAAACAAACCAGAATTTGGCTTTATCAGAGTAACTCAAAAGAGAGTTATGATTAACTCTAACAGCTTTGTTGACTATGTACCATTAAGTGCTATTATTGGTGGTAAAATAGAAGCATTAGAAGCTTTAGAATGGACTGCCGGTGAGAAATTATCAGGTAGAATTGTTATCACAGAGAAATTAAATCCATTTAACAATGAAAACCCTAACCAACATTTAAAAATGGCAGGTCAAACGGGTGTTGTTTGTTCAGTAGATGGAGAACCTATTTATAGGAAAACATCTTATAGTTCAGATGCAACTGTTGAAGATGTATTGATAGCACATGATAACGGAGAAGAAATCAGATTAGCAAATGGAACTGCTACAACAGCAAAGATTAACAAAGAAGTTAAGCCTGCTGAAGCATTTGGTTTAGAATCTGAAGAGAAAGTAGATGAAGTAGAAGATGTGGTTGAAGTTACAGATAATGTAGAAGAAGTTGTTGAAGATTTTACTCTTTAATAAACTATAAATCATAAGATTAGCTCAGAATCCTGGGGTGTACGGTAATTCATTACCTACCAGGCTGAGCTAATTTTATATTACTTAACATAATCTATAACTAAAACCTAAACAAGTATGCTATCACAGGAACAACTACAACAACTAAAACTAAGTGAGGCTGAATCCAAGCTTAGTAAGCGTGTAGAACGCTACCAATATTTGGGTCTATATGATGAATATCAATTACACCCACCATCAATCATCAATTCATTTCAATATTCTAAACTTAATCCTTATCAACATTTTTTATTTAAACGTGTACTACATGGATTAAAGGTTTATAAACCTGAAGAAGTTAGAAAACTTCATTGGGACAAGAAACGTAGAATAACAAGGGTATGGAAAAGAGCACAGAAAGAGCTCAATGCATGGAAGCAAATGCTTTGTAATAAGAAAATAAATCATTATCTTAGTACAACTTTTAAGCATTCTTCATTGGCTCAATACATAGCTTCATTTCCACCAGAAGAAGTGTTAGATGATTACACTAACACTATGACTTTCAAAGAGTTAGGTATTAACTATGAAGATGTTATACTAAAGTTTATGTCACTAGGTCTATTACCAAGGAATTACTTTACTATAAAATCAAATGGCAATTAAGAAATACTCTAAGAAAATGTCAAAGACTAATGCTTCATATGCAAAATTGCGTAGGAAGTATTTAATGGATCATCCAGTATGTCATGCTAAGATACACAAGTGTAGTTTACACGCAACAGATGTCCATCATAAACAGGGCCGTGGTTTACATCATTTAGATGTAAACACGTGGCTACCTGTTTGTAGAAATTGCCATATGTGGATAGAAGAACATCCTGCAGAAGCAATTGAATTAGGTTACTCAATACCAAGATCTAAATAAACAATATGAAAAAGAATTTCAATATTAAACCGTGGGTATGGTTACTAATATTATTAATCACATACCTAATATGGTCTAATATATTAAAAGTTATATTATGAATAGTAGAGATATAGTCCAAGCAGATGCATTAGCAATAGCAATGCAACATAAAAGATGTGGTCTAGGGATATCAATGGGTGTTGGTAAAACTAGAATTGCAATTAATCATTTATTAAAGAATTTTAATCCATTTATAAATGTTTTAGTAGTAATACCAAAAACCTCAGTAATGAAGTCTTGGTATGATGAATTAGATAATATGAATAACAATACCTTAGAAGATCATATTACATTTACTACTTATTTATCACTCAAGAAACATAATCCAAATGATTATGATATAGTTTATCTAGATGAGTGTCACTCTATATTACCAGGCCATGAAGTATTCTTATCACAGTTTCAAGGTAAGATATTAGGACTAACAGGTACACCACCAAGAAATAAGCAGTCAGATAAGGGTAAATTAGTACAGAAGTACTGTCCTATTAGATATAGTTTTGATGTAGACAAAGCTACTGATTCAAAAATATTAAATGATTACAAGATAATTGTACATCAATTAGAACTGTCCAAGTTACCAGCACTTAAAAAGAAAAATAAGAATGGTGGACATTGGTGGACATCAGAATATAAAGATTATAACTATGTAACATCTAGATTAGCAGATGCTCAAACTCAAAAGCAAATTCAGTTTGCAAGGATAATGAGAATGAGAGCTTTGATGGATTATACAAGTAAAGAGAGCTATGTAAAGAGTATGATTAAAAACATTGATAGTAAATGTATTGTCTTTGCTAATACTCAAGCACAAGCAGACAGAATATGTAAACATAGTTATCATTCAAAGAATCCAAAGTCAGAGGATAATTTAGAATTGTTCTCTGATGGCAGGATAAGTAAACTATCATGTGTATTACAATTGAGTGAAGGAGTATCAATACCTAATTTAAAGCAAGGTGTTATAATGCATGCGTATGGCAATGAAAAAAAGACTGCTCAAAGGATAGGTAGATTACTAAGACTTAATCCTACTGAGACAGCAACTTGTCATATACTGTGTTACAAAGGTACACAAGATGAAAGATGGGTGGAATCAGCATTAAAGTCGTTTGATGAGAATAAAATTAAATTATATAATCCTTTAAATAAATAGATATGGGAAGAATGAAAGAAATATTTATGGCCCAGATGGAAGAGAAGTACCAAGGTAGCCATGATGCATATATACAAGACATGGCACGTGTTAGCGTGGAAGAGTGGATCAGTGATGATGAACGTAGTAAACGTGACCCTAATAAATTTAGAAAGCCAAGTTATAATGATATAGAAGTTGGTATAAAATATGTGTGTCCTAATTGTTTTGCACATTCAAGGCTACATAGCACAATAAATAATGAGACAGAAGTGGAATGTCTAGATTGTGGCCAAGAGTTTGTTATTGTAGATAAAAATACTCTAAGATTTAAGTAATGGAGTATACATATGATCATAATGGTAAAGTACTTGATATGGAATATGACTATACCAAAGGAGAAAGGGCTATTGACTACTACGCAGATGGTAGTGGTTATCCCGGATCACCATCATTAGTAACAATAACTAACGTATGGGTTGCATTGAAAGATAGAAGAGGACACCTTGTACATGTAGATGTGAAAGATTTAATTGAAGAAGAGTACTTGGACTTAGAACTTGTAGAAGAAGAGATACTAGAATCAATAGAAGAATAACAGGTTATTACGGACTGGGTATAAAGGCAATTTTGCCAGAACAGTTAATACTATTACTCAGTCCGTAGTACACTACAATAAAATATGAAAACAATACTAACAATACTAATAGGTTTAAAAATTTCAGTTACAGCCACTATATATCATGCAGTTCCTGGTCAGACAGACAGCACACCATTTATTACAGCATCTAATAAAGTTATAGATAAAGATAATCCTGGTGGACATAGATGGATAGCAGTATCTAGAGACTTAGAAGCTTTGGGTTATACATTTGGTACACGTGTATGTGTAGAGAATGCAGGTCCAATGGATGGCTATTGGATAGTACAAGATAGAATGAATAAAAGATGGACACACAGAATAGATTTTTTAGTTAATGAATCTATGAAAGGTGGTAAGTGGGATAACGTAACAATATATTTAGATAAATAATTATGAAACATTTTGCAAATAACGGTAAAGAATATCTTAAGAAACCAGAAATGACAGAAGAAGATATTAAGTATAGACAAGGTAGATCCAGACACAGAGTAGAAGCAACAGAGAAATTTGCTGCTTGGACTGTAATGATTTGTATAATCCTAATGGGAATATTAATAATGTTAAGTCAACTTGTATGAAGGATCAATTGTTTGTAGAAGCACGTGTAAAAGATGGGGAATTACATTTCCCTATAAAAGCATATGAAATTAAATTTAAAAACTTTTTAAAAGATCAGCCTGAGAGTGTAAGGTTGGATATATTTATTGGTGTCAATGATGGTAAAGGTAGTAACCCGCAGCTAGCAAGGATACATGCTATGATTAGAGAGATAGCAAATGAAATAGGTCATACATTTGAAGAGGTTAAACTACAAGTCAAGCGTAGAGCGGGTTTATGTTTTATGAGAAACAATGTAGAATACTGTAAGTCCTTTGCTAAATGTGATAAAGAAGAACTAAACTTGGCTATACAAGCTGCTATGGAAATAGGAGATTTTGGTGGTATGCAGTTAAGATGATAAGAAAACAGCATAAGCTTTATGCTTTGCTTTAGGATTAATTAATCTCTTTTCTAATACAGCAGGTTCTTTAATAGCATCTTTAGGTAAGTACTTAGGATTTTTACTATTAAGTTTTCTTTTTTTAGGCATTACTTTACAACTTTTAATTTAGATTGAAGATCCTTGAACTTCTCAGTTATATCTTCTCCTCTCTTCATCATCTCAGCAACCTCTCTAAGTTCATCTTTAGTTGCAGAAGTTTCAGTCTTCTGTTCAAGACCTTGTTTCTGTGCTTTATATTTTAGCTCTTGTAGTAGAGAAAACAAAGTGTATATTCTTGACTCAAATTGATCAAGCTTAGGAAGATTTTTTATATCATCCTCAGATACATCTTCACCATTATTTTTTCTGGTTGCAACATCAACTATCTTTTCAAATTTTTTAAAGGTGTATGCAATATTATCTGCATAGTCACTTTCTAAAATATCATTTGTAATAATATTTTGGAGTGAAGTAATGTAAACAGTAGAACACTCAATATTTTTAATAACCTTTGAGTGATCATAAGTAGAATAAGTTTGTAAAGATTCAGACATATTAATTAATTTAGAATACAAATATAATATAATTTATGGAAAAAGTTCAAGTAGACATAATAAATCTTAGAGAAAATTTAAATAAAAAATTAATAGAAAGCGGTTGGGATACAATGTTATCTCCATATATAAATGGTCTTAGCTTTGATCATATAGTAAATGAGCTTGTAAATAATGTAAATGCAGGTAGAAGATTTACACCAAAGTTCAAAGACATATTCAATGCATTCTATGAGTGTCCATATGATAAAGTAAAAGTTGTAATGGTAGGCCAAGATCCATACCCACAGTTAGGAGTTGCGGATGGTATAGCATTTAGCTGTAGTAAAAAAGGTAAAGCAGAAAAGTCTTTACAATATATACTAAAGCAAACTATTGGTAATTACACTGACACAGGTAGAGTTATGTATACACCAGAAGAATGTGATCTAAGACGTTGGGCTAACCAGGGTGTATTATTAATTAATACAGCATTTACATGTGAAGTAAACAAAATAGGATCTCATTATGCAATATGGAAATCATTTACTGAATACCTATTTGATAATCTAAATAGACATAACCAAGATCTAATATTTGTATTACTTGGTAAGAAAGCAGAAGCATGGTCTCCGTGGTTGGATAACGTTAGAAAGATTTATGTAAGTCACCCAGCATCAGCTGCATATAGAGGTGGTGAATGGGACTGTAAGGATGTATTTAATTTAGTAAATGAAAAGCTAGAATACCTTGAAAAAGATAGGATAGAATGGTAGAATTTTGTATCTTTATAACCTTTAAAACCAAGCACATATGTGGGAACTATTCCAAAAGATATTAGCTCAAAAGCTAACACCCAATCAAGCACTTATACTATTTTCAATGAAACAAAAAGTTGGCTTAGCGTCAATAGAAGAGTCAGATAAAAAAGCTCTTGTTGATTTAGGTTTGATAGTAAAAGAGAATGGTACATATACAATGTCTCCAGAAGCAAGAATGTTCTGTATTAGACTAGATAATTATTTTATAAAGGCCAAAAAGAAAACAGATATCCAACTAATGGGTAAGAACTTTGTTGACAAGATTAATTCATATAGAGAAATATTCCCTGCTAAAAGATTACCAAGCGGTAATCCTGCACGTAATAACGTAAAAGCATTGGGAGAAAACTTTAGATGGTTCTTTGAAACTTATGATTACACATGGGATGATGTTATGAAGGCTACTAAAATGTATGTTAATGAGTATAGAGATGCTGACTATTTGTATATGCAAACAAGTCAATACTTTATATCAAAGCAAGACAAGCACAAAGTAAAGCATTCAAGACTTGCTGACTACTGTGATTTAATAATAGAAGGGATCAATACAGAAGATGATCACTTTAAAGAAAAAGTTGTATGAAAAAGAAAGAATCTTGGGTTGGACAATATGCTGCTTTTAATGAAGCACTTAAATATATGTACGCTAGATCTACCGGTGAGGAAAAATCTATATATACTCCATGGCCTAAGTTCAATGATGCAGCTACTGATGGTATAGAGTGGAACACACTCACTGTAATTGGTGGAAGACCTGGTTCAGGTAAGACATTAATTAAAGACCAGATCATTAGAGAATCGTTTGCCCTTAATCCAAATGATAAGTTTAGAGTATTAGAGTTTCAGTTTGAGATGGTAGGTAGAACATCTGCTATTAGAGAATTTAGTTCTATTACTGGTAAAACTTATAAAGAGTTATGTAGTGCTGGGTCTACTCTAAGTACAGATACACTGAACACGTGTCATCAGTATGCTAAAGAAAGAGTAAAGCATCCAGTAGATATAATTAGTACACCTATGACTGTTAATCAGATGCGTGATCAGATAGATCAGTATATGAATAAACATAAAGGTATTAATACAATGATAACACTTGACCATACAATGTTAGTCAAGAGAGCACCATATCAGAATAGCACATTAGATATGCTATTTGAATTAGGTGAATTCTTTACACAATGTAAAAGAGATTATCCTTGTTTATTTATTGCCTTGTCACAACTTAATAGAAACATAGATAACCCGGATAGGGCTATAGATGGTAAGTACGGTAACTATATACTTGAGTCAGACATATTTGGATCAGATGCAATGCTTCAACATGCAGATATGTTAATAGGTATTAATAGACCCGCTAAACAAAAGATTAGGTTCTATGGACCTGATAGATATATAATAGAGAATGATAGAACATTAGTATTACACTTCTTAAAAGCAAGAAACGGTGATGCAAGAATGAGTTTCTTTAGAGCAAAGTTTGAACAGATGCAGATAGAAGAAATGGCCACACCAGGTCAACAAGAACGTAGATAACCTGCACACCCAACCACTGCTCCCCAACTATCATACGCACCATTTAAAATAAAATGAATACTAAAAATATAAAAAATAAGAACATGGGATTAACACCTGCAGAACGCAAAGCAAAAGTCCTCAAATTAAGAGAAGAGCATGAAGATTACTTTCAGACAGAAGGTAAGATAAATGCACTATACATACCAAAGATGGCATACCGTCCATCAGGTAAAGATGAATTATATGTTTCATTCTTTCCAAGTGAATTGGAAAAGGATAAAGATATATACACTGAGTTTGTAAGTATAGACTATGACTCAGAAGATCCTAAAAGAACATTGTATTTACATAAGTATAATCCGCATTGGAAAGATGAGTATGAACTTATAACTTCAAGCTCAGGATTTCAAAGACATTTGATTCCAGTAAGTGAGCTCAAAGTAATTAATGATGTTACAGCTAGAACTAATGCAGATGGTCTTAAGATAATAGGTAAGGCTACAAAAATTGACTGGTCTAATCCTGATATCCCTAATCCAGATGCAAAAGTTGTGGATCCTTTGATAGAAAAGCTAGAAGAAATAAACCAAACATTGATAACGTTAACTAAAGTAATAAATAAATTAATTAAATAAATATGGCACAAAGCGTATTAGTAATTGCAGATTCAGGTACAGGAAAGTCAACCTCAATCAGAACATTAGATCCTAAAGAGACTTTCATTATAAATATTGCAAACAAACCTTTACCATTCAAAGGCTATAAGAGTAAGTATATTCAAATTAGCAAAGAGAATCCAAAAGGTAACATTACTTCAGCTGCATCAGCTGCAGGTATAATTAAAGCAATGAAGCATGTTGATGAAAAGATGCCACATATCAAAACATTAGTTATAGATGACTGGCAGTACATGAGTTCATTTGAATACTTTGAAAGAGCAAATGAAAAAGGTTATGATAAATTCACTCAAATAGCAGCAAACTTAGCTATGGTAGCAAAGATGCCTAAAGATATGAGAGATGATTTAACTATTATATTCTTAACTCACTCAGAAGATTCAACAGATATAAACGGTAATAGAAAAGTTAAAGCTAAAACTATTGGTAAAATGATAGATAATACATTAACTTTGGAAGGCTTATTTTCTATTGTACTATTTGGTAAAGTAAATAAAAATGATGATGGTGGACTTGTATATGGTTTTGAAACTCAAAACAATGGAGAGAACACATGTAAATCACCAATGGGTATGTTTGAGGATTTATTTATCCCTAATGACCTGAAGTATGTAAAAGAGTGCATACAGAAATATGAAGAATAATAAATTAATTAAAAAAAAAGAAAAATTATGTTAAGTACTAAAGACATGTCTGCAGGTTCAGGCAACGTAAAACCAGTTATTGGTGTAGGTAATCAAAAAGTAAAAATTAATTCTATAACATTTGATGTAACACCATATGATGCAGATGCATACAATATTGTTTTACATGTAGAGAGTGAGCCAGTACAGGGTGAGTTCAATGGTTTCTTAAAAGATATGAATAATCCTAATGGACCACGTTATGAAGGTCAAGTAGGTAGAGTTAGATTTTCACCATATCCATATAAAGATGCAACGTTACCAAGCGGTAGAGAAATAAATAGAGATACAGAAGTACTAAAAAGTATGGTATATCTAAGTGAAGTTCTTAATAAAAGAGAAGAGCTTGACAAGATAGAAGCTAATACTATTGAGGTATTTATGATTGAGTGTAACAAATTATTCTCAAACAGTGAGTACTTTAACGCATGTATTGGTGGGCGTGAATGGGAAAATAAAGAAGGTTATGTAAACTATGATTTATTCTTACCAAGAATGAGCAAAGATGGCATTCCATTAGAAGAATTGAATAAAGAAAATTCAAGACTTTTAACGTTTGATGCTAATAATACTAATCACTTAAGAAAATTACAGAAAGAAAACACACCAGCACAAAACTTTGAGCCAGTAGGAGCAAAGGGTGATGATTTTGATCTATAATTTGTTTTTGTTTGTAATGATAGGAGGGGGTTTACTAAGGATTTTCTCCCTCCTTGATTTACTTTAATACTATAAATATGGAAGAAAATGAACCAGACTTTGAATGGATGTGGGAAGTTGATAATGCTAGATAATGTTTAATACAAAAGGTTTAGTCAGAGAAGGATCAGATGTACCAAGCTATTGGGTGTTTCAGCATTATTTAAATCTATCAGAACCCTTAACAGGCCAGGATATAAAGATTAAATCAATCTTTAATCCTAATGAGAGAACAGCAAGTTTTTGCATTTATGTAGATAAATCACTTATGCAATATAAATTTAAAGATTTCTCAACTGGTAAGATGGGTAATAAAGCTGACCTAGTTATGTTTATGTTTGATGTATCATATACTGATGCAATGAATAAAATAGTTAGTGACTATAATGTATACATTAAGTCTCCTGATTATAAAGAACAGCAGTTTGAACCTGTAGCTAAATGGACAATAGATTATATAAAACATAGAGGTTGGACTATAGAAGATAGAAAATTTTGGTTGGGATTTGGTATTGGTAAAACAATATTAGATAACTATAATGTAAAGCCAATTGACTATTATACTATGGTTAAACAAGAAGGATCTCAGTATAGAAGTTTACAAGTAGGAAGCAAATGGTGTTATGGATACTTTGATAAGAACGGGGAGGTATATAAAATATATCAACCACGTAGTAAAAAACATAAGTTTCATAAAGTTAAAAGCTACCTGCAGGGTATAGATCAGCTTAAGTATAATAAGCCGTATCTTGTTATATGTTCTTCACTTAAAGATGCTATGTCTTTAAAGGGTATAGGGTATAATATAGAAGTGTTAGCACCAGATAGTGAAAACACTATGATTAAACCACATATAATAACAATATTAAAGAAGAAGTATAAAAAAATAATAACACTCTTTGATAATGATGACGCAGGCAGAAATGCAATTAATAAATATAAAGAAGTTTATAAGATTGATGGGTTATCATTACCAGTATGTAAAGATATTTCAGATGCAATAAATACTCATGGTGTTAATCATGTGCATAAAGTTCTGAAGCCTTTACTTAAAGAGATACTAAATAAATAAATATGAAATGGTTTATACCAGGATCTGTACCAAGTAGTAAAAATGGTAGAAGATGGACAGGAAAATACTTTATTGCTAGCAAAGCTGTAGTTAACTATAGAAAGATAGCAAAGAAGTATTATGCTGAATATGCTGATGAATTTAAGAAAGAATTAGCAAAAAAAACATTACCTGTTCATATATCTTTTGAGTTTATTAGGGGGACACGTCATAAATTTGACTATATTAATCCTGCACAGACTGTGCAAGATGATATGGTTAAGGCCGGATGGATAGAAGATGATAACGCTGAATTTATAATTCCAGTGTTCCAGAAATATACCTATAATAAATCTAATCCGGGAGTATGGATTGAAATACTAGAAGATGACAATAATCACAGCCCAAGAACTATTACGGATAATACAAATGATAAAGAGTCAGGACAAGGATGATGTTGTTCTAGGACTTGAACTATATAAAAACATAGATATTGCAGATAGAAATATTATCAATAGATTAATTGCTAAAGCATTGCTCTTTGATAATAGAAAACTATTCTACAAATCCATTGGTGTATCATACCCGTGGAAAGAATTATTATCTGATCATATAATTAAACTAATAGATGATAATGTAACAGCTGCAAATCTGTATAAAAGTTACGTAAAATTAATATACAAATGATAGTACAAGATAAGGTTGCAAGGACAACCAAAACATTAATATTTACAGAGCCCTTTTACGGGCTTTTTTTGATTGGTATAAATAAGAAATATACTGAGAATATACCCACTGCTGGTGTAAGCAAGCATGGAATAGGTGTACAATTGACAATAAACCCTGAATTTTTTATAAATCTAAGTGAAGATCATAGGTTTGGATTAATTAAACATGAGCTATTGCATATTGCATTTGGTCATTTAATTATGAGAGATCTATATGCAGATCATAAATTATTTAATATAGCTGCAGATTTAGAAATCAACCAGTACATACTGGAAAGTAAATTACCTGAAGGTGGTTTATTATTGTCAAGTTTTCCTGAGTTAGATTTACCCAAGAAAGCAGGTACAAAAGAATACTATAAGTTATTAGAAGAAGCCAAAGATCAAGGAACATCTCCATCTCTAGACAGTCTAATGGATCAAATGGATGGTACATCACAGTATTGTCATGGTACATGGAATGAGTTTGATGATTTGTCAGAAGCAGATAAAAAGCTAATACAAAAGCAGGTGGAACATCAACTTAAGGAGTCAGCAGAGCAAACAGTAAAAAAGCAAGGGAATATACCAGGGGAGTTAAAAGATCTTATTAAAAGATTATTAAATATAGAACCTCCTAAGTTTAATTGGAAAGCATATCTAAGAAGGTTTATTGGTAATTCAAGTATTGTATATACTAAAAAGCTAAGACGTAAGTATAATAAACGTTATGCTGCAAATCCAGGCCTAAAGATAAAATTCAAGAATCATATACTTGTTGGTGTTGACACAAGCGGATCTGTAAACAATGATGAACTTAAAGAATTTTATTCTGAGCTTGTGCATATGCATAAGACGGGTCATAAGATTACAGTAGCACAGTGTGATACTAGATTAAATAGTGTAAAAGAATTCAATCCAAAAAAAGATTGGGAAATACATGGTCGTGGTGGAACAAGTTTCCAACCAGTAATAGATCATTATAATGAGAAAAAAGGAGCATATACTGCTCTAATATATTTAACAGATGGTGAGGCTTATACTCCAGATGACTGTCCAAACAATACGTTATGGGTACACAGTTCAAACTGTAGTATAAATGAAGAGTTACCAGGAAAGAAAATTCAACTTAATTAATAAAATAAAAATGGCAGAAGTAAATTTAAATGTAACAGAACTAAAAGGATTTGTAAATCATATTATATCTAACAACAGATTCTTACAAGAAGAAGGTAAGAACTCTGTATCTGTAGAGATTGTAGGTGAGTCAGGTATTGGTAAGACTTCAACTGTAGTAGAGCTAGCTAAAGAAAATAACCTAAACTATGTCAAGCTTAATTTAGCACAGATAGAAGAGTTAGGTGACTTAGTAGGTTTTCCTGTTAGACAATTTCAAATGTATAAAGAAAAAGTAATAACCAAACCTAATAATGAATTAGCAATGGTTACTGCAACACAGAGAGCTGCAGGTTCTAGCTTAGCAAATCTAAACACAACTGTTACCAAAAAGGTAGGGCAATGGGTAGATGAACTTGCTGTACAGGAGTATCTGAAGAATGGATACAAGATGACTGGTAAGAATAGAATGTCTTACTGTGCACCAGAGTGGATTGCAGACAAGAAAGATGGTGGTATATTATTGTTAGATGACTGGAACCGTGCAGATACAAGATTTATTCAAGCGGTTATGGAATTGATAGACCGTCAGACTTATATCTCATGGACACTACCAAAGGACTGGCACATAATTTTGACAGCAAACCCAGACAACGGAGATTATATGGTTAATAGCATTGATTCAGCTCAGAAGACCAGATATGTAACCGCTAACTTGAAGTTTGATGTTAATGTATGGGCACAATGGGCAGAAGGTGCAGGAATTGATACTAGATGTATCAACTTCCTGTTACTGAACCCAGAGTTAGTAACACAAGAAACTAATGCAAGATCAATTACTACATTCTTTAATGCAATATCAAGCTTTGAATCATTTGAAGATAATCTTTCTATGATCCAAATGATTGGTGAAGGTAGTGTTGGTGATGCATTTGCATCTATGTTTACTACATTCATTAATAATAAACTAGATAAACTTGTAACTCCTAAAGATTTATTGACACATGATAATGAGTCATATATTCTTGGAGAGTTAAAGAGTTGTATTGGTAAATTAGATGGAGATAACTATCGTGCAGATATAGCAGCAACATTAGCAACTAGACTTGGTAATTATGCTGTAGTATATTCGCAAGATAATACTATTAACCAAAAGATTACTGATAGATTAAAGTCATTGTGTACTAAAGAATACTTTACAAATGATTTAAAGTATTTAATAGTTCGTACAATCTTTAATGGCAATAAAAAGAAGTTTAATAAACTAATGATGATTCCAGAGATCATCCAAATGACAATGAAATAATGGCAAAAAAAGCAGTACATCAAAATTATGATGCAGATGCTTTGAAATTCTTTGGATTAGAAACTGACCCACAATATGGGTTGGTTTCTAGTTCCCAAAGTATTGACAAAGTATTATGTACTCAAGATGAAACAACATATAATAAAATACACAGTATATTAACTGTTCCAACAGAGGATGGTAATACTTTTAGAACAAAAAAGAAAGCTTTTGTTTTACCTAGATGCAATGTGAGTAATGATAGGATAAAAGCAGCTCTTAAAGAGCATAGTATAACTGTTACAAATGATTATGAGAAAGCTGATCTAATTGTAAGTCATGAAGATATATCTACACATAGACTAGAGAATGGTGATAATATACCAACTACAGTTATGATGAATAAGATATGGAATTATGAAACTACTTTAGGAGATGAGCATTCTAGTGGTTTACTTGAAACTATATGGAGCTCAGGGATAGAGTGTATACTTACCCCTAAGATAACTGATATTGTATCTTATTATAAAATTGATACCCATGTAAGTCTATATGATAATTGGATGATATCAGCATTAGCAATAAATCTTGCTCATTTAATTGAAACTACCAGTTTAGCTGTAGTGTCTGTTGATGATGTATTACATAGTTCAGCAACAAGAATAGAGCTCAGTGAAGAAGTATTAAAAGACTTGATCGCTCAGATCAATTCATATGAAAGTAAGAGTCTTGCACTTAAAATAGTTCCAACTATAAATTATAATAAGAACTATCATTTATTATGGGAATTGGCTCAGTCTTGTCCAGAAATAGAGTATGGAGATACCAGAGATAAGGACCTAAAATATTGGGTTAAGTGCTCTAATTTTATTAGCTTTACTAGAAAAAGTGCACAAGATATGATACTCTGGTTAGAAGAACAGGAGTTACTTAATAAAGAATCATTTAAGTACTTAGAGCCTATAGTAAGAAAGGAGATAAGTATACATAATAGAGACTTATATACGTTCAAAGTAGCTGTTAAAAAAGAATATCAACAATATTTAAAATAATAAAATGTTATATAAATTAGAAATTCCAGACATAAAAGAGGGGCATACTCAAATAGAAGCAGAGGGGGTTAGTATTAACCGTCTAGGTTACCATGTAGGAGCCATTCAGGGTTGGGAAGTACAAGATAAAGATTTAACTCATTTAGGTCTTAAGTTAGATAAAGTAGATTTACAAGATAAATCAATATATAGATTTCCTAAGTTAAATTTGCCAAGAGCAAAGTTTGATTTACTAAAAGAAAAGTTCAGTTGTAAATTAATTAGAAACAAAGATAATGCAGATGCGGCTATAGTCTCTTCTAAGTATATTAATAAACTAGTCAGTACAAATTGGTATATGTCAGTAGATTCTTCACAGTTATTTAAATTCTTGACTCAACTTAAACAAGCTGATTTACTAGCTCAGTGTGCTGTAGATAAGTTTAATAACTTCTTTCAGGATCCAGAACAGTTTATACCTGGTTGTAGGATACAAGTAACATCATCATATAGTTATGGTCAAACTGCACCACAAAATAAATCGGTTACTCAAATTTTTAAAGATTGGAAAGAAGAGTGTGAAAAGGCAAGAGTAAAGAATAATATAAGAGATGTATATATTGAGGATACAGAAGATTTAAATAATTGGTTATATATGATTGATCCGTCTAACACGGTATATTTAGATAGTCATGTTATGGAGAAGACAAATGAAGGTTTGGCTATTCTTCCAGATGAGGAATTCAAAAATATAAAAGATATGATAACCAGTGATGATAGATCTACTAGAACACTCTGTATAGAAATGTTAGCTAATTGTAATCTAAGTGAATCTATGAATGTTATAGCACCTCTTTACTGGTGGTATTATGAGTATTTCAAAGATACTAATAATTGGAACTCAGTTAATGTAAAAGCTTTTCGTGAGGCTCTAAAACCATTACAAGGTGGTCATTCTTTTCAAAATATCTGGTCATATAATCAATTAATAAAAATTATGTCAGATAGAGGACAACTTACTGACTTCATATATAAACATACACGCAACTTATTGTATACTCAATTATTAGGGACACATATAGGACCTTCATCTGAGATGTGGACTATAGAGGAGAATGCAATTAGTTTAAGACCTGGGTTATTTAAAATAAATGAAGATGAATAAAGACCATAAAAAAGAGGAGGAGTTCTATGCAGATAAAGATTTCTGTTTTAGCTACTCCTCTTTAAATAAATTATTGTTTACACCTTCCTTATTCTATAAGGATTATATACTGCAAGATCGTGAGATCAGAACAGACAAGCATTTAATTGAAGGTAAAGCTTTACATTGTCTGATGTTTGAGCCAGAACAATTTACTTCCAAGTTTAATATTGTACCGGGTAAGTTACCTAGTGATAATATAAGAAAGGTATTAAAAGACATGTCTCTTTATACAGATGCTGAAACGCTAGACAGCTGTGAGGATTTTGTAATTTTAGATTCACTTAAGAATTTAAACCTATATCAATCTCTTAAAGCTGATGACTCAAGACTATCTAAGGTAAGAACAGAAGAAGCTGAAACTTATTGGAGGTTCTTACAAAATCCTAGTGTAGATGTGATAGATCAAGAAACAAATACAAGATTAGGAGAAAGCTTAACATATCTTAAGAATAATGAAGAAGTTATGGCTTTACTTAGTAATGAAACTACTGACTTTGATTTAGATCCAATTGAAATACATTGTGAAAAGTATTTAAAATCAGAGTTAAAGGATTGTTCTTTTGGTCTACATGGTTATGTTGATTATCTTAAAATAGATAATGATAACAAGACTGCTATTATCTGTGATTTAAAAACAACAGGTAAGACTGTTGCAGACTTTAAAGAGACTGTAGATTTCTATAATTATTGGTTACAAGCATCTATTTATATGAAGCTTGTATATGATTTCTTAGGAGATAAAGCAGATGAATATACCCTTGAGTTTAAGTTTATTGTAATAGATAAATATAACCAAGTATATGTCTTTGATGTTAGTGAACAGAGTATGAATGACTGGTCAAATGGTCTTAGTGGTGTAATTAATACTGCAAAATTCCATTATAATAGTAGAAATTACTCCCTTCCTATGGATTTCTTAGCAAATAAGATTAAATTATAGTATGAGTAAGGTTTATACTGATTATTTTCAAAAGAGTAAAGTCTTTTTATATCCTTTATTAGGAATAAAGAAAGGTATTGCATTTGTTCCTAGGCAAACTTATATTGCCTGGGAGCATGTGTATGCTTTTGATAATTATAAACTTTTATGTGAGTATCGTACTAAGATGAATGATACATTTACTAAGTTTTCTTATAGGTATCTAGAGAGTCATCCACTATATGAGGATCATATAGAACTAGAAGAAGGCAAACAATTATATATTTTTAATCTTGAGTCACATAAACCTGACCTAGTACGTTTTAAAAATGGATTGTATTCTCAATTTAGTCTTGATGCAAAAATAACTATATTAGATTTCTTTGGGGACCAAGGAAAGGTTTCTGATTATATACATACTTTTCTTACTCCGTCAGAGGGGTTTGATGATTATGCAAACTTCTTAAACATTGATGTTAAAACATTAGAAGAAATAGGAGAGTTATGTTCTAAACCAGATCTTGAAAAAGAAACTTTAGTTGATAATAATCAATTTTTATATCAACTATTAAAAAATAGTTCCATATATTTGTCAAAATCAAAATAACAATTTATGTCACAAATAGGACAAAATATGATGTTAGTAAATTCTAGCTTTAGAAATGCTAAATCATTCACATTAATTCCAGTGAGTAATGACTCACCATATGTAGAAGCTATGTTTGACCCAACGTCAGGCATCTTAGCTGTCATCAGTAAAGTGATGAAACAATCTTATCACATGGTACCTAAATTAGATGATGAAGGTCAACCTATGAGATTAAAGAAACCTAATATGCAGACGGGTAAAACTGTTAAAGAAGAAAGAAGATTGGTTGATACCTTTTCTGAGTTTTATCTTAGTGATAGAGAAGACATTGAAAGATTTATACATATGTTTGCAGTTAATGCAGACAACTTTAGTGTAGAAGAATTCTTTGTGGATCTTAAAAAAACTGAGCCATCAAAAATTATATTACCTGGACAGTAGATTTCGTGGTTGACTTGCTACTGACTTAAAAAGGAAAGCCTATTGACGTAGGCTTTTTTTGGCTCTAATAATTAAAAATGTAAATATGAAACACTGGGTAATGGACTATGAAACGTTATCTAATTGTTTTACAGGTGTATTTGAACATTACAAAACTTCAGAAACTAAAGTCTTTGTGATACATGATCTGCAAAATGATTTAGATATTCTAATTGAGTTCTTAAAACAAAATATAAAAAACAGAGAGTGGCATATATCCTATAATGGATTAGCTTTTGATGGACAGGTCACTCATTATATATTAGATAACTATAATAAGTGGGACTCTAATCTTAGTGGATGTGATATAGCTTGTACTATATATAATTATGCACAAAGTTGTATTCAAAAATCTAGGAATAAAGAGTTTCAAGATTATCCGCAATGGAAAATGCAAATAGGTCAGATAGATATATTTAAAATGCATCATTGGGATAACCCTGCTAAACGTTCTAGTTTAAAATGGATTCAGTATAGTATGGATTGGCAAAATATTCTTGATATGCCTATACATCATGACACAGAGATAACTACTCAAGAAGAGATAGATACAATTCTTGAGTATTGTATTAATGATGTCAAGTCTACTAAAGAAATATACAATAGATCTAAATCACAGATTGGGCTTAGAAAAGAACTTACTAAAACATATGGAATAAATATGTTTAGTGCTTCTGAACCAAGAATAAGTAAAGATATATTTGGTTATTATCTAACTAAGATGCTAAACGTTAGTAAAAGGGATCTTAGAAATATGAAGACATATAGAGATAGTATTAAGATATCAGACATTATCTTACCCTATATTAAGTTTACATCTCTTGAGATGAATACACTACTTAGTAGATTCAGATCTCTTGAAGTTGATGGTAAAAGCTTAAAAGGTAGTTTCAAGTATGGTCTAGACTATAAAGGTGTTAAAACCCACTTTGGTTTAGGCGGGGTACACGGTGCTGCTAGCAAAGGTGTTTATGAGAGTGATGAGGATATGGTTATAATGTCTTCAGATGTAACCAGTTTCTATCCTAATCTTGCTATAAAGAATAAGTTTGCCCCAGGTCATTTCCCTAAAGAAGAATTTTGTAATCAATATGAATGGTTCTTTAATGAAAGAAAGAAGATACCTAAGAGTAATCCTATGAACTATGTCTATAAGATTATACTTAACAGTACCTTTGGCCTTAGTAATGATGATAAGAGTTTCTTTTATGATCCTGAGTTATGTTTACGTATTACAATTAATGGTCAGTTAACGCTGATGATGTTGTATGAAATGATTATGGAAAGGATCCCCGGTGCATTTGCTTTATTGCAGAATACTGATGGTGTAGAAACTTTAATACCACGTTCTTATATAGAAGAGTACATGGCTATTTGTAAAGAGTGGGAAGAAATAACTAACTTACAACTGGAGCATGATGAATATCAAAAGCTTGTATTAGCTGATGTCAATAATTATATTGGTGTGAATAACTTTGTAGAAGTTGACATCACTAAATGGAGAGAAGTTAAACAGAGTCAGCCTCATTATCTTTTTAAGGTAGAGAATGATAAGTTTAGCTTTGCTCCGGTTAAGTTAAAGGGACGTTTTGATTTCCATAATTTACAGCTACATAAGAATAAATCCAAACTAGTTATACCAAAAGCTATTTATAATTACTTTGTTCATGATACTTTACCAGAACAATATCTAGATGAAAATAAAAACATCTTAGATTACTGTATTGGTGGCAAGTCTAAAGGACAATGGGAACAAGTAGCACGCTCTATTAAAGACGGATCTTTCTATGAAGAGAAGTTACAGAAAATTAATAGATACTTTATATCTAAAAATGGTGTCAAGATTATAAAAGTAAATAAAAATGATCAGAGAGAGATACAATTAGAATCAGGTAAATGGCTACAAACAGTATTTAATGATATGAAGGTTGAACCTAAATGGGATAACTACAATATTAATAAAGCTTACTATTTGCAGGCTATAGAAACTGAGATTAATAATATCTTATCTGTTTCAACTAATCAACTTAAACTATTTTAATGATAACTAAACAGCTACATGATGTACCTGTCGGGAGTAAAGTCAAGATAATAAGACCCAAACATTATCTTGGCACTCCCCCAGCATCATTTAATATTAAAGAAGATGAAGTATTAACTTATACTTTTAAGGATGGCATGTATGCATGCTGTACAGATGAGGAAGGCAATAAATTACATGTTGCAGGCTGGACTGAAGTAGAAATTATTGAAGAACGTTTGGCTGACTCAGAATAATTAATTATATTTACACTTAAAAAGTTTAATTATGGGATATATAAAACCAAAAGAAACCACAAGATGGCATTTAGAAAATGCACCTTTACCAAATCATGGTAAGAGTTATACAGTTATATCACACAAACAGGTGATAGATAACACTATGAAACTGCTCAATGATAGCGGATTCATTATACAAAAATCATTTTATAGAGCTAGTACAAATGCTAGCGTAGCACAAGGTATATATTATATACATCCTGCTAATACTAAAAATGATTTAATATTAAATGAAGGTGAGCTAGGGATGATGTTTGCCTGGACAAATTCATATGATAAGAGCACACGTTTTCAATGTGCTATTGGAGGATATGTAAAAGTATCCTCAAACGGTCTTATAGCTGGAGACTTATTAAATTATAAAAGAAAGCACACGGGATCTGCAGACATGGATGCTAAAGTACAAATTAGTAATCAAATAAAAAATGCAGAGAAGTATTATGAACGCATAATACAAGACCGTAATGTTATGAAAGATGTTAGAATTACTAGACAACAACAATCTGAATTGATTGGTAGATTGTTTATTGATGAAAAACTTCTTGACTCACAACAAATGAGTAATATTAAAGCAGAAATGCACAAACCTACATATCAATATGATACTAATCCTGAAACTGCATGGTGTTTTTATAATGTCATTTCTAATGCATTAAAGAAGGCCCATCCAAGAGAGTGGTTATGTGATCAACAAAACTTTCATGACTTTATGATTGCTCTTTGTCTTAGTAATAGTTACGTAACTATAGAAGAGGAAGTAGAAATTATAGGAGAAAATGAGTTTGATAATATAGTTGTGGGAGAAGATGTAGAAATATTTGATGATGGTACATGGATTAATCCTCAAGTATCTTTAGCATTATGACACTAAACATCATTTTATTGGGAATATTATGTTTATGTATTTACATATGTTTCTGTATGAATGAAACCAAATAATTAGGAGACAACCAACTGGGGTCAAGTTTTTGCATTCTTGGCCCTTCTCCTTTTAAATATAAACAAATGAAAGATAAAGCAACTAAAAGAAAAGAAAGACCAGTATTTACTGGAGTATTAAAATATTTTCCGGATGCTATTATGGAAATAGCACGTGTATCACTACAAGGGAACAAACAACACCATCCAAATAAACCTTTACATTGGGATCGTAGTAAATCAAATGATGATTTTGATGCATTAGCTAGACATTTAATTGATGCAGGAACTATAGATGATGATGGAATTCGTCACACATCAAAGGTTGCCTGGAGAGCGTTGGCTTGCTTACAAAAAGAGCTTGAGCTTGAGAAAGAGAAAGGTCTTCTAGGTGCTGTGGAACAATATAATAGAAACCGTGATGTTAAGGATCATATAACTTCTATTGAACAACTGCCATATGAAATTATAAGTGGAACAGAGTCAGCATATGTTGATGGAGGAGTATAGAAACTATGACTAAGAAAGAAAAAAGAGAACTAGAAAGATATGCTAAAGCTGGCATTATTCCTTGTACAGAAGATAGCCAAGTGTATAGCTGGCAGAGAACAAACAAGAAAGCAACAGCTCGTGCTTCACACGGACCCAATGGTGCGTATGAAGTTAGAAAAATAGAAGATGTAATGGCTGAAAGGCGAAAAAAAAATAAAAAAAGAAAATGAAAAATAAAAGTATAATTCAGTGGTGTATATACGTAGGAGTATATTTAATGATATTATTTCATTTGTTAAGTTGTAAACCAACTGTATATAATCCAGATACGGATCCTGAAGTCTTAGACTGGTACATTGATAATAATGATACTATTATATATACTAAACAGGATTCTATTAGAGATGAACGTGAAAGGTGGGAGTATATTAGAAGCCTTGAACATGATAGCTTGTGGGAATGAGATACTTTAGTGTTTGGTACATACCGTATGATAAATTACTTAGTGATGACCCGCAGTATTACAGCAAATGGATGGCTGTAATGGCTGATAATAAAGGAGATGCTAAACAAATGGGAAGACAAGATGGTCTTGTTACCAGAGTTGAGCTATTAAATAAGAATAACAAAAAGGTGTTTTAGATAAGGGAGGGTAGGCAATACTGCCAAATAATTTTATAGGTGTAAGATACCTTAATATTAAATGTTTAGCCCTTCCTTATTTAACTCCAGAATATACCACCTACAACATCACCTGCTCCTACTGCACCAGTATTACCATCAGCAGATCCTGTAGTTAAATTCATACCTAATCCTAATTTAAATTGAAAACCAACTTCTAAAGATAGATCTAAATAACTATCTGCTGCTACACAGAAGGTTGCAACAGGAATATCTGAATTGACAGGGGCTGTAGCTTTATCAAATAATCTTAAAAACATATCAGAACTAGTATTATTATGAAGGTTTATAGCATATACACTACCTCCACCTTTTTTAATAAAATCCAGATTGGTTCCAGCTGATGAAAGTACTCTATGAATAGCTACTCCACCAAATCCATATTGATTTGGCATAGCCATAGACTTTGGGTATTGTGAGTTTAAGCTTGATGACTCTGATGTATTAAATTTTACTCCCATTTTATTTTATTTTAATTGTTTATTATATTATACTATTGATACATAGTACATGTTATTTCATAAGTTTGAGCTCCCTTAAATCCTACTACTGCACTTGTTCCATTAGTACCTATTACTTCACCTTGGAAACCAGTTGTAGTATGATTTCTTGTTACAAATGAAAGAATAGAGGCATTACCCATACTTTTTACTATAGTACATTGAACTAAATAGTTTGCACTAGGTCTTGTTTGATTAAAAGTTATTGTAAACAATCCGGTTCCTGAATTATATGCTACTTGGTTATTTCCTGGATAAGTTGAATCACCTTGATTAACTATACCACTAACACCAAATGAAAAATAATCACTTGGTCCTGGATCAGAAACAACTAAGTTTTTAACCTCAGTATACTTAACTTTATTGGCATCATCTACATCTTGGTATATTATTAAATCAGAACCATCAGGAATTGATCCAGATGCATTTTGTGCTGATTGGATAACAGAACTTGTACCTACATATTCTACAGCTATATCATCTGCATTAGCTTTTAAACCTGCCCCAGCTCCAACATTAAGTGTTAATGTTCCAGTAGTACCACTACCTGCTTCAGAACAACCTGTTCCTGCAGTAAGGCTTGTTACTAATGGTAATGCACTAATAGCAACTCTTTTAACAGTATTAGAATCGTCAGCATCATTAAATATTATCTCATCTGCTATGTCTGCTGAACCGGCTCCTGGTACTTTTACTAGGTTATCAGCTCCTACAAATTTAACACCTATAGTAGGGTTAACAGTACTAGATCCAGATTCTATTTCTAATGCTTCACCTGCTGTAATAGATGTAACTGTACCCGCTGGAGGTGCTGATCCTGCAGTAATTGAAGTAATATGTCCGGTTGAATTAACTGTTATGGATGCAGGATGAGCTGATGTACCTGCTGAAATAGAGTCAGTGTGATTAACTGTAACAGTATTAGTTGTAAGTGGACCTGGACCAGTTGATGCCTCAGTAATTACTGTTGTTAAACCTGTTCCACCGGCAATATCAAAATTCTCATCAGTATTTACTACTTGAGCTGGATTTGTATCCGCTTGTAATGTAAATCCATTGTAGAACCCTGGCATTAAATAAATCTGTTGTTTCTTAAGTGTATTACCATCAGAGGTATCACTAAACATGTAATAGTCAAGAGTAGCTGGATTTGACTCCGTAGCTCTTGCCATAATTAAGTTGTCTGATCCGGCTATATCAACACCAATTGTAATAGTATCTGTGGTTGAAGTGTTTACTGTTAGACCACCAAACGTTGAAGCTTGATTTGCAGCAGCAACTGTAAGAGTACCACCTAAATTAATAGTTTGCGGATTAGATCCATCACTTACAATAAAGTTACCAGCAGCAAAGAAGTTAGAAAGAGTATTCTTTTTTATAGTATCACTATCACTTGCATCACTGAACCAAATAGAATCCGCATCTGTTGGAGTTTCAGTAGATGCAGCTAGTATAGCATTATCTGTACCAACATAGTCTATATTGACAATTGGACTACTTGCTGTACCTGTAACAGTTATACCAGTTCCTGCATTAACAGTTGTACTACCACCGCCTCCACCAGCTGGGACTTGCCATGTACCATCAGCTCTTAAGAATGTGGTTGATTGTGCTGAGCCTGATGAGTCAGGAACATATCCTACTACATTACCACCACCAAACTTATTTAAGCTAAGGTTAAGGGTGCTTCCAGAAATGCTTCCTGCAAAAGGAGTTGTATTTCCTGTAGTTAATGATAAGTTTAATGTTGTTAAGTTATTAAACGGTAAAGCAGATACTAATGATTTCTTTACAGTATTACTATCATCTATATCAGAGAAAAGAATAAAGTCACCAGTAGCTGGTGTGCCTGCAGTTTGTACTTCTATAAAGTTATCTGTACCGGCTATATCTAAAGCTATTTGTGCAACATTAGGTGTACCACCTGCTACACTAAAGTCTAAACCAGCTTGTCCCACAAAGTTTATAGTTTCTCCACCAGTTATTTGCTGTACTACACCACCATCTCCTTGAATACCAAAACTATCTGATCTAAGAATATCTTGAATAACTGCACGCTTTACTGTATTTCCAGCATTAACATCATTAAATACTAAAGTATCTGTAGCAATATCTATTACTCCAGCACCTGCTGATAATATAAAGTTATCAGCACCAACATAATCTACAGCTACTGTAGCTGTTGGTCCTGTTCCATTTGTTACTGTAATACCATCTCCCTCATCTATTTGAGATATTGTACCACTTCCTGCATTAATCCATGCTGTTCCTGAACCAGTAGAACTTAATATTTGTCCGTTAGTTCCAACAGCATTAGTTCCATCATAAAGTCCAGACCTTAGTCTTACATTACCATTAACATCTAATTTTTGTGTTGGTACAGTATTTATACCTACACCACCTTGTCTTAATATCATTGCAGTAGCAGCAACACCGTCAGTAGTTTGTATAAACTCTAGTTGAGATCCTCCTGCACCACTGCCATCCCAACCAACTTGTCTAATTTCATTTTTTATACCTGCTTGACCAACTGCATCAAAAAGCATAATTTGTGCAGTTATATCACTTACATCATTATTATTAGAATCAATTTTTATGATTGATGGTCTATCTCCAGGGTGTTTTATAGATAATGAAGTATTTGCTGTAGATTGACTTGGAACCCCTATAGCTAAACAATCATCTGAGTTATGCCAAAATAAGTTTGCGTCACTAGATAATGTATCAGCAGCTGACCAGAATGCAACTCTTGTTGCTACACCGGTCCCTGTTACAAAACTAAGGCTTGATGCCAAGTCTCCAAGTTTAATACTTTTATTACTATCAGCTGATTCATCATATATCATTAACTTATCAGCTATAACTGCATTTGTTGAAAGGTCAGCTAAATTAAGTATGGTAGTACCAATCTCTATAGCACTACCTGTAGAAATTACATTTGATCCAAGTAAATTACCAGTAGAACTAGACCCTATAGATTTATAACCTACACTTGTACCATCTGATATAATTAATTGACCAGCTGTTCCTGGTGGTAAAGGCTGTTGTATATTACTAGCGTTACCAACCCAGATGTTACCAAATGGAAGAGTTACTACCGGGTCATCATCTGACCAAACAACTCTACCATCAGCTAAAGATCTTAATACTCTGTTAGCAGCACCTGCTGCATTACCAGCAGAATCATGAACTTTGTTAAACAGTGTTGTAGCATTTGTTGTGTCTCCTGACGTACCTAATTCAACTCTTAATTTTAATACACTATTTTTATCAACCTCCAGATTATCATCAACATTTAAATTTCCATTAACTATTATTGAATCAGCAACAGCATTTTGAATCATGATACTATCTTTGATAGCAGGATTTTGTACTAAACATGTTCCTACAGCTGTACTGCTATACATAGGTACTCTATGTTCTGTTGCAACACCGTCTTGTAAGACAACATTAGTTAGTATATCACATTTAATATCTCCGTATTTAACTGCAAAAGGCTCCATTCTTGGAGCGTAAGTACCACCGTGGTTATTTAAAGTACTGGTTTGGTATAAACGTCCAATCTCTAAATAGTCTTTTTGACTATCTAGTTTAAGCTGTTTTTTATTTCTCTTTAATAGGCCTAATACCTCTTGTATGAAAACACTCATGATTTATTTTTTTATAAGTACAGTGCAGCTAATTTAATGTTAGCTTGTGCTGAACAAGTTATTTTTATGTTACCATCAACATCATTAAAAGCATCAACTTCAAATGGTCCTAAGAAGCCAATTTCTCCTGCAGCTAAATTTAAAACTGCATTTTCTTTCTTTAATGTACCTAGTAAGGGATCTATAACTGTAGTAACTACCGGAACTACGGTAGCAGTAATAGCTCCACCACTTGTATTCTGCACCCAGAAAAATTCTTTTGATGTATTCTTAAGTTTATCACCACCTGCAGCTGGAGTAACCGTGGTAGGTTCTAAACCAGCTTGTGTTATTTGTTGTGCTGTTATTTGTGCCATGATTTAATTTTTAACTATTTCTATATCCATTTTTAAAAGCTGCTGACTGAACTGGTTCTGATGCTCTTGTGGACTTCATATCACACACAATACCGGCTTTAGCCAATCTTTGTCTTTTAGCAACTTTTTTTGCATTTCTCTTTTGTTGGGACTTCTGATATTGAGAAGTAGGGTTAAAGTACCCATTAGGTACATTACCATCTCCCAGCGGGAATGATATCTTCTTTGCCATAATTTCTATTTATTAAGTAGATGTGATCCATCACAGATTCCATCAGGATTCTGAGTATTACCACATACACATTGAGTTCTATTTTTCATATTATTTTTTCATTTTACCTAAAGTTAATGCTAACCTTGCACGTTGTGCAGTCTTACCACTACCTTTAGCTTTTTGTCTCAACCAAGACTTCTTAATAGTTCCATCAGCTTTCATTGCTCCTGCTCTTTTAGCAGTTGCTTTTAAGGCTCCTGGCTTTTTAATTGCCCCCTTGATCCAGTTCTTACCAGATTTTTTTGCACCACCTTTTTTATAAGACACTACACTCTTAGGCATAGTTCCTTTTTTCTTAGCTGGCTTAATTTTTTTTGCTGGCATAATTACTATTTTTTACTTCTTCTTCCTTGAGCACTTGATCTGTTACCAGAATAAGCTCTTTTACCTGCAGCTCTTTTAGCTCCTTTACTTTCATTTCTTCTAGACTTCATAGATTGTTTTTTCTTACCTCTTCTCATTCCTAGAGATTCATCTAATCTAGAATTGTATCCTTGCTTTTTCTTCTTTTTAACTGCTCCTCCTTTTTTATAAACATCCATTACATCTCCTCCTTCTTGCATTCCCATGAGACCTCCCATATCTGCAAATTTTCTTTGTTTATTCATTCTTTCTGGAGAGACAAATGGGTCTCCATCTCCGGTAGTCATACCCATTCTTGCGTACATTTTTTGACCACCCTTTTGTTTTTTCATAAGTTTATCTAACTTTTTACTTGCTTTATAACCTGATTGTGCTGGCATGATTTCTATTTTTTATTTGTTATTACTAATTGACTTAAATTTTTCTGCCCCTCTGCTTCCAAAGTAGGCTACATAAACGGTAATGAGAAGTGACTTGAGTAAATCTACCCAGCCAGCATCAATACCAAACTCTATGTCAAAACCATCTAACAAAATAAATATAACTAATGAAACAGTTAAAAATATTAATGTTAAAGGTCTTGTGTTCTTACTTAGATATGAATCAGATTGCATATCCGCCTGCCATCTTTTGCTGACTTCTTGCATCTCAACCATATCCATCTCTAAAAGCTTTAATGCTTTTTCTTTATCTTCTGGTGGTAACACAGCAGGGTCTTCCTTCTCTATAAGAGATTTAACCATGCCAAGTACACCTGCATCTGGAAGTAAGTCTCCAGCTACGCCTAACAGACTAGGAACTTTCTCAACAAGAAATTTTCCCACTCTGGTGTCTTTGAATTTTTTCTTTCCTTTGCTCATAATTATTTTTTCTTACTTGCAGTTACTTTACTTTCACCTTTAGTTACTGTAACATCTGTGTCAGTAACATCTACCTGCATTGGATCATCTTCTTTATCAGACAACTCTTTAATCAAGCTCTTAATTATTTCTAACTCAGGCTTCTCTTCTTTTTCTTTTGCTCCAACTATATGTTGTAATATACCTATCAATGCCATTGCTGCTGTAGATACCAAACCAATAACTGCTGTTAGTGCTCCACCTTCTAAAGCTGTAGAACTTACTACACCTATTACTACTAATACTGTGATATAATTTATAGCATGTTTACCTAAATGTTTAGATGCTATTTCTTTAGCTGTACTTTGAGCTACAATTTTATCAATCTCAATCTTTGCTAATACTTCTTCTTTTAATTTTTCTCTACTCATAACTTAAGGATATATTCTTATTTCTACTCCTGTTCTTATTAATTCACTGTCACCAAGACTACCATTTTCCTGGGTGCTTAACTGAAAGCTTGCAGTAGTAGCACCAAATATATTAATCACTACTGTTTGATTTTTTAAATTACCTTGTACAGGTGCAAAAAATACTTTATCCATATCAGCTAGAGCTGTGTCCCAAGTACCTCTATACACTCCTGTAGTTATACGTGTCCAAGTAATATTATTACCTGTTGTATTTTCTAATACTGTTGCAGCTGGTGCACCGGTTCCAGATTGATTTAACAAAGCAGTGTAGCTTGTATACGGCCTTCCACCTGTGGAATTTATTGTTATTTCATTTGCACTTTGTGACACAGTAACATTTGTACCTTGCACAATACTTCTAAAATTAAGGGTCTCCCCTACTTTATCTTTAAAAATTTGTGATCCACCACCTACATTTGCTGCAGTATTTGGTTCACCACTTGTTGTTATCTCTACATAATCATCATCTGATGAATTAGCAAGAGTAAGGTTGCTGCTCAGAGACTTTAGTGATCTAAAATAAACAGTACATGTTTCTTCAACATCATCAGATTCTGTCTTCTGATATACTTGACCTGTGCCAGCAGCTGGATTAGCTGGAGAATTTGCGTGTGCACAATGTTCTGCAGCAACCTTAAAATCTCTCACCTTTATCACCTTTACACTTTTGTATGGTATAGGAGATGCTACACCTGTCATATCAGGCTTTTCATTCACCCCTAAAATCAATACATCGTCTAACTCAGCCTTCTTAGCAAAAACAGATCTTCTTATTAAACTTAATACATCAGTTAAAATGTTCATTTTTTCTTCTTCTTATTCTTTTTCTTATAAGAAGATGTCCATCCCCCTATCTTGTATGGTTGTTTTGATTCAGTACCATCTGCTCTTTTTGCATTCCTTAAAGCATTGCCTCCCTTTTGCATCTTATTTATTAAAGAGTTAAGAGATACATCTGCTAGGTCTAGTTCACCACCAAGCATTTTACCAGATACGTCCATTGATCCTTCTTTAAGCATATCATCTATTGCGGCTGCTTGAGCCCCATGCATTTTAGATGCTTTCTTTAATGCACCAGATATTTCTTTTAACTTCTTCTTTGCCATGTCTTTTACTTTTTACAATCCTTTTTTTTACATACCCCTTCTTTACACCAGCCTAAGCAAACGTATCCAAAGGTTATCCATTTTATAAATACACAAATATTTCTCATTTTCCTTGTCCTCTATAGAGTTTTTTATAATTTTTACTTGACATCACACTTGAGTGTTTTGTCTTTGCATGAATCCCAGGTCTTTTTCTTCTTCTAGGTTTCTCATAAGTTGAAGGGAGAATCCGTGCCATTACTTCTTAGGCTTTCTTCCTTTACGCTTCTTTCCTGTTATTGCACCTGGTACGTCTCCAAGCTGATTACCTACTTCTTTTATTGCTCTAGCAACATCCGCTAGTTCAGCTTTAGTTAGTTGGTAATGTTCTAAACTTTTTTTCATAGCTGCAACAACTTTTTCATCTACTTCTGTCTTAGACCATAATTTTACCCAGTAATCTTGTGGGCTATAAGTCCATAATACATTTATAATTTTCTTAAACATAATAAATTGTTTTACTCTTTATATAAATAATATACAAATTTTGTCTCACTTTAGCAACAGAATCCGTTATATATGTGCTATCTTTGTTAGCCTTGTATCTATAATATACAAAAATAAATTCACTAAAATAAATTAAATCAACATGGAAGAAACCGCAAATAAATCTAATTCATATACATTTAGTATAGATTTACTCCCTAAAGAAACTTTACTTGGAATACATACTGTAGATTGTCAAGTAGACTTAAATGAAGATGGAGTTTTACATGATATGAAAGGAATACAATTTGGTTTTATATTTTTAACCATAAACTGTATGAAAATATATTAATTTTTCATACATTATAATTACTTGACAGCTGCACTGCTCACTAGCAGGAGTGCAGCTATTTTATCTATAACAAATAAACATCCTTAATATGAAAGACATCTTTAAACCTAGACTCAATATTCTACCCTATGAATACCCACAATTATTAGCATATAAAGATGCCATTAGACATTCCTATTGGATTGATACAGAATTTAATTTTACTGAAGATATACAGGACTTTAAAGTGACTATTAATCCTAGAGAAAGAGATGTTATAAAAAAGACTATGTTAGCTATTGCACAAATAGAAGTTAATGTTAAAACTTTCTGGGCTGACATATATAAACGTATGCCTATTACAGAGATAGGAGATGTAGGAATGACATTTGCTGAGTCAGAAGTAAGACATAAAGATGCTTATGCTAGACTGTTGAGAATCTTAGGTTTAGAAGAAGAATTTAAAAATGTTGTTGAGGTACCAGCAATAAAAGGAAGGCTTAAATATTTAAAAAAATATTTAGATGGTACAAGATCTAAAGACAACAAAATGTATACTAAATCTGTTTTACTATTCTCTTTATTTATAGAGCATGTTAGTTTGTTTAGCCAGTTCTTAATTATGATGAGCTTTAATAAAGAAAAGAATGTACTAAAGGGTATATCTAATGTTGTAGAAGCAACAAGCAAAGAAGAAGAAATACACGGTAACTTTGGAGCAGAGTTAATTAATATTATTAAAGAAGAAAACCCGGAATGGTTTGACAAAGACTTTGAAGATCTAATACACTCAGCATGCAATAAAGCATATAAAGCAGAGTGTTGTATATTGGACTGGATATTTGAAAAAGGAGAACTAGACTTCTTACCAAAAGAAACTATAAAGAATTTTATCAAGAATAGATTCAATAATTCACTTGAAAAAATTGGGATGCCAACTTTATTTATTGTAGATTTGGATCTGTTAGAGTCTACAGAATGGTTTGACATTGAGGTTACTGCAACAAAAGAAGGAGACTTCTTCTACAAGAAAAGTGTTGACTATAATAAAAAGAGTAAAAGCATAACTGAAGATGACTTATTTTAATTATGGAATATAAAAAATACTACTGGCTAAATGAAAATAGTAGAACCTTTTTATCTAGAGGTTATATAACAGAATCACCAGAACAAAGAATAAAAGACATAGCTAATAAAGCAGAGAAATATCTTCATATGCCTGGCTTTGCTGAAAAGTTTGAGAACTATATGTCTAAAGGATTTTACTCACTATCTACTCCTGTATGGATAAACTTTGGTAAACCAAAAGGTTTGCCTATTAGTTGTTACGGATCCAATATAGATGATAACTTAAATAGTATACTTAATGCAGGACGTGAGATTGGAATGATGTCAAAATATGGTGGAGGTACAAGTTGCTTTTTAGGGAATATAAGACCTAGAGGATCAAAGATATCTACAGGAGGCTTAGCTGATGGACCAGTACACTATGCTAGAATATATGATACAGTTGTAGATGTATGTAAACAATCTGAAGCAAGGCGTGGAGCCTGTGCAGCATATCTACCATTAGAGCATCCAGACATAGATGAGTTCTTAGATATAGGTACTGAGGGAAATCCAATACAAAACTTACAGTATGGTATTACAGTTTCTGATGCTTGGTTGAGATCTATGAAAGCAGGTAGTAAAGATAAACGTAAGATATGGGCTAAAGTAATTCAAAGAAGATCTGAGTTTGGATATCCTTATATAATGTTCAAAGACAATTCTAATAAGAACACTCCATACAATGAGATAGGAATGGAAATCACAGCATCAAACTTATGTTCAGAAATCCAACTACCAACAGACACCTATAACTCCTTTGTGTGTTGTTTGGGTTCTATTAACTTACTACACTGGGATGAGATAATAAAGACTGATGCAATAGAAACGTATGTATTCTTTTTGAATGCTGTTATGGATGAGTTCATTAAGAAAGCGGAAGTAAAAGCTGGCCTTAAAAGAGCATATAACTTTGCTAGCAAACATAGAGCTATTGGTTTAGGTGTGTTAGGTTATCACAGTTTGTTTCAGTCAAAGCTAATAGAGTTTGAATCATTAGCTGCTAAACAACTAAACAATCATATATTTAAACATTTAAAAGAAGTATCAGATGAAGCATCAAGATGGTTATATGAACACAGGGGATATAGATCCCTACGAGAAGGCTATGCAAACACAACTCTTATGGCTATTGCTCCTACTAAATCAAGTTCATTTATCCACGGTGCTGTATCTATGGGTATTGAGCCAATAAAATCTAACTACTTTATCAAAGATCTTGCTAAGTCTAAGACGGTGTATAAGAACCCATTCTTAGTAGAAGAGTTAGAAAAGTATGGTCTTAATAATAAAAAGACATGGGATAGTATATTAAAGAAAGATGGATCTGTACAGCACTTAAACTTCCCAACAAAAGAAGTATTTAAATCATTCATTGAAATAAGTCCTAAAGAACTAGTACTACAAGCAGCACAAAGACAAAAGTATATTGATCAGTCACAGTCATTAAACTTAATGATTGACCCGTCTGTATCAGCTAAAGATATTAATAAGCTTTATTTATATGCACATGAAGAAGGAGTAAAAACACTATACTATCAGTTTAGTATAAGTTCTGCTCAAGACTTTGCTAGAAACATATTAGAGTGTGCAAGCTGTGAAGGATAATTTATGAGTTTTCTAATGCTTTTACTTTAGCTGATAAATCTTGTATTGCTTTTACTAGAACAGGTATTAATCTACCATATGTAGCTTCTAGTTTTTCCGGATTAACATCATATACTAATCTTGTATATTCATCATCAACTTCTTGTAAGTCTTGAGCTACAAAACCTACATCTTTTAAACCTTTTTTAGCACCATCTCTTCTATCCCACTCAAACGTTACTGGTTTTAAATTATCTACAAAGTCTAATCCATATACAGAATCTTTAATATCTTTTTTATCACGCTTATCTGATAAAGCTGTTATGCTTGTTACTTGACATCTTAAAGCAGCTGTACTAGAATTACCTAAAGTTATTTCATTACTTACAGTTAAACTACTAGGCTCAGCTTGATCACCTATAACTATATTGTTATTACCTGTAGTGGCTCCATCATTTGCTTTCCAACCAATTGCTATGTTTTGATTAGCTGAGATAAGTCCTTCTAATGCATAAGCACCTAAAGCTATATTAAAATTACCATCTTGTAAGTTTTTTAAACAAGATCTACCAACACCAACATTATTAGTACTTTGGCCTGGATTTACACTTTTAATTTCTGCACCTACAAATGTATCAGCTAAACTTAATGTACATTCCATACCAGCTTCAAAACCTATAGCAGTGTTTGATGGTACCGCAAACATTGCAGATACATTTTGTTTGGCTAATGCTTTATAACCTACAGCTGTACATTGAACTTCATTATTTTCTAAATTTAAAGCATTAAACCCAAAAGCTGTATTACCACTATCTCCTGGTACTCCACCACCTTGACCAAGTAGGCTTGCTCCAGCCCCTATACCAAAAGCTGTAACACCTGCTTGAGTTGTTGCTGGATTTGCTCCTTGCATAAAAGTTCCTGAAGCTGGTGAATATTGAATTGGATTTGTCTCAATAATATTACCAGTACTATTAACAGATAAATTAAATGTAGGTGTACCAGTTTTGCTACCAGACCCATAATCTACAAACTTTACAGATTTATGCAAATCTATTTCTTCTGCTCCTGACGTAGTCTTAATCTCAAGCATTGGATTATTTCCAGCAGCTCCAAACTTTAAACCTAGCCCAGCCCAGTTATATAAAAATCCAAAACCTCCCCCGTCATCATCCCATCCGAATGAAACTTTAGCAACTTTATCTTGTTGTATCACAAATTCAGGATCACCAAGAGTTACACTACTAGGTTTATTTATAATAAATCTATCACAATCGTTAACTCTCATTTGATACAAACCAGTAGATAACTGTGGAGATTGCTCTAACTTACTATCTGCTAAAGTTCCCTTTGGGCCGTCTGACCATAGAGGAACAAAGTTTGTTGTACCAGAGTTTAATGAAGTTCTAAATTCTTCAAAAGTAATAAGTCTATTCTCCATCTTAGGATCATATGCATAAATACCTTCTGGCCCTTGTATTCTTCCTAAAATTATATAGTTGTTTGGATCTACTTTCTTTGCTACTTTCTTTCTAGAAAGTAATCCCATCATATCTTGTAAAATATTTCCCATTGGTTTGTGGTTTTAAAATTGTGATTCTCTTTTGCAATCATCAATAGAAAGCTGCAACTCTTCTAGTGTCACTGGACATACAAGATCAAGCCCTGCTTTGAATGCAGCATACTTAAATCCATCCTTATCAAATACAATGATTGTTGGAGCCATTCGTACTCTATACTTTTTCTTTGCTTTTAGGTTCTCTGATATATCCGCCCTATAGTATTTTACACCTGTTAGTTTTCCCCAGTCCTTAAAAGAGTTATCGTCATTAAATTCTGCCCAAAACTCTACTACAACCAAAACATCTAAATCGTCAAATGCAGAATTACCTACTACAGACTTTTCAAAATCTTTATCCGTTAACCAATCTTGTCCATTAACTGTAGTACTAAACAGTAAAAAAAAGAAACATAATACTGCTCTTTTCATAGTTTATTTTTTAGTTAAATCATAGATTCTCTCTTCCATTTTCTCAAACTTCTCAAGGAGCATCTCTACATCCTCTTGGGTATCCATAATTGTTTGTCTTACTAGTTCATCTTTTAGATCATACTCAACCCTGTCTATAACTGGCTTGGGCATTTCCATTGCATGAGCTATATCTGCTTGGAGTGTAAACCACATTGTTGCTAATGTGATAGTAAATCCTACAATCATACCTATTGTTTTTAAGTCTAATGTTACCTGAGTTTCTTCTCCTATTTTCTGTGCCATTTTATTTTATTTAAAACTGAAATTTAATCCAAATGATGTAAGGAATAATTCACTATCCCACATTTTAGAATACTCACCTTCAACAAATACTCCAAAGTTTTTACTGAGCTTCCAACCTAAACTAAGTCCAGCAGAATAATCATCCCACTGTTCTAGATCTGCGTCTTCTCTTAATCCACCTTTACCCCAGTTGTTTCTATTTAGATAAGACACTTCTTCATCTCCTTTAATATATCTATGGTAAGGTAATATATAGTTTGCATATGCATGAACCCAAAATTTGCTTTCATAATGATAAAAATCCATTCCTACAATTGGTGCAATCTCACCAAAAGCATCAAGCATATCCCACTGCTCATTATTATAACGGTTCATAAGATCAGTAAATACTGTTTCTCTAAACTCTAAGTCTGTATCAGCTACTCTATTTCCTTGAGGATCTACCCAATACCAGTCACTTGTTTGGTTCCCTAGCTCATCTTCTGAAGTATAATATATATCATCATACCCATATTCAAACCCTAGCTCATACCAATAGTTTACAGGATACTCTTCACCGTTTATAACTTGTGTTTCATTTAACCATATTTCAATTGGATTATATCCATAAGCACGGTCATGAGTACGGTAGATTGCTCCAGCTGATATACTAAACTTTTCACCTAATGGTAACCTAGCTCTTAACTCTGCTGACTGATAATCAAGATTTATCTTTCCTACTTCTCTTGATTCAACTTTTACTATGTGATATTTTCCACTATGTTTTAAAAAGAATCTATGATTTTTAAAGTCTTCTCCTCTCCATCTTTCTTTTTCAAAATGGAATTGATATTCTAATCCTTGTAGTGCAGAAGAAGGTGCAGTAAAAGCAAGCTGTTGTTCTGTGCCATCATACCAGTTTCTTGGCTTTCTTTCATAATCAAATCTTGCTAGCTTTCTAATACCAAATCCATATCTATAGTCAAAAGGAAATACTTCCGTATTATCTACTACATCTGGAATAGAATATAAGCCACCATCTGGGTTTGTTCTTACAAAATAAGTTTGTTGTCTTGCTTCTATAGAATTTTTTACATCACCGGCACCATATACAGTACCATACTGTAGAAAATCAGAAACTAAATCCTTTACAAAACTACGTTCTTTAATAGAATCTTGTGCTAGTAATGTAGTGTAAGAGAGCATACATACCAACACTAAAAAATATTTTCTCATATTTTAAATGTATTATATTAATAAGCTGTGCATTGGTTTGTATACTAATAATATAAGAATTTTTTACTAAATTATTTAATAAAGAAGTCACTATTTTTAAGATAGCTATCCCATTTTTGGAATGTATACCAAATAGGAACAACATCTTTCCAATTTTTAGCAAGTTTCAGTTCTCCTTTTCTAGGCTTATTTTGATATACATACTCAGAGTTCTCTCTAAATTCTTTATCACTATAATATACATAAGCTATTGGAGTTCTAAAAGATAAAGATAAAGCCTCACCCAGTTCTCCTAATGTTCTTGTAGCTGCTATAGGTGACTTAAACATTTGATACTGTTGTTTTAATCCAGAAGGATGCGGTGTAAATAATACTAATTCTTTATATGTTCTATCTGCTTGATATTTAGCAATATTTTTAAATCTTTTTGTTAGTTCTGAGTCATCATCATCACCAGCTAACATTACTTGCATTAACTCACTAAGTAAAAATACTGATATCATAATTCCTATTTCACCTGCAGTTCTGTAGAAACCATATAGTTTGTTCTCTGCTCTCTGATCAATATTACCTCCTTCTCCAGTCCAATCATGATCTTTTAAAAATCCTTCTTTATAAGTATTAAACTGTAGATTACCTGTTGCTGCTGTTTTTAAAGCATAGTTTATAAACTTCAAAGCGGATATATATCTACCTTCCATCCATCCAAGGTTTTCATCAAAGTATTCTCTTTGATATCTTGCTCTAAATGCTGGCATAACCCATTTATGAAACTGTGCTGCTAAGTTACCAAGCGTTGTACTTTGAATAACCATTCTATCTTCTTTAGCATAGTTACCATGAATTTGTTTATTAACCTCTCTTATTTTATTTCTTAAGTCATATCTATACTCATCAGTATAAGCCACTTCTCTACCACCTTTTTCAACTACAGTATCAAATCCTTCTTTAAGTTCATTCTTATGTGTTTTAGGATTATAGGTAAATGCATCATATAAAGAGAGTGTCTCACCTGTTGTACTATTTTTAATTGTAGTATCCATCAACATGGCCATACCTACTTTAGTTTGTACATTGTATTCTGCTGCATCCTGAAGAACATATCCCCACTCAGCTGCTTTAGCAAACCAACTTTGGCCTGTAGTAGTATCTGCTCCCTGTTCACGTATGTCTGTCATTTTATCCATCATCCTAAACATATCTACAAAAGCTTCATATTTACTATTAGCTTTCTCAGGATCATAATCAACTTTACCAACACCTTTAGCTGCACCAAAAGTAGCAACATAACCTAAATCTTTCATATAATAACTAGTTCTAGAAACAATATCAGGAATAGCTCTTTGATTAAAAACTTTTACAGCTCTTAGATATGATGATCTATTAAAGAATCTTTGACCAAGCATTTCTATATTATTGTTCACTCTACCAATAACATAGTTGTTAAAGTTACCAAACGGGTTAAAGGCAACATAAGTAAGAGAAGAAACTTGAATTAGCTTATCTGCTATTTTATCAAACATTCCTTTGGATATTTTGTGGTTATCATAAAAGGTCATAGACATCCACTTCTTAGCTCGTCTAACAGCATTTGCTTCTAACTTGTTACTACTTATTTTTTGTCCAACCTTTTTAACAGCACCTTCTACCACACTGAAAGATTCTATATCTGTTTCAGGTGAACCATATTCTCTTTGTTCTAGTACCTTTACCATAGAATTTAATGTGTCTTCTACAGTACTCATTGTCTCATAGTTTTGAGCCATTGCAATAAACTTTAAAAGACTATCAGTAAGATCTTTACTAATCTGACCTACAGTTGGAGTAGCTCTTAACCTTGCTATCTTACCATTAAGTTTTTTTAATTCTATATCATACTCACGTGCTCTAATTTTATTTTTCTTTCTTTTACTTTTTAATTCTGTTCTTTCTGCTTCAAGCTTTTCTAGTTCTCCTTCAACTCTTGCATTACCAGTAAAGTAAATTGGTAAAGTGCTTACCACATTACCAAGCTCATCAGTAGTAACACCCTTTTGCTGAGATGTACCTTGAGTAAACATAGAAACATTTTCAACTGTTTCTGCCCACTTTCTAGCTATAAAGTTCTTTTTGCCTTTTACTTCAGCTAACATTTTTTGTTGAACTACAGGAAGTCTACCAAGCATATTAGTTATATGTCCAGGAGGAAGCTTTTCCAATTGCTGTTTATAAACTGCAGTCCACATCTCATAATATTCTTTTTGTGCTTGTCCTAGTGCATCTGTAGGATTCATAATCTTAAGATACTCCGGACTTAAAACACTTTCACCATCTATTAGTGCATCATCTTTTATCTCTCTATACTCTGTTTTTGGAAAAGCATTGCTACCCTCATTAAATACTGTAGCACCAGTAGGTTGACCCTTAAAATATACTGGTCTAAGCTTTTCTTCATTAGGCATAAAGTACTTAGCTTTATATTGGATGTACTCTGCTTCAGAAACAGTGGCTCTTTTTTTCCACTTTATAAATCCTATCTCAGTATTTACAATTGCATATTCATGAATATCTCTAGCATCTTTAAACTCTTGAGTATATCTGTGGATATCACCATCTATTATATTCCCAGCATCATCAACTTGTTCAGCCTTAAAAAAGTTACCTAAAGCTGCTTTGTCTTCTGCAAGTTGTTTATTATGTTCTAATTCCTCTGGCTTAGCCTTAAATGTATTAGGTATGTCATAATATAAACGTGGTTTACCATCACTATCAAAAGTCTTTTGTCTTAACTCATGTTGTTTATTTTTATAGTTTGGTCCTATCTTTTCTACATATGTACCATCATCCTTAGCCATAAAATTATATATCTTCTGAGGATCAGTTTCTGCAGATAACTTAATTAATTTATCAGCAGCTTGAAGTACCATATCTTTTTGAACAGATATTTTATCAAGCATCTTTTGCATAGCTGCTTTATATATCTTGTCCATTATAGCTAATATTACATCAGGAGATGTTGCCATATCTCTAGTTTGATAGTCCATATCAGTAATGTCAGGAGCATAAACTAATAACTCTTCTAAGTCTTCTTCAGTAAATACACTGTTTTCACCACCAAAATCTCTGTTAGATCTAGCTCTAATCTGTTCTTTTACAAAATTCATAAGTGCATTATCAATAAGTCCTGGCTCACCTTTTAATAGTGCAGATCCTCCAGTAAGTTTATTAAGTTCAATTTGAATATTAGATATAAGCTTTAGTTGAGAGTTATTTAACTCTCCTGCATCTTTAATACTGTAAAGACCCTCAAAGGTTTTTATAAATCTATTAAAGTTTAGAACAGCAGTTATATATTCAACGTCTTGTACATTATTAGGATCTTCTATATATTCTGTAAACTCTTGGATTTGTTTTAATGCATCACGTAGTAGGCCTGTATATATAGTAGACCTACCAGCAGATCCTACCTCATCACTAAGTGCATAGGTAATATAAGCTGCCTGAGATGCTAGCTCTTCTAATTTTTCTTTCTTAGTACCTTTCATAAAAACTTTACTCTTAATCATCTGTAAAGCTTTTTGTTTATCTATAATACCAATACGGTAATCTCTAAGTGCAGAAATAATAGTTTCTGTCTCAGGATTATCAAGTCTGTTTACTTCTTCTCCTGCTGGATCATTTTCTTGTTCAACATCTTTACCTTCAAAGTCTGCTTCAGGTTCATTCTTATTTAACTCTGCTTGTCTTTGACGTTCAATAGAGTTATCTACTTTAATTAATTTATTTAAGTTACCTTCTGTTGTATTATCTAAATCATGTTGTTGCCATGAGTCAAATTCAATCTTACCATTAAACTTTTGATTTTTTCCTTTGCCTGATATATCTGCAGTAAAGTGTAATGTAGATGCTCCATAAGAGCCATTATCAACCTTGAACCCCATATTCTCAAGCATTCTTCTATACATGTTTACTTGAAGACTATGTTGAGCTCTTGTAGATAATTTTGATACACCTCTTTGTTTTAATAGACTATCTGCCTTTAAACTGTTATTAAATTCTTCATCATATAATTTTATTCTTCCTCTACCTTTTGCTTTTTCTGCTAAACTTTTTGGTGAGTTAGATAACTTACTCAATGAGTTTTTAGAAGTTTTTAAATCTAAAACCATGAACTCTCCATTCTTCTTTAGAATTAATAGATCAGCTGTCCCAGCTATTTCTGATGCTGTATCATATAAAATGACTTGAGGTATTAGTATAGAACCTGGTGGTGCAATATATCTTAATGCATCACTCAGACTGGTCCATACTTCAGCAGCTTGTTCTTGAGTAAGTAAAGTTAATTGAGATACTGCACTAGAGAACGGTTGATCACTTGCTATTGTATTTAATAGAGTATCTACATCATTACCTAAATCTAAATTTAGTTGTATTTCTTCTTGGTTTGCAAGTGTACCTTTTATTGCTGTAGTAGCAGATGTCATTTTTTTACCTGTAGTAATATTTCTATACTGGTGATCCTTTTCATTAAAAGTTATAATAGGTGAAGTTAGCTCTGGGTCATTAAGATTAGCAACTAAAGCATCTTGTTCATAGGTCTCTGGATCCGCAGTCATATGAAATAATCTATCAAGAGCTGCTAGTTGTATTTTGTTTCCTGCAGCTTGTTGTTTCAAACTATCTACAACTTTTTGTTTTTCTGGAGTTAATGAAAATCTAATACTTCCATCTACTCTAGACTCTAGCTTAAACTGTATACCTTCTGTATTTAAAAGTTTTGCTATATCACTCATAGATGTGTTAGCATTTATATCTGAAACTAGTATGGGTCTTCCTGTTAAATATTCATTAAGATTATTGATCACAGTTGCTAACCATTGTAAAAATTCTTTAACTCTATTTAAAAAACCTTGTGATGGCCCGTTCTCATACTCTTTATTAAAGTGTCTAGACAATGCTTGTGTTACAATTTCTAAGTCTCTATCTTTTTGTGAAAAGGATCTTTCTGCACTATTGTAAGAGTCTTGTATCTCTTGACTAAGTTCAGGAAAAGTTCTTATTGATTCAATCAACAAGTTATCAAATAACTCAGGATTATCTACAGCTATGGCATCTATAAAAGGATGAAGCATTTCTTCTATAGCCATTTCATCTGTTATTCTCCCTTTGATTAGGTAAGCTACTCCATCAACATAAAATGAATTTACTTTGTTGAATGGTGTATTTTTTTTCTTCCAGTCAGGCATTGAGTCAAATAAAGCAGACGCTTCTGATACAGACAGCATTTGTATATTAACTTGGGGAAACATTCTTTTAAGGTGCATTACAACGGCTCTAGCTCTTGGTGTATCCCATGATCTTGACTCTGGTAATATATCTTTTTCACTAAATAAGTTTTCATTTACAACTACTCTAAATGTTTTAGGAGTTCTTTCTAATGATACTCTATCAGCAGGTATGTTATTAATCTGCAAATATCTTTGTAATCTTATTCTATTAGTATTTAAAGTGGATTCATCATACTCTCTTGTATTGGCATTAGAATTATTTATATAGTAATTGTTTTGGTATTGATGTATTATTCTTTCTCTACGTAAATTATTTAACAGACTTTCTTTAAAGCTTCTTTTTTTCAAATTAAAGGCTAAACTTTTGTTCCTTAAATAATCAGCCGCTTCTACAACTGTAGGAAAAGTATCTACATTGTTAGCATCTTGCCATGCATTTATAATATTATTAGTCTGCAACTCTGTTTTATAAACTGATTGTAGTACTTTATACTCTGCTGTATTTTTATTTGGACATCTAGCCATATCTTAATCTATTAATTTAATCCTAAACATTTTAAATGTTCTTTGAACTCTTCTTCTGTAAGGTTCACATTAATCTTTCTCATTTCTTCATATTGTTCTATCATAGAGTCTAATGGGAAAAGTTTCTCTTGTTGCAAGATAGGAATATTATTTTTGTTTTCTAATAACCTATCATACTCATTTGCTATATCAGGATACTGTTCTTCAACTTCTTCTTCAAACTGAAACTCCATTTGTTCATAAACTATATTATCTAAATTACCAGGATCAGATGGAATATACTCTTCTTCCATAGCTTTAAGGACAAGAGCCTCACGTTCATCATTATCCATAACTTCTTGATTATCAAATAATTGTTGTTGTATTTCTTGTGTATCAGCAATATTAACAGGTGTAGATTCAGGTCCAGCAGCTTGAACTGTTACAGACCTTTCTGTAGCTTCAACAATACTGCTTTCAGTTTTTATTGCTTCTTCAACTGGATCAAAAGCTATATCTGTTGTTTGAACAGGTGCATCTATTTGATTTTCTTCAGAATAATTCTGAGCATTTTTTCTATCTATAAAATTATTATTTTCTGATAGTGTTGGTCTATCTCCAAATATAAATCCAATAGGAGTTTGTTGCTTAGATCCCATAGGTTGAACTCTTTTATATACAACCTCCTTTTTAGATGCAAGATCACGTGTAAATAAAAAGTAATCTATATTTCCAAATTCATTTATATTACCTAATCTTACAAAAGCAAAACTTTTTTCCTGATTTTCTTCTGTATTAAATACTAAATTTCCATCTTTAAATGAGTATCCTTCTGGCAGGCTTCTTCTTTCCTGTGCTGGACCACCTTGATATATTGTTTTAACATATTCTTGAGAAGAAGTAGATAACAAATAATTGTCTAATAATGTTTTTTCTAAGTCAGCCTGTGATAAACCAAAAACAGACTCAAATGTAGCTTTTCCATTTAAAGCCTTTTGCACATTGTTTACTTGATTCAAATAAGTATTTAAGGTATACGGACTAATTGCTTCTAATAAACTTGCATAACCTAATTCTAAACCATCCTTAACCATTATGTAATTAATAATAGCTTCAGCAGACTTGCGTGTTTCAATTGTATTATATAACTGAGCAAAGCTGGTTTGTAGATCTATTTTTTGTGAAGATGAAAGATTTCTAAATGTATTAGCTTGTGCTAAATTCATTCCTGTTTTATTATTTGAGTTATCTGCAGACAGTAAAAGCACAAAGTTTTGTAAAAAGAAATTATCTGCTAGACTTTCTCTTTTTTGTAAATCTTGTACAACTGAAATAATAGACTGAACTGATTGTCCATCTATTACTGGTTGAGGATAAACAAAACTATTAGATAATGTTGCGGCTAGTTGACCATCTGTTTGTAAAGCATTATGTAAATAAGCTTGCAGTGTCAAATAAGATACAATATTCAATGAGATATCATTTTGTATTTTAGTTATCTCTGGAGTTACTGGTATATCCATCCCATCTAAGAGTTTGGTGTACATACCTACAAAAGGCTTTGTAGAAGATATAAAGACTTCAGGAAGTAAAACATCTGTTAGCTGATTAACTATATTTACATATGTACCCCTCCATGTATCATTATATAAATCACTTACGGAAATTAATCCCTGGGTTTTAAGTTCTTGAATTGTTCTTTTTAAGTTATTTAGTTCTACTATGCTACTAGGTAATCCTTTAGTAAGGCTTGTTATCGCACCCATTTTACTAGTAACTTCAACCAAACCAGAAATCTTAATTAGTTCTTCTAAAGCAGACTTTGTAACATCTTGACTATCCACTAGGTTACCATCAATAAAATCATACATCAACTCTTTAGTTAACTTAGTAGATTTTATAGATTTATATTCGTCTGACCTTAATATCTTTTCTGCATAAGTTGTAAGCTTTATTCCTGAATCTACTCTTGCATTAAAAGCATCTTGAATTACTGGAAGATTAATAAATAAAGTAGCTACTTCTAAAGGTACTCCTAATGCAATCATGTTAGCCATTACACTCATTGCTGGTTTACTTAAACCAAGTTTAGATATATAACGGTCTTTAGCATTATCTACTGCAATAGATATTAAAGCAGAAAGTGTATCCTGCTTTCTTTGGAGACCACCTACTTCAGTTGACTCAGCAAAACTATCATACTTAATACCATCTAATTCAAAGGCTCCATTTACAAGCTTGTTACTTTTGAGCCAGAAGTCCCAATCTAGTTTCTTTTTACTTTCAGTTAATAAACTCAAATATAAATTAGGTAATACCACTGCACCAATAGATGCACCTTTATTAGATTTAAATGCTTTTGTCTTTCCTAGTAAATTATCTACATCAACATTATCTTCTTGTAATCTATCACTAAATACCTGAGATTTTCCTGCTAACACATCTAATGTAGTTTTTACAATATTGTCATTTGCTGGAGAATAAGCTATAGGTATTCCTGTGCTTGATTCTGTCATACCTCTGTTACCTACTAAAGCATATCTATAATCTAATACTTCATTATTATAAGGAGCTTCATATGGAAAACCATGATCTTCTTTATATTTTGCGTACTGTGCTTTAGTTACAGGTAAACCTAACATCATTAATGCTTTTCTACTTTCTTCACTAACAGGACCATCCGGAATAGTTACTAAATCTACTTCAGCATCACTAAGTTGGTGTTCTGGTTTTACAGCATTATCTTTATATTGCTCTAAAGATTCAGAATAAATAGTTCCTGGCTTAGTAACTTTTTCATTTACATAATTAATATATGCATTATACTCTTCAGTTAAAGAAGCCTCTTTACCATATTCTACAAATTGACCATCTTTAATATAGTACTCTTTCATCAATGCAAATACTTTATCTATGTCAAAATCAGCACCAGAAGTTTCTATTAGTTCTTGAGCAAACATTGCTGAAGACCCATAATAGACAGGCATAAAGTCTACTAATTTCATATTTACAGAAGAGTGTTTATCCTGAGAAGGTATTCTCACACCAAAAAACTTAGATATAACACTTGGCATTGATGCATCAACTTTATCTTCTATCATTTCCATAACATCTTTGTCATGTGCTGGCATCATAAACTCAGTATATCTTTGTCCAGTCAAACTTTCTGGGTCTTTAGGATCAGTATACTCCATTAATCCAGATCTTAATCTGTCTAGAATAACTACACCGTCTTTGCCTGGATCTACACCTAACCAACTCTGTGGTTTATTTGAGTCAGTATCATTTGTTGACTCAAATATTTCTGGTTTTGTAGACATAGCTTCCCATTGCTTTTGTCTTATTATTTCTGATCTTAATGGCAAACCGTTTTCATCAAACTCATACACACGTCTATATACTTTATTACCATAATCAGATACCAGATTTACAGTAACACCAGGAACACGTTCTGCTAATACACCTCTACTAAAGTATGACATGAATAATGATTCTGCTTTTCTTACAGAAATAGCATTATTTAAATTGTAAGATATACCAGCATCATCAGCAAAAAATTCTAATAGATTAGATGAAGCTTGAGATGCTTTTAGACCAGCTGTTGCATACCTTAAAAATGCTGCTAACTTTGGAGTAATAACATTATCCTTTTTAGATAAAGTAAACTCATCCATTGCAGTTTGAAAATCAAAGACTAAGTTTCTTCTATTCTTATATTTAAATAATACTCTATTAGATAATGCATCACTGTATGCTTTTCTAACATCCGCAATGGTCATAGTAGTACCATCAGGATTTTTTAATCCTTCAACTTTGACTGAGTCATCTTGTTCAGAAGTAACTAATTCTTTTATCTGAGACATGTCTACTATGTCCATTTTATTAGATGGACTTACAACTTGAAGACCCATATATCTTGCATCTAAATCAGTAAACTGTTCAGATTTTAATTCTGTTTCATTATTAAATTCAGATATATCAACAACATTCCTTTTTTCCATTTTCACAGCAGACACAGGAGCAGCAATAGATATTGTTTGTTCTCTTGCCTCTTGTGCTTCCATCTTAACTCTAAGATTATGTAACTCTACTCTGTTAGGTTTTGCAACCCAAACACCTTTATCAGCATTCCAATCAGAAGTATAATCTTTGGTTAGTACAAAAGCAGACATCTTTAGATATGTTTTACCATCTCCATAAACTAATTTCTTAGAATTAATTAATGCTTGTGCTTTAGCTAAACCGGCTTTATTATCATAACCAAAGACTCTATTTCCAGTTATTGGCTCAAGACCTACATCTAAATGATCAAGCAGTTCAACTTGTTCAGGTTTTAAAAGACCCATACCAAACCATAAATATCTAAACGCTTTAGTAGTCATATACATTTGAGCATCTGCCTTATCAATTGAAGCGTTAGAGAAAGAAGATACACCTTGTGGCTCAGTAAAGCTTATTAATGATATTTTTTCTACGCTGTGTAGTACCCCTTGATCAGGTGATGGAAATGCACTATAAGCATTATAATAAGATGCATTTTGCATTTTGGCTCTCTTTATCTTATCAACAGGATCCTTTAATGATGTTGCTTGATCTCCTAGTAATATCTCATTTATACTGAATGTATTTATATAATCATTAACAAAAATCTGTTTTAGATTATAATCAAAGTTATCTGTAAGATTTAATAGTTCATTAGATCTTTGCAAATCTGGTGTACTAAATCCTTGAGCTCTTACTAAACCTTGCTTGACCTTCTTAGAAATTAAGTCTGATGCATTTTCTGATTCTATTACCTCTTTAAACTCTGTAACTTGGTTTTCAAGATTATCAACAACAACCTTTCTTAATGCTGTCATTCCTGCTGCATTTTCTAATGCTTGATCAAGAGTTATAGTATTACCTTGTTCACCTTGTAGTTTAGCAATAGATATAAGTTTATTTTTTAGTTCTTCAGATAATAAAACTCCTGTATTAAAAAATGTATATGCTCTACCACCTTCTGTATTATAACCTCCTACTGTATCTTTGGTTGCAGTATCTGGGTTAAATTCTCTGTTAATCCTTGCAAACTCATTTCTGATATTATTAACTATAATGTCTACAGCTTCTTCAGTAAGTTTAACTTCATTCCCAACAAGCTCAACAGCTTTAATTACAGGTAAGTCAATTTGATCTCCTGTATTAGATGCTTCCATTACTCTAATGAGCACGGATGCAATAGCACGCTCTTGAGTATTACCTTCTTCATCAAGGTATTCTACTGTACTAACTTTACCACTTTTAGTATTAACGTTTGCAGTATAGTTATTTAATAAAGTTGATAAAAACTGTCTAGGACTAAAGTCACCATAAGTATCAGTACCTAATACATTACCTGAAATATCTTCTCCTGTTATTCTATCTTTTTGTTTAAGACCTGCTACTCTAAGAACTTTTAGTCTATTAGTAAGAGAAAGTTTTAAGAACGCAGGATCATTTAATAAATAATTATTTTCTAAAGCAGGATCCTCAAGTTTTCTTTGTATGTTATTTGGATCATTAAGTTCTGCTATTGATGTTAAATGATATGTACCATTTTGATGTGCATAAACCAAATCACCATTAGCATTTCTAAATACAGAAGCACCTATTGTCTCATCAAACATAGCATTACTTTCTGCCATAGCTCTAAGTCTACTATTCATGCCCATTTCACCTGTATCAAATATGTCTTGATTTCTTTGAATTTGTCTAGACATTTGCTCTATATCTTCAAGTACCAGTCTTTGTCCATTAGGATTTAAATTTAATAATGCAATCTGAGATGGTTTCAAAGCATCAGTAGACTTAGCTGCAATAAAATTATATTTTAAATAAAGCGGACTAAATCTAATACCTACATACTGATATATTTGTTCAGATAGCTCTTTTGCTTTGTTACTTAATACCTCATCTGTTTCTGTTTCACTATTCAATGATATAGCATCATACAAATCTTGTATTGCATCAACAGCTTGATTTTTTCTTTTCTTATCAGATATAAGTTTTTCTTGTTTATATAAAAACGCTTGTGCCCATCTATCCATTTGTGAATTAATATCATCACGTTGGGCAGCAGAATAAACTAAGCTATTACCTTGTTGGTCTATCTCAGTAAATATATACTCAACTCTAAAGTTTGAGAAACCTTTTATAATTTGTTGTAAGAGTAAAGGATCTTTAATTGGCAATGACAATGCTGACCCATCAAGTATTGCTTGTGGATTTATTTCTCCAAAAGTATCTAATAATATTCTATCTATTACTGCACCAGAGTTCACATTAGACTGTCCAAATAAATATAAACTTTTTAATATGTCTATAGGAGCAGTAAGATTCTTAACTGATTTTAAAATACCATTATATGCCTCATTAAAATTAACAGGAACTATTAATGGCTCACCTTCTACCAATATAGTATTACCAAAATAATCTTGTTCTGTTACAGTAGTAGTTGCTAAGTAAGCTCTTAAGAAACCAGGTATACTATTTATTCCTCCTATGTTTGAAGCATCTGTATCAAATTGTGATGCAGATCTAATACCTGTTATATCTGAAAAGTATTCTTCATTATACACAGCATCTACTAATTGACCATTAATGATATTTAAATATTCAAATACTTGTTCTTGAATAACATCTTCAAACCTATCAAAGGCTAAACTTATTTCTGTTAGTCTTTGTTTTTGTATGTCTGATCTTTCTGCATTAATTGGATTTTCAATATTATATAAATTTCTAAAGTTATCTAATACCTCATTCATTACTTCTCTAGGACTATATGGTCCTTCTGATGCAGCCTTGCGTTCAGCTTGAATATAATGTGCAGCAATACCATGTATAAGTGGATTGGCAATATTGTTACTTAAATACAAGTTTCCTTTTACACCATTTTGAGTAATCTCAGCATATGGTACTAATGCATTTGCCTCAGAAGCAATACCAACTTGCATATCTGCAGTGAATTGATTTCTAACCAATGATGCTCCTTTAAACTTACCAGCATCTATAGATTCAAATAAACTATCTAAAGAAGCAAGTTCTGTCTTAGCACCTAACACAGATTTAATCCATTCCATTATTCTATTAAAGAAAGACTTTATAATACTATTAGTCTTTGTACTCTTAGGATTCATTTTAAATTTTTCAAATTCATCTGCTAAGTACTCTTCGTAATATTCTCTTTCTAATTCTGCTCTAGTCATATTTGCATATGTATCAGCAGAGTTCTTAAATTTCTGAAGTTCAATTTCTAAACTCTTTCCTTCAGATCTAAGTTTTGCTCTCACTTCTTTTTTAGCTATACCAATATACTGGTTTATTTGCTCATCAGTTAACAACATTCTAAACACACCGTGAAAAGCCTCATGATATTTAAATGGAGAATTTGCTCCTGTGTATATTGTACCATTAATCTTTAGTTCACCTGCAATCTCCTTAAGCACCATTACAAAAGCACCTACTCTAACCCCTCCTGCTTTCAGGTTATTACCTAAAGTCTCTATATCAGCTGTAGTTATAAAATCAGGTAATGCTCCTTCTGCCCATGTAGTAAAAGTATTTATATCTTCAATATCTTCTGGTTTGAGTTCTGAAGTATCTCTTACAACTTTATTAGCACCTTTATCTAATTTTTTTCTAAGCTTTAAAAGGTTTTGGTATTTCTTACTTTCTCTTAGGACTTTACCTTTTTCTTTAAAAGGCACGCCTTGTGTAAGTTCTTCTTTTAATTTATCTAGTTCAATTATTACATCTGATAAAGATGCTACTTCATTAGTTGGATTTTCTATTTCAGAAGTATCTATTCCTTGTTTCTGTTTAGAATTAACTAATAAAGTTATTTCAGTAATCCTAGCTGATTCAAGTTCAGTTTCTCTTTCCGTAAGTTCTTCTCCAGCAACTCTTTTCTGTACTATCTTATTTATATATTCAACAGGTACTGATGCAAATCCTTCATCTTTATAATCAGCAAAGTCTTGATCAGAAATTTCTTCTAGTTCTACAAAAACAGTGCTTGATGCTGGAGCCCGTGGTACTGATACATCTTGTTCTGGTGCATCTTCTGTTTGTGTATTAACACTATTAATAACTTTAGTTAATTGTAATGCTTGTAAAACACTTTGACTACTTGCATTCAGTAAAAGCTTCTGTGGCACAATTACATTATTAGCCACAGGTGTTGTTGTATTATTTATAATAGTATTTACATCTGTATTCCTAGGCAAGTGTTCTCTAAAGTTTTTACTACCTAATACAACAGTTTTTCCTTTGAATTTTATTTCTTTATTAACTTCATCATTATTAAACTTTTCTATTAAGTTACTTAGTTTCTTTGCAGGAGTAAGACCCTCTTCAACTTTATTTACTTCATCTTTATCTAATTCATAAAATGTTCTTTCTTTAGTAAGCTTATTATATTTTAATAACTGAACTTTACCAAACTTATCTACTTTTAATTCTAAATCATATCCTTGAGCAAAACTAATAAATAAAGAATTCTCTAAATCTATATTGAATTGTTTTGGATATTTATTATTTTTTTGTACCTCTTGAGCTTTTGTTATTAAGCTTATTGCTAAATCATTCATTTGCTGAGGAGTATAAGATCTAGCCTTTAAAGGAACTAATACATAGGTACCATTAGGTAAAAGAACTGCAGCTCTATATCTATCACTATTTTGTCTAATACCTGAAGAATTACCTTTGCTTTGTTCAACCATCTCTGACCATTGTCCAGACTTTTCTAATCCTGCTTTAACTTCTTCTCTTAGTTTTTTCTGTTCTGCAAGAGTCTTTTTATTTGTTACTGGTACAACAGTCCCTGCTTGTATATCATAGATTATTAACCCACCGGAGTTATCAGAAGTGTTATACTGTAGAGTATCAAATGAGTTGAGTATACCTTTCTGCATATCTAGTTTAACACCTTGCAAACTAAAACTCATACCATAAGGTAACTGCTTTGCATTAAGAGTAAATACATCCCCCTCAAAGGTTCTATCTATAAATTCTGTCAATAAAGAATTGATACCAAATACTTGCGTAAAGTATTTAACTATTTCTTCCTTTGGTACCCCTTTAAAGTCACTTAAATCTACCAGATTAAATAACTGATCATAAGTAAGATTAACTTGATCAGGTAATGCTACACCTTTAGTATCTGTATATATATTTCTATTATTTGGTAAATATGCAAAAATACCATCTGCCTGATCGCTTGGTTTAATCCCTGCTCCTTCTAAAACACTATTAATTTTTTCTTTTGTAGTTTGAAAATCTTCTGGACTTGAACCAATAAAGCGTAGACCTATTGTATATTTTTCTCTTACTTGTTTAATACTTGAGTTAGCTTCTTTCCCTGGGATAACAAAGTTGTTTCTTTTTTTACCTGCATCTTCATTAAGTTTAATTACAAGCTCTAAACTATTTATTTGCTCAGGTGTCAATACAGAAAGGATCAACTTCAGTCTTTGCTTTCCTGTAGCATAATCTGCGTTATCTCTTTCATCTATATTAATATGTGGATAAAAGCCTAATAAATCTTCTACCGTTAGTCTACTAACATCAGTTGTATATTTAGTTAGGTCTAAAGGTTTTTGTAAAAACTTTCTTTCTATATTTTCTGCTAATACTTCTTCTGTTTCATCTATCTTATTTTTAGGTGCTACAATGATTGAACCAACTCTAACTGCTTTAGGAGTACTCAATACTATATATTCTACACCTGTAATTTTATCAAATAATGATGAACCTTGATTAACTGTAAACCCACCAATTGAATATGATGTAGAATCAGGTGCAGCATCCTCTAGTTGTTCAAACACTTTTCTTGCTGCAGCCTTAGTCTTGTATGTAGATTCTGGATTATTATTTTCAGGGTCTACTAAAGATCTAAGAGTAGAGCTAATAGGATTACCTTTTTTATCTGTAACCATATAAAACGCACCAACATCTGGATCAGTTACTTTAACAACATTTACAGTAGAGCCAGATATTAAAATCTCTGTATTAGCTTTACCTGCTACTTGTTCACCTGGTTCATTATATTCTATACCAGTATCAAAAATATCATTATAAGATAAATTAGATATAGCTAATACTTGTCCTACTAAATCATTCTCACGCCCATCTCTACTATTTAGCCATTCCTGTAATCCTACTTCTGATTGTATATCTTCTGGAGATGCATTTGTTTCATCAGCCCAAATCTTTTTTATAGCATTAAAGGTGTTTTTATAATTTAATCCTTCTTCTGTGTTTCTCCATTCTTGGAAACCAATCTTTGATTTCTTACTACCTTGTTTCATAGAAGCTAGCATCTCTGCTTCATATTTTTTATATTGTGTCATTAATAATTCATCCAACATAGGAGAATTATTTTCATTTTCAACAATAACTTCTACTCCACTTTTGTCTAATACTTCATCTTGTTTTGTTTTATTTTCATCTGCTACTTTTGCAGCCTGCTTTTCTTCTTGAGTTTCAGCCTTAGTAGATTGTGTTTCTGTTTGTTTTCTATAAGCTTTTAGTTTTTCTTGTATTAGATTCCATGTTACTTCATCTTGTAATGGTGTTACAGATCCATCAGCATTATAAAAAGTTTTAAGTACATCAACAACTCCTGTCTGTAAGAATACTTTTGTCTGGTTTATATCAGCATAGATACCTAAAGCTGCTAACTGGTTTAATAACTCATTAGCTTTGACAACACCTACATAATTTTCAATAACACTCTTAAAGTTCTTTTGTATATTTCTGTATGCTTGCTTATTAAACTCAAATGTTCTATCAACAATTTCCTGAAATTTAGTTGGATCCTGTAAATATTCAATAGCCTTATAGTATGTCTTTGCAGAACCTTTTAAAGCCATATAATCTACCATCATCTTAAGAGCATTTTCTACTTTGGCTTCATTTATAAAACCGTCAGAAGATTCACTAGCCATAAATCTCATATAATTAAAAAACTCTTTTCTTAGTTTCTCTATTTTACGTCTATCAAAAGCACCCTTTCTGCCACCTTTAGTACTAGTAGCATTTTTCGGGTCAGTTACAATCTTATAGATAGCTTGTAACCTTTTCATTCTTTCATTCTTAGATTTTATTTCTGCTCTTGCTGCTGAGGTAGCACCAATAGGAACACCTTTGTTATCTCTTTGAAGGTTGCCATTTTCATCTTGCTTTATATCACTATTGTTTATTTCAGCAAGCAACAAGTTAATTTCTTTTTGAATGCTTGCAGGATCTAATAATACGGTAATATCTTTTGCTGCCATATTTTGAAACAGAGGCTCTTGAGACAAGTTACTAAATATGGAGTCAGCTCTTTTTAATGCTGCACTAAAACTATCTTGTGTAAATAAATATAAATACCTTGCATGCTCATATCCCATGTAGGCTAATGTTTCTTTTATATACTCTCTACTACCTGGTTTAAATGATTTTGGATCATGCGGGTTTTGATATCTGTCCTTTGCTTCATTATAAAAATCTTGTGTCTCACCAATTTGATTAATCATTTTTTGCAACCTGTGTCTGAGCTTCCCGTTTTTTATATCTTTTTTAGTTGATGGAAAAGCTTCTGCAAGTTCTTCATCAGAAAGATTCATAAAATCTTTAAGTTGTTCTTGAAAATAGAAAGAACTTTGGTTATTCATTATAGTATAAATCTGCTGAAACTTAGCATAGTCTTGTTTATTTTTAAAATTAAACATGTCATCTTGAAACATGTCCTCCTTCATTCCATCTTTTATTTGCTTTTGTATTAAGAAGTTAAACTTAGTTGGATCAAACATTGAGTTAGGATCATTTATTTGATTGTTCCATGCTGTATTATGCACCTCAACCAACTTACTAATCATATCTTCTTCTGCTTGTTTTAGATCTTTGTATGCTTGAGGATCATTAATTCTTTGATATATAGCAGGTACACCTTGGAAAAATAATTTTTGTGGTCCTTGTACTACTCCACCCATTAAGAATCCAGACATAAAAACATCAAACCCTTCTTCTGAAAATTGTGAGCCTATAGCAGAGTTGACCATTTCTTTTTGTAGCTCAAATCCTCCTGCCATTGGATCTCTAGTTACAGCAGTAAAGTACCCTGTAGTTGCAGCAGATATTGCTTCTTGTGTAACCTCTTGAATACCTTCAGAAATATTAGCAGCAAAATATCTTAGTGTAGCACCTGCAGCCATTCCTGCATTACCTTTTATACCACCTGCTTTTACTTTATTTAACCAACCTGAAAAACCTTTACCAGCATCACTAAATGGACTTTCATTAAAACCTCCTGATTTTTTTCTAGTTGGTTTACTTTTAATTAACCTTCTTCCTATTCCTCTATATGAATCATTAAACATTCTGCCAATAGATCTATTAAATCCACCCAGTGCATTGCCTAATACAAATTTGTTACTTAAGTATATAACAGGAACATTAGCTAATGTAGTTGCAAATGCACCTTTAGCTGCTTTTTCAGATATAGAGGCCATATCACCTTCTTGGATTTCTCCAAAGTTTTGTGCAGCTGTTATACTAGAAAGTTCATTAATTAATTTATTGTAAACCATTCCGCCTTCTAGCTTACCTTCTGCAAGAGCGTAGTTTAGAGCTCTTATGTCTCTATAGAATCCTCCAAATAATGAAGATCCTTTTCCCATATTAAATACATTTTGGGTTCCGTTCTTTGCTGTTTTAAGTTTACGTATAGCATACATAGTTTCTGGAGCTATAAAATCTAAAAACATATTTGTTCCTCTCCCTAATCCTTGAGTACCATAATATACATCTTTTGCATTACCAACGTTATTAAGGCTTTTCATCATGTTTCTAGTGCCTTTAAATAACTTAGTACCGGTAAACACATTACCAATCTTTCTTAAAATATTTGCTTGACCTATTGCCCAAGCTCCTGCTGCTGGTATAGCACCAACACCAGTTGAAGCAGCCGCTGCAGCACCTAACGTTAAAGCTAGTTCTTCAACAGCAATAGACCCAATTATACCAAATGTATAACCACTGTTTAATAATAAGTTATTAGTCCATGCTAATGCACCGTCTCTAGTAGAATTACCAATAGCCATAGCATCTTCAAATTCTCTAGCAGATTCTACATCTGCACCAGAAAAGTCTCCTGTAAATATATCTCCCATAGATCTATATACACTTTTAAAACCTGCTCCTACAAGACTACCAAATTGACCTCTCATTCTAGCCATGTCATCCCATACAGTAGAATTAGCATTATATGATGCTTCTATATTTGAATAAGGAGTATAACCAATATCTGCAAACTTAGGGTGCTCATAATATCTCATAAAGTTTCCTGCTCTTATACCAGAGTAAGTAGAATCTACTCTGTTCTGTCCAGGACCTGCATCATATGCTGGAGTGCTGTCAATTCGGTCAATCCATCTTTGTGCAGGGTTTTGCTGTTTAACAGGGTCATATGTATCTGTAGCTAATGTGGGATCTGGATTTGCCATATTACCATAAGCATTTATAGCATACTTATTAATAGATGGTGCATATGCATCAAGTTGCTGTACAGCAGCTATGTTAGCAGTATTAACAAATTGATCAGTTTCAGGTGTTTCAAATAGTTTATCTACAGGAACAAACATAAATTGACTAGGAGGTATTACACTACCCTGCCTTTGATTATTCTGTATAGTAGTTTCAAGAGTTGGATTATTTTTCTTTTCCATTTTTTATGTATTGTTACACCTATTGGTTTGTTCTTTCATTTGCTATGGAAGCTGCATTATTTGTAGCTACATCTGCTGCTTCAGCTAATGCGTTTGAATCTCTTAATTCATCAAAAACTGCTTTTATACTTTTATATTCATAATCTAAAGCTCCTAAACCATTTGTCATATCTATATCCTTAGTTATTAAAGGAGACTTTAAATAAGTACCACCAGGTTGATATGTATTTAAATAATAATTCATAGTATAGTCATAACCATCACCACTAGCAATTCTGTTAAATCTTACATTACCAACTTCATAGTCACCACCTTGGAAAACATATTCTTTATAATCACCTCCCTGAGCATTTATATCATTCATTACTTGAGATACTACTGTTGCACCAGCTCTTCTTGGATTTTGATCAAACTCTTGTGGAAAAACAAAAGATAACTTTCCATCATATTTATTAATAAATCTATTTATATCTGCCTGTGACAATGCACCATATTGACTATCTGGATCTTCACCAGCTTTCTTAGTTGACAACCATTCTTTTGGTAAACTAAGTTGATAACCAGCAAAGTCTTTATTAGGGTCACCTGGTGCTCCATAAACAGAAAGGTATGAAAGATTTATTTTAGGAACAAGTTTTGAACTGTTACTTGCTTTAGGGTTCCTTGCAAAATAAGTATGATCATTTTTATAAATATTATATATTTTTAAAGCAAGAGGATCTTTTTCTAAATACTTTTCTATATCTCTTTCTTGATTAGCATTTCTACCAGCAGTTGTCATGTCTCCCATAAATAAACCATACTGATCAGGATTTTGTCTATCCATTTTTGCAATCTGATTTCCAAACTGTTGAAACAACATCATAGATTCATTAGATGTCATACCTGGCTTAGGTATTATTACTCCTGTATAAATTGGATTACTTAATAAATCTGCATAGGTTTCAGTATTTTTACCCATTGCTATAGAATTATAAGTTGCAGTAGGTATTACCATTGCTTTTCCATCTTGATTAGTAATCTGTCCTGTCATACCTTGGTTTAATTTCTTTTTTAATCCATCATATACAATACTTGCATCTGTAGCAAAGTCTCCCCAATTCAATCTTACCATTTGTCCTTTTAATTTACCTTCAGTTGCTCTTATAAATTCTGGAAGGTCGGGTCTTTCAGAAGAACCTCCACTAACAGTACTAGGAATCATTGTTGATGAACTAGAACTAGTATAACTACCACCATAAGTTGGATTTTGGTCTACATGTAAATAACTATTTACTACTTCTCCATCTATCATATAGTCATCATCATCTTGAGAGTAGGATCCATCAAAATTGTCCTCAAAATCATATCTATCAGTATTAGTTATCTGAAGATTTGCAGCTTTTAATGCCATTTCATTAATGTATTCTTGTTTAGTTTTTATACTGCCATCACTGTTCATTATTCCACCAAAGCCATCATCCATTAATAACTTTACATTCTGTCTACCATTGTTTTCTGATCTAGCTAGTTCTTCTGTTATAGCATAAGCATCTTTATATACTTGTCTTAATGCTGTTACATTTGATCCTACCGCTTCCTTTTCTACTACTGCACCATTCAATCCATAATAATTATTATACAAACTATTAAAACTTTTTGAGTTGACACCTTTAGTTATATTTGGATCATTTGAACCTGTTATAGAATTTTTATAATCTTTTATAATTAATGATGAAGCATCAAAATTTGCAGAAATATCATCTGCATATTTAAAACCTAAGTCTACACCCTTCTTATCCGTTTCTCTAAAAGATAATTTATTGAATATTGTATTTATATCTCCAACTACTTTTTCTCCTCCAATCATCATACTATAATTTCCGTCAGGCTCATTACCTCTAGGATGTAATTTTTGGTAGTACTCTTTAAGAAGAGCTAGTTGTCTTTTTTCACTTGCTTGATAAGCTTTATCTTCTTGTATAAAATTACTATCAACAAGATCACTATCAGGAGTAAACTCTGCTATACCATCTTCTACTTCTACATCCATTTGTATAGTCTGTGCATCACCTGACACTATAGTATTATCAAATACATCTAATCCAGTAGATGTATTTTCTCCAATTTTTTCTAATGCTATTTCTGCTCTTTTATTTCTAGAACGTAAATTTTCTAATGATACTTTAGCATCTCTTTCTCTTTGATTTTCTTTAAGTTGATTTATACGCATTGTAACTTCTCTATCTCTGTTACCATACTCAATAGCAGCCTTTTGCATATCACCACTTATATTAAAGCTCATTAACATATTATAAGCTCTATTAAGTTTACCTAGATCTGTATTAGAAGGAGTACTTCCTGTTGTACGTATTTTTAGTTTAGCATCTAATGCAGCTTGTGTTGCTTCAGCAGCAGACATGTTTTCTCTATATAGCTTATCCATATTAGAACCAGGAATAACTCCATTAGCTGCAATCCAATTATCCCAATTAACATTAGCATCTTCTAGAGTTTTTAAAAGCTTTGTATCTTCTTCAATAAGTGCCTCATTAATATTATTTATTCTCTCAATTGTTTCATCAGCCCACGCAGCTTGTCCTTGTTCAACACTACTGAACCTTCCAGCATCTATTCCTGCCTTAGCAAAATTTCTACTTTTTACATATGCATCTGTTTGGTATGCATTTATAACTTGTGGATCATCTAGTAATCTACTTTGTATTACTTGTAAAGCTGCTCCTGTTACTAACTCACCATTTTGTGTTGTTATGATCCAGTCAGTATTTACTGAACCATCAGCATTTTGACCATAATGATCAATCTTTGCTTTTAGTGGAGGATCCATTTCAGATAATATATCAGATGCTAGTTCAAACAAATTAGCATTTTCAACATAAGTAGGTAATTTCATTTGCAATGCCTTGTCTGGAGATGCATTTATAAAATCATCCATTTGATATTGCATTGCTGTCACACCTGTTTGCCAATATCTTTCTCTTTGATCATTGATAGGTGACTGTTCAAGCTGTCTTGCAAAGTTCATTTCTTTTCTATATTGTGAAGTAAACACAACATCTTTTACAATTTCATCATCTTGGTAAAAGGGAGCAAAGACACTCTTGGCAGCATCAACATTTTGTTGCACAGACAAATCCATACCAGATATCTTTTCTATTTGAGGTGCAATAGTCTCTGAGAACTGATCTCTTTTTTGTTTATTGTCTTCTCTTGATAGATCAGCATATACTACTTTATTATATAAATCATTTGCTGCTTGGAAATTAGCATCATATTTAGATGTTCTTGTATCCAAAACAGCAGATAAAAATTTATAATCTGGTGTGAAAGGTTGTATGTCTGGTAAATAACTATTTACTCCTTTTATATATGTTGCCATAGTTCAAAAATACTTTAATTTATTAAGTTTACAAAGTGGATGAAATAAACTCTTTAAGTTTACATTCCCATTTTTCCACTATAAAATGGCATTACCCATTTTTTAATTTTTTTCTCCATACCATGTTTACCCTCATCTACTGAGACATTTGATCCAGGATATCCCGGTATACCTCTTGATTGTAACTCTTGCTGTCCATATGTGGTACCTCCAACATTAGGTAAACCTGAGTGAGTATCCTGATATATTCTATTCTCTATTTCTTTTGTAGGTTGTACACCAGTTATTCTTGTATACTCTGCAATTTTTCTAAAGTATGCTTGATCAGCATCTTCCTTGTTTTGTTTAAAGAACTGTTTACCTTGGTCAGTAAATTCTATTTTTCCATACTCATCTGGATTTATACCATAATAATCATATAAACTATTCAAGTTAGCAGTATTAGCTTTATTTGTTTGAGCAGTATTCATTAATTCAACAGCTTTATTTATATAAGCATTATCAAAGTTATCTGCATCTTGTAGTGCTTTTACCGTACCATCATATGCATTCTGATCAATATCAGCTTGTGCTAAATTAAATTTATAATCTAACTGAGGCTGCATCATTCCTACTTGGTTCATTGTTCTAACATTATTCTGATTAACTAAATTAATAGCTTTTGCATTAGCCGCCATTGTTTTACCTTGTATATTACTACGTGCAATCTGTTGCGGTCCATAAGTAGACAAAGCCTCAGCCATAGTATTTTGTGCACCTAAGTTTGCATTTATTGCCTGTGTTGGATCATCTAATACATAATCTATAACAGGTCTTTCTAATTGTGGAGCATAAGGTAAATATAAATTATCCTCCATCATTCCTAAAGCTCTTAGATTATTTAAATCTTGTTGCCAGAATCTATCAATAGGTGGATCAGCTTCTTCTATAGGGTTTGGTTCTATTGGATCATCTGGAATATCAAAAAATTGTTCATCATCAGAACCAAAATCTATATCTAATCTTGGTGCATTAAATGTATGGAAACCAAATTTACTATCAAAACCTTCTCCTTTTATATAACCTTCACTACCCTTTTCTTTAAAGTAGGGCACATATAACTTATTATATAACTCTTCATTAAATACTCCATTAGCGTCTGTAGCTAATTTTCTAGCTTCTTCTTGTCTTGTTTTTTCTGCAAGTTTTTGGAACTCACCCCACTGCTTATTATCTCTACCAGCGTCATAATCAAACCCTTCTATTTGTTCTACTACATCTCCCCATCTTTCCATGAAGTCAGCTTCACCTTCTTCACTCATAAATACACTAGAACCATAACTACCTTCACCTGCTTTAAACTGTTTCAATGGTCTTGAACCTTTTGAATATCTGCCGTATCTATACTGACCTATAGGAGAACCTTCAAGTACTTGCCCTTGTGTCTCTATATCATCTGAGTATATAACAGTTGATCCAGTTCCTTCACCTTCTATTTCTTCTCTTACTCTTTCATGACTTTTATCAAATCTACCTTGATATGGTCTGTATGCTCTAAGTCTACCATCAGAAGTTAAACTAAAAGTATATCCTTCTCTTCTATACTTTTCCATTTTATCATAGTTTTCACTACCTTTTGGAAATGGATTCTTATAGTTATCTACATTCTCATCAACAGTCTCTTCAACAGTAGATACTACATCTGCTGAGCCTTCAGTATTATCTGATTCTATAATTTCACTTGTAGAAACAGATAAATCTTCTGGATATGTTGGTTTATTAAATATATCATAATTATCTATATCTGTTAATGCTTTACCATACATTTGTTTTTCTTCATTGGTTAAGTCATCTAAAAATTTCTTAGGTATTGTACCATCTATACTTCTATGCAAATCTTGTCTAATAACATAATCAATATATTCAGCTCTTCCTACTGGCCTTCCCTGAATCTCATACATAGAGCTAGTAGTTACTCCAGCACGTGCTCCTGTATTCTCACCACCATCTTGCATCTTTCTAAAATTTGGTAACTCAAAGTTTTCTGATTGTTCTGGTAACTCACTTAGCTGTAATGATTTAAATAATCTAGTAACAACTGGTTCACTAAATGTAGATTTTTGATCAAAATTTGGTAATTGAAAATCTACTGATTGACTAGGCAATGAAGATAGATAATTATATTGTGGAGTGTTTGGTACAAAAGGTATTTTATTAGCTCCTGTAATAGCATCTAATTGTGATTTTGTAGGCATACCCGGTATTTGTTGTCCAGGAACACCGCCCTGTTGAGCTTTCTTCATAGATTCTTTGATGGCAGCATCTCTTCTTGCTAAATATACATCTTCTCCTTTTGGTCCTCCATATGCTGCTGTTTGCATCATATCCATGTCTGCCTGTGCTAGTTGCATTTGGTCAGCAGGGTTTGGCTGTTGAGGTTGTACTGGCATTGCTTCAGCTTGTTGTAACATTGCTTGAAGCATCATAAGTTTTTCTTGTTCTCCTGGAGGCATAGCGTCAATTGTATTTTGTTGTGCTTGTTGTTGAGATATATTTTCTATTTTTGCTGTAAACTCTAAAGGGTCTACTCCCACACTCAATAAAAAAGGATGTGCTATTAAAGGTACACCTTCTTCAAAATTCTTTTTATTTTCTTGCATGAATCCTAATTTAGATAAATCCATCATATTTTTCTTTAACATAAGCTCTGCACTTCTTGATGATATGTCATCAGCATATTGAGAATCTAATTCAGCATAAAAATCATTAATATCAAACTTCTTTGAAATTGCAGCTGGTGTTTTTTTCTTTTTACTTTCAATACCAAACTCTGCCATCTCATCTCTATCAAATTTCATCTTTGCTGTATCAGAAAAAATAAATGATTGCTCAGGTAAAAACATAGGTGTTCCCCCTTTAGAGTGTCTTTTACCCCCTATATCATATAAACCAAACATACCATCACCTGACAAATCTGTTAGGACTGTTTCTCCACGTTCTGCTTCTACGTTTGCATTTTCTCTAGGTACACTAGATAAACTATATCTAACGTTCTCATCACGTGTATTATTAAAACTAGTTTCTCCATAGTATTCCTGTGGAACTGAAACCAAACCATAATCAGCTTGATCACCAGTAGTATACATATCACCACCAGTACGCATAAATTTGTCTTCTACAACTTTACCGTTTACTAATTTAAATCCTTTAGGTAATTTACCTTTTAGTTTTATTTTTGCCATAATTATAACATTTCTATATCAGCTCCCGCTGCAATTAATTTTGCTAATATTGATGAGTCAACATTAACAGTCTCACCACCCTCTTGTCTTCTGGTTCCAGTTTGTCCTAAATCTAAACCTGAAACAAAGTTTAACGGATATCCTTCAACATCTGAAGATACTGATTGTATTGGTTGTGACTCAATAACAGAAGCTGCAGGAATGTTGTATTGCTTAAGTAAATTCCTAGCTTCATCTAACTGAGTTTGTATCTTAGGTAGTTGTCCAACATATCTTAAAAATTGTGGATCTTCTCCTCTTATTGCATTTGGATCATTTTGATCATATGGCCCATCTACCATTGGAAAATTACCTTCATTAAAATCTAATCTAGTTCCACTATCTGCTTGATATGCGTTAAATGTTGGTTGCATCACAGGCATACCATCTTCATCATAAGTACCAGAAGTTGTTTCTTCTCCAGGACCAGAATAAATACCTGTATGATGAGGTCTCCAAGATTCTCTATTACTATGCTTTCCTCTATATGTAGTTGGTGCGTAGCTATACATAGATACCATATCACCTAATTCTGCCTCATCATCACTAATTAACTCAAATGGTATTGAACCTGCACCAGGAAACTTAGAGCCATAAGCTTTTTCAGTTAAACTATAATTACCACCCAAAGTTGGCATATCATATGCTCCTGCTTGTTGGTATGCAAAACAACCATATGGAGTACAATATAATTCATCATCGTTACTACCAGTAGTACCAAGTGTACTATAAGGTGTATCACTACCTGCTCTAGTTTTTGGTAATGCATCCTTTATCATTTGAGGTAACTTCTCATATGCACTCATCATTTCTTTTCGGCTAGTTGCTAGTTGAAAGTCTCTGTATAATTGGTAATCTTCGTCAGACATTCCTCCCTCACTTGGACTTAAAAACATCCTATCATCTGCTTGATCCAAAAATTCTGATGTACCTAGTATATTATCTCTTACTTCATTAACTCTTGTTTCTTCTGTATTATATAAGTTTTTAATGTAATTATAATAAGCACGAGCTGATGCACTATCTTTTACACTTTCACTAGTAAGACTCCCGCCATCTTGGGCTTTAGCCATTTCTCTTTTTATAACTTTATCTCTATTAGCTAGATAAGCTGCTTCTCCTTTCTCACCACCATATTCAGATACTGAATTCATATATAAACCAGTTACATAGTCTGAGTCAGCACCAGTTCTTCCTGTGTTTATATCAGTAGTACCTTTATAATTAAATGGTTGTGTGTATGTATTAAATCTTTCATCTGCTATTGCACCCATTCTATTATCTACTTGTGCATCAAAAATATCATCTCTTTTAGCAAACTTAGTTAATTCTGGAGCTAACTGAACAGCTACGTCACTTACATCTTCAAAACCTCTCATAAAGTTACTATCCCTAAATCTATTATAAGCTCCTTCTATTCCTCCAGTATTTATATTTATTTCTGGTGGTGTAATTTCATCAAAAGCAGCTTGAGCTTCAGCTTGAGCCTTTTCTTGCATTCCTTGTTGATTCTGTTCATTTAAAGAATCTAACGTTGCTTGGTTCTGTTGTTGTGCTGGTGTTGGACCTACTAATGGATTTCTTTGTCTGAATTCTTCATCTTCTACCATTTGCACAGATGTGCTGTAATCTAAAAAAGGTACATTAAAATCAAAGATATCAGAACTATCTTGTTGTGGAAACATAGCACCTCCATCTTGTTTTTGTGGAAACATTTTTTGTAATGCTTCTAATGTTGCATTACCTACATTACCTAAATTTTCTTTTTGAGTAGCTGCCCAGTCTTTGAAATCTTTTTGTAAGTTACTAATCATTCTTTCAGTGCCAAGCCCTCCACCTGTAACTGTCTCATTAAAATTACCTACATCAATATTAGAAGCAATTTCATTTGCATTTTCTGATGACTTTAGTAAGTCTACATACTTTTGCATTGCAGCCATATTATCTTCAGATAAAAATTCATCCATATTCTTTATTGAATACTCTGCATCTTTAAATTTATTAGATCTATTTATATCTTTTTTTGCCTGCCAATCTCTGAATGTTCCATCTTTAACACCATCTTTATTTAGATCTTTGCCACTAAACATATCTTCATATCCAGTACGTAGAGTATTAAAAATATTAGCATAGTTGACATCTCCATCTTCAAATGCAACTGGGTTAATGTAAAATGGCTTAGCATTTATAACATCATAATTATAATTCTTATCAATCTTATACGTTGGGTTTGGGTCTGCAATTGTTCCCATACCACCATATTGCATTTGGGGTGCTTGCTCTTTTAATTTTTTTAAACCTGCTCTTCTATATGCATCAAATTTACCAACACCGTTCATATCACGGCTATATGCTCCAGTATTAATTGGTACTAAAACATTATCTATTATAGCTTGAACACGTTCTGGATCTTCCAAACCAGTATAAAAATCTGAACCTCTTAAATCTTCTAGGGTCAAATTAAGTTGAGTAGTCATATCTATTTCCTCACCACCTTCTTGTTTTTTAAACTTAGCAGCATTACGTGCAAAATTAGCCATTTTTACTACTTCGGTAGAATACTTCTCTTTATTAGCTAAAACCTTTCTAGCAGCTTCTTGTACACCCATACCACGTGCCTTAGCCCATTTAGTAAACTTACCTCTATTTTCTTTTTTAATTTCTATGCCTGATTTAGCATACTCATCTATTACATCTACATTAAGATCAACAGGATCCATTTCACTTTCTACTGATTCATTTCTTGCTAGCTCTTGAGGATTTTGATTTACTTGTGCAGGAGTAGCAAGTTCAGGTTGCATTCTTTTAACAACTTCTTGAAAGACCTGTTGTATTTGGACTTCTTCCATACCACCCATCATAAGTGCTTGAGCTATAACTTGTTGATCTATTTCTTGTGTAGAAAGTTCTGTTACTACATCAACTATATCTTTTCCTTGTTTAACTGACTCACTAATCATCATAGTAACTTTCTGAATCATAGGATCCGGTTGCTGATTATTTTGCATACCAGGTTGCGTTGGAATCATTTGTCCTCCTTGTTGTTTTAAACTTTTTTTGTTTAATTGCATGATGATTATATTATAATATTAATATACAAATAATTAGGGAGAATCACTAATCTTTTAGGTTTAAGAATTGCCTGCAACATAAGTCATAATGTAATTAGCAGGACTCATATTCATAGCTTTAGCATCTCTATAATAAACTCTATTAAGTTTATCATATACTTTTTGACCAATTATTTCTTCTTGTTTTGTTTTGAAATTACCATTTATATAATGTTTATAAATAGCATGTGGATTACTCATACTTCCACCATCTTGACCTTTAGGTAATGTTTTAATTTTACCGTTCTCAGTTCTAGCATATCTGTTCTTTTCATTTTCCATGCTAGGAATAAGTGTGCCTGAATAAGTTTTACCTTTCCATTGCCAGCTAACTGATCCACCTTTTTTATATTCAGGTCCTTTTACATTTCCATCTTTATCTTTAAAGTATACGTTTTCTGAAAGACCTTCTGTTTCTCCTTGTTTAGTTCTTACATACCCGTCTGGCAAAAGATTGTTATATGAAAGGTATTTTATAACCTCATCTTTTTTAGAATCATCTATATTTAATGATCCAACAATTGATCCAACATAATTATTAAATGTGTCTTCTCCCATTTCTAGAAGCTTTGCTAAGAATGGTCTTTCATCTCCGCCAAATATAGTTCTTAACTCATGTCCTACACCTAATAGATTTGAACCTATAAAACCAGCTGCTTTGTCTACACCAACAGAATCTAATAGTCCACCAACATAAGGTATATCTTTAACTTTTTGTTGTATTGCTTCTGCTGCATATCTACCTCCTGCAGCATGTCTCATATTATCAATACTATTTTCTTCACCAGGATTCTCAGCAAAAGCTTGAGCTCTATCATTTACATTATCTAAAGATGCATTAATTAATTTTTCTAGATCAGAAAGAAAACTGGTTTTAGGATTTGACCTCTGAATTGCATTTACATCACCACCTTCTTGAAAACCTAATTTGTCTTTCCAGTAATTTGGTATATTTTTAATACCTTCCATAGAGATGTCTATATTAGGAACATCTATACCTAATTTTTCAATTGCAAATCTATTTGCTTTATCTTTAGCCATATCTAAAAGCTCAGGTGCCCACTTATCTCTTTCATAAATTACTGTTTTTAATGCAGCTGGTATTGTTCCATCTGGAAGGATATTATATATCTCTTTTGCATCAGAACCTACCTGACGTAATCTTTTTGCTGCTTTATCCTGTCTGCGTTCACTGGGCTCATCACCAAAAGGAAGGAAGCCAGATATAACTGTATCAAGATCTTTTAATGTTTGATCTGTTATGTCACCAATACCCTTATCTTTTATTGCTTCTATTGCTGTAGGATTATGTAATACTGTTTCTACTACATCATTTATTTCATCTCTATCTAAACCATCTAAATAATTTGTAAGAAGATTAATAGTAGTAGCATTAAGATCTACTTTTGCTTCTTCTTTTACTAATTTTGTTAACCCCTCAAATCTACTTGTCCTTTTTCCTTTTACACTTCCTGGAACTATTTTATCACTATAATTTTCTAAAATATTATCCATAACAAAATTAGGATCAGTAATACCCCCTCTACTATTTTCTGGTGAATTAGGATCCATACCTAAAGCCAAACATACCCCAGTAGCACAATTAGAATCTAAAAAGTCATAATTATATATGCTTTCATCCTCCAATGATATAGGAAGTTTTTCTGGTCTCAATCTTACATCATCATGAATAGAACTTCTTTCAGTACCTTCAAATAATTGTGCTTGATTTATAAAACCTTTTATTTCATCATCAGATAAATCTAAATCTAAAACTCTTACGTCATCTTTCCCTTTATAATCTCTTTCACTAACACGTTTATTTCCTGAACCAGTTGACCATCTATTTACACGGCCAACTAACTTAGTACCAGGTATTACATTTACTTGATCACCTGTATCAGTATTAATTAGTACAGCTTCAATATGTCCAGGACTAAACTTTTTACTTCCATAAGGATATTGTATAACTCTTACATTATATTTTGAATAATCTATATCATTAATTCCTTTAGATCTTTCTGGGTCACCACCGTCTTGTAACTGACTTGCTTTGGAACCTTTGTTTATTGTTTTAGCTGCCAACTTAGCCTGGAGAGGAGTTACACCTTTAATTGCTTTGAGGGGTTTAGCAAAAGGTATTATACTTAATGCATTTAGTGCTGCGTTACTATAATCACCACTATCTAAACTATCAGCTGATTTATACGCAGCATTAATTGGATTAAAAAAATCTATTGCACTTGTAAAAGAATCTTTTTCAACTTGTCCAGCATCTATACCCTTATCAAAATTATATGGTACATTTCCAGTATTAAATTTTTCTTTAATAGTTGCAAAAGGATATCTAACAAATGATCTTATGTCACTTTTAAAATTATCAAGCATGCTAGGTGCTTGTGTTATTGTACCTCCTTGTTGAAATTGTTCTGGTTGTTCTAACTCAGGTTGCATTCTATAGTTAGTAGTAAGTTCTTCTCCTTCTTTTAAATCTTTCAATGCATATACAAATCTTTGATCACCTACCTTTTTACTCATCATAGTTGGTGATTCTTCATTATGATTATGCATCTTACCTAACTGAGTAACAGGTTGTCCACCTTTATGTGCTAAACCTATTAGCTCACCCTGTTTAAAAGATCTTCCTGCAAACATACCATCTCCTTCTATATCAGAAGGGGCTTGAAATATATCACTCATAGGTGCATTAGAACTAAACACACCAGTTACATAGGTAAACATTTCATTAGGTCCACCAGGTAATCCTCGTCTTTCTTTCTCTTCAAAATATTCTTTCATTAGCGTTTAGATAATAATAGTTTAGTATTGTTTAATCTTAGTAACATTTTTCTATCTCCTGATCTATTTTTTCTTAATATTAATTGGTTAGAATAATGTCTAAATTTTTTGCGTTGTGTAGGAGACTTATCATAATTAAGATTAAGTGCATTTAAAGGTCTAATATAACCATTACACTGTGTATTAAATATAGGTTGTTCAACATTAGTAAATTCACCTCTATCATTTGTTATATCAAAAAATTGATTAAATCTAAATTTATGTTCTACTTTAGATGATAGTATGTCTATGCTACTATTATTTATTATTGGATAATTTAATTCACCCCACGGATCATTGTAAGGTTGCATATTTAGATTTAATAATCCAGATACTTGATCATTATTATAAACTATAGCATGATCAAAATTAAATTCTAAATCTTCCCACTTATCTTCTCCACAAGCGTTACCAAGTGTATTATTTTTATAGACGTATGTTTCAAGTTGATATTCAATACTTCTAACTGTATTAACAATTTGACCTGTATTTTCTATTAGATCTATTTCCCAAGGATAATCTACCTTATAGAAATTCACATATGAATCACACCTTGCATTATGTCTCCATATAGAACCTACTTCAAAGTTAGCATTTTCTTGCTCAAATATTTGATAGTTACAAACTCTATTACTTGTAAACGTTGGAGTATCTACTTGATAAATTAATGGTGCTGAATCAGGACAATCACCTGTAACAGTAGTAGTATAACCAGGTTGAGAAGTTGGACAATCACAAAGAACTCGTCTGCATATAGGTGGATTAACAGGATCACATGTACCCGTTGCTTGTGTATAGTCTCCGTTAGCATCTGGATAAACTATTGTGTATCCTGCAGGACAACTACAAGAAGGGGTAGAAGTACATATTTGGCCAAGAAATTCAGTAGCAATCATATCCCAGTTTGTTATTGGATATGATGCATCAATTGTAGATTGTATACCAAATTGATATCTATCAGTTGAAATACCAGCCGTACCAGGTGATATAGTTGGTGGTCCTCCTGTACTAGTAATATTATTTAATACCAATGGTTGAACTGGTACTGGACTATTTACACCACAATAAAGTGCATATACAAATTGATTTGCAGGAGCAGGACCTCCTGGAACTATTGTACTAGATTGAAACTGGGTATTTGGTCCCGTTGGTGATGTAGTATCTGTAATTAATAATATAATTTGTGTAAAGTTTCCTTGTCCTGATCTATCTCCTAATGCAGAAGCTGCTTTATTATTAAGTAGTGCTTGTCCACCTGTTAAACCTCTAGTTATATTAGTACCTGTCCCAACAGTAGTTCCTGGTGGCCAAGCTCTAGCTGCTAATGTTTGAGCATACCAATTAAGAACATTTGCACGGGCTTGAGGTGTTGTAATATTATTAACCATACTTTGTGTAGAAGCTGCTGGTGAACCAGTATTATTCACATCCCAACTTTGTGATAGGTTTGCCCATGCAGTAAATCCTATTTGCATTGTTCCAGCTTGTTGAGCATTTATAACTAAAGGATTTTGTAAAAACGCCTGTATCCATTGTTGTTGTGCAAATGCTCTAGTTCCTGGGTTATTAGGGTTTTGCCCTAATCCCATAGTACTTGTAGACATGTCTGTAGCAATAACTATATCTAATAAACATGCTTGTGTTCCACCTGTTAGGGTCATTGTTCCTCCATTGTCTACAGTAATTGTTGCAGGCTCAGTAATTGTATCTGCTCTTTCACATTTGAAAGATGTTGGATTGTAATTAAATCCTGGAGGACATTGAGGTACATCAGTTGTTAAAGTCTTAGTAGTAAAGAAATGATTTATACTAGGTAAAGTTAATTCTGGGTGCCAATCATGAAATGATATCCAAGCTTTAGCTTTTGGATCATAACTTACTGTCCAAGAACAATCATCAAAGTAAACTGGATCTCCAATACTAATATCTATTATTGTTGAACCAGTACCTAGACTACCTAATGCAGCTGTTACATTAAATTTAAATCCTCCTTCTTCAGTATAAGTTACATTGCTTATATATTCTTTTTTTACTTTATAATCTCTTTTACAGAAGTATACTATATCATTATTAGTATCATACACTGTTTGGCAACCTACACCTGCTATAGGATTGTCAGATAATACAGAATGTTCTAACTCTGGAAATTGTCTTATTAATGAAGAAGGTAAGTATTTATTAAACCACCACTTCATACCTTTGTTAGATATAGGATCTAAACCTTTACCTGCATATTGGAATATTTTTCCTTGTGCTTGTGATATAAAAAATAATCCCATTGGTGTATTCATTACACCTCTTAAACTTTCAGATGAACCATATTCATTAGATAAATCAGAATTAGCAACATTTTGCATTGGTTGAGAAAAAAGACCACCATCACCAATAGTTACCTTTGTATCTAATTGAGTTTTTAAAACATCAACACCTTGAAACAATTGAGGAGATAAGTATGGGAAAAATACTAGTGCACCATTTTTACTAAAAGGTTTTATTACACTTACTTCACCTTTGAAATCTTTATAATTAAAGTTTAAGAATACTCTCCAGAAATCTTTTTTAGATTCTTCTTGAGCTCTTAAAGAATATACAAGTCTTTTAGGGTAACTTGTAAAACATGTTTCAGCAACCAAAGGATCATAATCTAATGGCTGTACTTGACCAAAGCTACCTATTTGAGTAACAAACTTTGATGGACTTAAAGATTCATCATATTTATAGAAGTTGTCTGCTTTTTCTATTCTTGCATGAAATAGCTCATCAAGATCATTGTAATCATATACACTGTATATTCTTCTTGCTGGTGATTCTTCCCAATCTCTATAATCTAAATTAATTTCTGACTCTACATAAAAATCTAATATACCATTATTGTGAGTATATATATAAGCAAACCTCATAGCTAATGCAGGATTCGGATCATTTGCGTTTCCAAATATTGCACTTAATCCAGTATTACATGAATCATTTCCTCTATCTAAATAATATAGATCATCTGGAAATTTAGCATCTAATGCATTTTCACTTTGCAACCCTAATGTTGCAATTTCTCCTGCCAAAGGAGTTAAGTCAAATCTTTGAGAATTCAACCAGTATCTTGGATAAGGAATATTAACATATAAAGAATAGTCAAATGTATAACCATCAGGTTGTCCTTGTAAGTAATTACTAAATATAGGCATTATTGTTTTTTCAGTATATCTACCTATAAATGTATCACCAGAAAAAATTGGTTGGCTTTTATATTTAAATTGATTAGGTTTTGTTGGATCTAATAATTCAACACAACCTCTCATTTGTATTTGTTTAATACCAGCCAGCTGTCCGTACTGATTATCCATATTAAACTTTAATGCCCCATAATAAGCTGATATCTGTCTTTTCTTTGATGATCCAGGGTCTAATAAATAGTTATCAGAAAATGGTATTGGTTGACTGCTTACATATTCCCCTTGTGCATTTAGATTCATTTCTACTTCACCACCTACTACATATCTAGATTTATCTTTAAAATCTGGATCTGATATTGGTTTATCTATAGCTACTGCCACAGTGCTTGGTCTAAATAAATTATTAATTTTATATTCTCCTTTGTTAAATGTTTGAAAAGAAGAACCTAAATAATTTGAGTCAGTACATTTAATTCTCCATAAACCATTTGTTTGATTTCTGTATGTATCAAAAAATCCAGATGAATTATGTTTCCATGCAAAATCTGAATCATTAACCATTGCATATATTAAATCTATAATTTCATTTCCACCTATTGCAACATTTGCTTTAGCAACAGCCATACCTGCAAAAACTCTAACTACAAAAGGAAGATTAGAAACACTAGTATCTTTTCTAGTTGAATTACTTTTCATTCCACCAATTACTCCGGGGATACCACCTTCAGCAGACTGTATACCTTCACTAACGGCTGTTGCAATTTGACTAACTGCTCCCCCACTATAAAAATCTCCAACTGCTATTAAATCATCTATTAAAAATTGTTCAACTATTTGCAATACTGTAGAAGCTGCACCAGCTGCACCAGCTACAGGTCCATTAACCAAAAGCCATCCCCCAGGCTGTACACCATAACCAGCACCCGCAGGTCCTCCAAAACCCCAATTTCCACTTACAGAATCCATAGCAGCCCTTGCTCCTTCAAAACTACTAGTATCAGTACCTCTCACTTGATGAAATGCATAACCTAAACCAATAAGAGAAGCAATTACTGCACCACCATTTCTTAATAATTTAAATTGTGGATGGTCTTCTGATGGTTTAAAATATCCAAATGCATTACCTGTTAACTGACCATACATTCTAGCTTCAAATGCATTTAAAAATGGTTTTGTAAACATAAGTTCAGGAGAAGAAAATGTAAAAACTTTTCTTGAATATCCAGCAGGTTCACCATCTACGTCTGGTCTATCACCTAATGCTCTATATCCATTTACACCTAATGACTGAGTAAAACTATCACAACCACTAGTTCTATTTAATGGGCCTCCTTGAATACCATCATGAAAATATATATCTGGTCTTAAATCATTATATGGATAGTTAGGATATAAACCTTGAACCCCATCTCCTATAAGATCTTGTGCGTTTGGTACAGTGTACTTACGCATATTTCTAAATAAACCTTTTGCAAGTATAGATCTTGCACCAAGCCTTGAACCTCTTAAAATTTCATAACCAACTACATTTTCAATAAATGTACCGTCATTATTTGTTGGTCTTCCTATATTTTCAAACTCAACTCCTAATATCTGCATAGTATCACCATTGTCTTTAGTGATATGTAATGGACCTGCATTACCTATTTCTTCTGTTGGCATCTTATGATGTCTAATTGGTAAGCCACATAAATCTCCCCAAATATCAGGTCTATTACTAGGATATCTTTCTGTTGATTCCCAATATCCCATTTTACCTCTTGCGGTAATAACATCACCATTTGCTGATATTTCTTGTAATCCTTGTTGGGTAATAGACCCAGTGTTATATACTTTATATACTGGATCTCCATTAGGATCTATAACATTTTCTCCAAAAATAATTTCATTTTCTAAAACTGTATTTCCATTATCTAATGTATAATTTTCAGGTGCTCTACCCGGTATATGATATGAAGAAGATCTTTCACCAGTATTATATATCCAACGTATAAAAAATGCATATTGTTCATCCCTCATAAAACCCATATTATTCCCACCTAAAGAATAATAAGTTGAATCTTGTTGATTAATTACCCAATTAACTTGTATTTGATTAGCAATAGGTTGATAATTAAAATCAAATTGTTCTGTTGGTCCTTGTCTAATTAAGTAATCATTAACAACAAACATAGACTCTGATTTTTCATAAGCAGGACTACGTAAAGGTATTTGATCTAAAGCTACAGCAGTTAATGCTGGGTCAATATAATCTATGTTAATATTAACTTGTTGTGTACTATATAACCCAATTTTTTTAGCAAATGTTTGACCTTGGTTTCTCACTAATAATACTAATTCAAAGTACTCATAGTCTTCATCTAAATTACTTATTGATATATCTAATGATCCTTGTGAACCTGCATGTGACCAAAGTGTTTGAATATTAGATACTCCAATATAGTCAGTTACTCTTTGTTCATTTTCTGTATAAGCAACAAATGCTTGATAAGAACCATTTGATAATAATCCTCCGTCAGTATTTTTATTTAGTTTTACGCAAGGTGTATCTAATAAAGGAGCCAATCTTATTTGTTCACAATCTAATTGTAATGGTAATATGTTTTCATATATTACACATGGATCACCAGGAGCAGAAGTTATTTCTTGTTTATATGGTATATCATCTATGTTCATTGCACGTGATGGATTATTACCATCATCCCAATAAACTTCCCATGTACAATCAAAATTTTCTTTTGATGCACCTGTAATAAGAAATTTAGTATTAAAATTTAAACAAGGATCATTTACTAATGTAGTATATTTACATTCACTGTCATCAAATGTACCTATCTCTGAGTTGTTATTATCAGTAGAATATATAATCCATTCATCTCCGTATCTATGTATAGCACCAATTATTGTATATGGTATAACACCACATTGTAAATTAGCCGGTTCATTTCCTAATAGACCTACATCACCATCATTAGAGTTATTAACTGCATTACGTGCATGCCACCAACTCATGTTGTTCTCCATGGAAGGTGCAATGTCCTTGTTCATACCCTTTACAAAAGAGTTAGAAACTATAGATGAACTGCTTTTAGGTCGTGCACTAGCTGGTCTACCTTTAGATTTAGAAGATGTCTTTTTTTTTGCCATAATATATTACCCTTTATTTAACAGGTTGCACTGGTTGATGATTGACTTGTTGTAGAGTCATTAGGATTTACAGTAAATTTTTCTGGCAAAGGAGCAACTGGATTATTAGGAGCATAGCTCAAGAACATATTATAATAGTTATGATATTGTGCTCTTCTATTTACTTCCCACATTTTTCTCATTTCTGCAAAGTTTGGTGTATTAACAAATGTTAATGCATTGTTTCTTGCTCCTCTTAGTTTCTGTGATACTAAATTTAATTGCTGAGAAACGTTCTCACCGTTCCATACCATATTTTCAAGTATTCTTTCTTTAACTGCATATTCATAATATTCATTACAATAAGGATGATCTAATACTAATAAATCTCCATATGCATCTTCCATAGCACCCTGATAACTTATATAAACTTTTCCTGTTCTAAATGTTGTAACTAAAAATCCATCTCTAACTTCAGCTATATCTAATGCTTGTGCACCTAATGTAGGACAAAAACAAACAGCATCATTTACATCTTGAATTCTTAATTGAGTCCAACTATCAAATTGTCTATATTGATGTGGTCCTACTCTTTGAACTAACTGGTAACTGTTTTTATCATCACAAGTTTTAATAACACATACATCTTTACAGGTGTCATCTTTACTGCATGGTGACATTTCTCCAGGAGAAGGAACATAAGGTACTTCATTAAATGTTTCAATATGTGTACCAGATGGCATTGTTGCATTAACTGTATAGCTGCCACATCTAAATGCATAATTTATATATTTGAAATCCATAGGTAATTGCCCTCTACCATGTTCTATATCAATTATGACCTGCTTAGTTCTGTGAATTCTTAAACCTAAATCATAATTAACTCTTTGAGCAACTTTAATTAATTGCTGTGGCTCAATCATTCCTTCCAATGCATAGGTTGAAAAATCAATGGAAACATCTTCCATTAATTGACTGAATGTTCTATATTTTTGTGATACTCCCATTATCTATTAATATTTATTTTATTATCAGAATCCTCTGGCGGAACTTGCATAGTATTCATCATAGTCTGTATTACTTGAGCTTCTATTTCTGCAAATAATGCTTCAGGTATATATATTTCTTGATCATACCTAGGTATACAGTTATTTGTATCATCACAGTCCCAATTAGTTATATCTGAATCAAATACTCCTTCTAATTTTAAAGCATCCCATTCAATATTTGGTGCATATATATAACCATCTAACCACCAAAAATATAATGTTTTATTATATTTAAAAGTTGTAGTTTTAGTCATAGAAGTAAAAGTACCCGGCTGAGTAGCTTGAAGTTCTTTTGATCCATCTATAGAGCTTACAGTACGTATTAGAGGTCCCCAGTATCCTTCAAACATAGAAGGTAGTTTCTTTTTAGATCTTTTGATTGTACATCCACTTGTTATACCTGCACAGTGTGCCTCTACTTTATCTACATCAATTAATTCAATATATGGTAATGTTTTCCAAACTGAATTAAATTTCATTAGTTTATTGGCATAATCTTGTCTTCTCATTAATACTTGAGCGTACTTCTCTATTAGGCTGTATATATATCTATCAGTTACAAATGCATCTTGTACTTCTGCTTTTACTTGACCTCTGATTCTAGATATTGCTTCTGATATTTTTGACATATTATTTACTTTTCAAATTCATTATAATGCTTTAACTCTTCTTTATTCTTATCAGCATTGTGATCATATAAATGAGCCACTCTGTATTTATTTTTCATAACTACATACTTGGTCCAATTTGCAGGATATTCTTTAGCTACAGTTCTTTTAAAATCTCTGCATGCTACAAATCTCCATAGATCCCTATTTTTAAATCTATATTTGGTTGACCAATTGGTATAAAATATTTTACCTAAGTTACCATCAGTTTCCCAATTTTTATTTTGTAAGACTTTACCGTATTGATTAGAAAGAGCATAATTTGTATTAACTGATTTTGATGAAGGACATGTACCTATAAATAAATATCCTAATGAATCAGGTAATTCTACACCATCTCTATTTTTAACAACAGCCTTCCATAACTCTATATTGTATAACTTAATTATACTTTTTAATTTCTTATTATCTATATCAGAATATAAAGGTTTTTTCTCTTTAAATTCTTTTATTGTTTCTCCATTTAATAACCCTAATCTTTTTTCTCTATACCTTGGAGCTTTTAAATTGGGTTTTTTAAAATTATTAATCATATAGTTATATTTATAATTTACAAAAAAAACCCCACTTTATGAAATTTAAGTGAGGTCTTTATAAAGCTTGATAAGTTAATTCGCAGATGTTACCCATTATAGGGTGTTGTATTTCTAATTTACCAGATCTTCTATTACCTACATATTTGTTACTATAATGATAGTAATCTGTCTTTCCTAAACTAGGTAATGTTTTTTCTATAAAACCTGCTGTTTCATTAGATGTCATATATTCAACCTTTCTGTCAGTGTGTATATGACCTTTGAATAAAGTTCTATTTATAGTAGCTCCCCATTCTTTAGGGTATTCAGTAGCAAATATTAAAGGATTATTTTTACTACGTTTATCTCCATGCTCAAATGCATTAAAATTACTATGCCAAACATGAACTTTTCTTTCTTCATAATTTATATCCCATTCTATTTCTTCACTCTCTATTGACTTTGACAGTGCGTGAACTAAATGAAATGAAGACAATCTATCATGGTTACCTGGTACATAAACAACAACTAATTCTTTACAGAAAGCTTTTATATAATTAATAGCCCAATGCATTGCATCAAATGCCTGCATATAAGCGTCTGTAGCTTTCATACAGTTATCTAATCCTGTTCCGCTAGTAGTAGTGCCCTCAAACGTATCCATGTTGATTAAATCTCCTCCTACAACAAAATACATTTTTTCAATATAATGTACAGGAGCTGCCTTACTCATAAGATATATAATAGTATCTTCAAAATCTTTATCTATAGTATCATTACCTTCTTTACCAAAATGTATATCTTGTAAAGAAATAACACCACATACTGGGTCAGACTTATCTACTGATTTTAAACTAAATTTTGGAAGCTTATGTTTTTTTGGTTTCCATACCTCAAGAAGATTTTTAAATAAATTTTCTTCTTGATCTTTCAATTGAGTAACTAATGCTGACACTCTCCAATGATCACCCATTTGTTTATTCCAATACTGTGATAATCTCCATTTATTAGTATCTATCTTAAGTAAACTTATAATCTCTTCTGCACTCTTAGGTTCATAATCAAATGTACCAGATATTTTACCTTCACCTTTATCTAAATCAATAGACTCAACTAATTGTGCTTTATCAGCAGCTTTAGAAAAAAAGTTTGTTTTTTTTCTTTGTTTGCTTCTATCTGCTAATATTTCTTTTTTAATTTTTCTATATTCTTCTTCTGTAATTCCTATTCTTTCAGCACTTATTTTAGGATGCTTTTTCCATTTTAATGAGTCAATTACTTTTTGTTTTATATAGTTCATCTGTTTTGTGTTTTTTTTATAAAGATAAGAAAAAAAAAGAGACTGGCTATTTTAACCAGTCTCTCCAACGTTTGTAGTAGAAAACCAACAAACCACCACTCTGTTGTTTTTTATGCTGCTATAGTAGAAACTAACAATTCAATAGGTACACATGCTCCACCTATTTGTGAATCTTGTATCTTAATTTTGTAAGCTGTACTAGCAGTTAAATTAGTTATTGTATAGTTTGAAATAGTTGTTGCTATTGGAGCAGCGTTTACTAACGTCCATCCTGAAGGATTAATTTGTGTATCAATATATATATTAATACCATTACTAGAACTCCATATACCATCCCACAGTACATTTATGGAAGAACTAGTTACCACCCCTGCATATTGATTATAAGGATTATGTGCTAAATCATTAGATGAACAAGCCCCATTACCATTTATTTGTAATAGACAAAGTTTTTGAATTATCTGATCTAATCTAGTACCAGAAGTAATTACTATCTGTCCACCAGCTGGGCCAATTTGAAATGATGTACCACAATAACTTACACACGCAGCACACTGAACATCATCACACCTTTCACTTCCTGTACTACAATCTGTATACGTACATGGATTAGTCAAAGCTGTATCAGCACAGCTACATTTTTCACTACATTTTGTACAATTACATGCCATTTTTTAATTTTTTATATTTTATGAGCAACCTGCTATTAATTCATTTTGTATAACTGCAGGACCTTCAGATACATTCCAACTACCTCCAGTATTTACTGCTAACTCTCTCCAAGGATATACTGTTGAAGCACCTGGTGGAGTATATGTTTTACTTGTTCCTGCTCCAACTACAATTATTTTAATTCCTTGAAGTAAAGCAATTGTTGTTAAAGTACCAATTTGTGCATAATCAGTTGCATCAAATGCATCATCTGATCCACTTGGTAGATCATCTGTTATTACAACTATAAATTTAGCCACATTACTTCTAAATGCACCTACAAGGTTACCTGTCATTATTTGTTGGATTGCCATATCAGTTGGATCTGGAGATCCGTCTCCTTGTCCTAATGGTACACCTGATGTAGGTGCTCCAGTATTAAGTTTATTTAACTGATTAGTAAATGCAGTACCATTATCATTTCCAAACATTGACCATGCTGTTATGAATTGTCTGTGTCCTCCTCCAGTATTTATAATTCTTTGTGCTGCAGGTAATGCAACATAATCACTTGATGTATTATATGTAGGGGTTGATGTAGTACCTTGTGCTTCATCTGCTGTTACTAATGCCATTCTATATGGATTAGATCCAGAGTTATTATCTATAGTACCTATAACTGCAGCTATACCAGATTGTAGAGTTCCTATTTCAGTACCCATAGTTGAAGTATAATCAAGTACTATTGCTACATCCATACCTGCACTACATGCTTGTGCAACAGCTTGCATAGTAAATGCTTGTGTATTAGGACATATTTGACCTGATACTCCTTTAAATGATACTGTTATCCTAGCATCATATGTTGTGTTAGCTGTTAAACCGGAAGTAAATTGATGACTTACAGAAGCAGCTGGATTATTAATTGTTTGTGTTGCCACAACTACTCCACTTGCATTTAAAATATCTATTACGTATGTTGCAGTGGTTCCTAATGTATTAGCAAAGCTTACTGTCACGTTTGTTTGTGTTATACCGCTAATTGTTATTGATGGTGGACAAGGTATTAAACCTGCTACCACACTACTTTGGTTTGCCTCACAAGTATCTACTCCATCTGTTACACTAAAATCTACTTGTACAGATATGTTTTGAGAAGTATTTAATGTTTGAGTTGGAAAAATATATCCACTTGATGAATTTTGTAGTTGAGATACGCTAACGGTTGTTTGTAATGATGCACCTAATGCATCTGTTAATGTTATTATACTATACCCTGATGTATCATTAAAGTTACTAGGTATAGAAGAAGATTGAAAATCAAATATTATTCCATCAATTAAATTGGATGAACTATTGATTCTATTTGTTGTAGAATATCCAAATGTTACTGCACTACAACCACTTGGACAACAATTAGTTTGTATTGAACTTATAGCAGCATACATATCATCTATAACTACCCATGCATTTTGTACACTCTGTGCTAAAGTGCTTGCAGAATTATTCCATCCTGTTATAGCACCATAAGTTGCACTAGAACTTAATGAAGCATAACTTCCAGTAATAACACTTTGTGCAACAGCAGCGTTAATTGCTGCTGGTAAACCCACTGCATTTCTTAAAGCACAAAAAGCACTCTCAAGTGCTAATACTACTACAGATACATTTGTTAAGGTACCTACATTACTTACACAAGTTGGTACAATCTGTACTTCTGATACAGCACCTGAACATGGTAATACACATGCTTCTAAAACATCTAATCTACTACTGTAGCTAGTTAAAGTACTATTTATAAGTTGTATACTTGATAAATTTGTACATACTTGAT